GAGATTCGCTTCCTACAGGAGTTGGACGAGAGCGGCGCAGGTTATGTTGCCGATAACGGTCTAGGCTTTTTCGCCACCGAGCACTCCAATCCTGACGATTTCCGCAAGAAGGCTGTTTGCACGGCTGAGGATGGAGCATGCTATGGTTGTGAGCAGTCACGTCTAGCATATGCTGCTGGCGACAAGGTCCGCGGTGGTGGTTGGAAGGCTAAGAGCCGTCTTTACGTGAATGTTCTTGTTCGTACACCTAAGGGTGAAGAGAAGGTTCTCGTTATGTCACAGGCTAACGGTTCAAAGTCTGACATTGCGCCTCTAGTTCTAGATTACGCAATTGACGAGGGAACTATCACGGATCGCTGGTGGAAGATCAAGCGTACCGGACAGAAGGCAGAAACCAAGTACTTCCCACGTCCCGGTCAGCCTAAGGATGACATTGATCCTAAGGACTACACGGACAAGTTGTTTGATCTTGACAAGTGCGTTCGAAACGTTCCTTACGAGGAGCAGGAGGCACACTACTCGGTTACCGCTGAGCGTCCTTCGGACTCTGGCGATGGCGAGACTTCGGGTGTTTCCGCTGGCAAGGTTGACTCTAGCGAAGAGTGGTGAGTAGAATGGCGGGGAGTCGAAAGGCTTCCCGCCTTCTTCTTTATGAGAAGACTTTCAGAAGAATATCATAACTACATCGCATCTGAGCGATGGAAGATTAAGCGAGAAATGTATTTCGCTTCTCGGGGCCGGTATTGCAAGGCGTGCCGCTCGACACAGAATATCAAGATTCATCATATGTCATATGACAACTTCGGAAACGAGCCGATGAGTGACTTGATTAGCCTTTGTAACCCATGCCATGTGCAGGTGCATCGCCTTCACAGAAAGGCCGGTAGGAATGCAAACCTACGACTTGTTACGATGCAATATGTTAGAGATATGACGCTTGCTAGGCTGCGTCGCAAAACACCTAGGAGATAAATGCTATACCAACCGCTACACTGCCACACCTACTACAGTCCTCTAGATGGACTAAACTCGCCGCTGGAATACATGCAGCGTGCAAAGGAATTGGGCATGACCCACTTCTCGATTACCGACCATGGAACTCTCTCTGGTCACCGTGATGCTCAGATCGCCGGTAAGGAAACAGGAATCATTCCTATTCTTGGTATGGAGGGATACGTCTCTGCTACCGACCGACACGACCGCCGTGCCAATGCAAAGCGCGAGGACGGCACGAGCATTTACAACCACATCACACTACTCGCGCAAAATGACGAGGGTCTTAAGACGCTTAACAGGCTCAACGAGGCGGCGTGGACTGAGGGATACTACTTCAAGCCACGTATCGACACCGAACTGCTAGAGGCTGATAACAAGGGAATTATTGTTCTCTCTGGCTGCATGAGTGGTTTGGTTGCTAAGGCGATTCTTAACGGAGACGTGGATACCGCTGAGCAGTGGGCGGTACGTTACAAGAACATGCTTGGAGATAACTACTACATTGAGGTAATGTCTTCCAATGAGCCAGCGCTCAACCATGAGTTGCTTCGCATTGCAGATAAGTACGGTATTCGCCCGGTGATGACGAGTGATTGTCACTACGCAAAGCCAGAAGACCTGTGGGTGGAAGAAGCAATGCTAATTCTTGCAACGAACCCGAAGAAGGATCACTCTGCGGATTTGGCTAAGGCAAAGAAGATGGACCTTCTGGACCGCTTCGATTACCTTTACCCAAACCGCACGATGACCTTCCGTGATATTGAGATTTATCTCCGAGATGGTAAGACTGAACGAGAGAAGTTCCTAGCGCAAGGAATTGATCGAACGGATATCTATGAGAACACTTTCCGTATTGCTGAGAGCGTTGGCGAGTACCCGTTCTATGCTGGTCTTGATCTTCTTCCTAACCCTGAGACCGGTGATCCTAACCAGATTCTCCGTGCTAAGGCTGAGGCTGGTCTGCGTCGTCTTGGTCTGGACAAGAGCCAGCCACACATCGACCGTCTTAATGAGGAACTTGCGATCATCATTCCCAAGGACTTCGCAACATACTTCCTGATTTGTGCCGACTCGGTGCAGTGGGCTAAGGAAAATAACATTCGTGTTGGTCCCGGTCGTGGTTCTGGTGCTGGTTCTCTAGTTGCTTATGCTCTAGGTATTACCGATCTTGACCCGCTAGAGTTTGGTTTGCTATTCTTCCGCTTCATCGACCCGGCTCGTGACGACTACCCTGACTTTGATATCGACTTCGCTGACCGAGGCCGAGAGCAGGTTAAGGAATACGTTCGTCGCAAGTATGGTCACGTTGCCTCTATTGCCACATTCAACTCGTTCAAGGGTAAGTCATCTATCAAGGATGCTGCTCGTGCTCTGGGTATCCCTGTGGCCGAGGCCAACAAGACGACAAAGAATATGCCTGACCTTGATGGTGATGAGTTCTTTGATGAATTCGAGAAGTCTGAGGCCGGTAAGGTATTCATGAAGGCTCATCCCGAGGTTCTCCCTCTGGCGAAGGCACTTCATGGAAAGTTGCGTGGTGGCGGTATTCACGCTGCCGGTCTGGTTCTTTCTAAGGAACCTCTAGAGCGTTATGCGCCAATTGAGACGGCTAAGAATCCATCTGATCCCAACGGTCCTCGCATTAAGTATGTCGCGGTGGACATGAACACGGCAGCAGATATCGGCCTTATCAAGATGGACTTCCTAGGTCTAAAGACACTATCGGTAATTCAGGACACTCTTGATGAAATTGCTAAGCGTCATGGTAAGCGTATCGATCTTAACACCATTGACTACAATGACCGTAAGGTGTACGATATGCTGTCCAATGGTTACACCAAGGGTGTATTCCAGTGTGAAGCGGTTCCTTACACCAACCTTATCCTAAAGATGGGTGGCGTCTGGTCATTCGATGAACTGTCAGCATCTAACGCTCTTGTTCGTCCCGGTGCTATTAACACCATTGGTGCTGAGTACATTGCACGAAAGGACGGCAAGGCAATGGTGGAGTTCGCTCACGCCGATGCTCGTTGGTTCACTGAGGACACATATGGTGAGGTTCTGTATCAGGAGCAGGTTATGCTAATGATGACGGAATTGGCCGGTATGTCAATGTCAGATGCCAATAAGGTCCGTAAGATCATTGGTAAGAAGAAAGACCCGGCAGAGTTCGAAAAGTACCGTCAGGCATGGATGGACGGTGCAACAAAGAAGATTAGTGACGCCAAGGCTGCAAAGTTGTGGACAGACTTTGAGGCACACGCTGGTTACTCCTTTAACAAGAGCCACGCTGTTGCCTATTCAAAGTTGTCGTTCCAGACTGCATGGCTTAAGCATTACTATCCTCTAGAGTTCATGGCTTCTGTTTTGAAGAACGAGAAGGACAAGGACTTCATTACTGATTACCTGATCGAGACCAAGCGTCTTGGTATCAGAGTGCTTCTTCCACACGTCAACGAATCTGACTTGAAGATTGCAATTCAGGGTGATGCTATCCGTCTTGGACTGACCAACATCAAGTATATTCGTGATAAGGTTGGCGCTGCTATTATGCAGAACCGTCCATTCGCAAACTACGCTGAGTTGGAGGAGAAGACCATGGAGCGCGGTAGCGGCATGAACAGTCGTATGCTTATGGCAATGAATGCCGTTGGTGCAGCATGCTTCCCAGATAACCCCAAGCGTGGTAACGAGAGGGATAACTTCTACGAGTACCTACAGATTCCTGCTTTTGAAAAGAAGGATTTGGAACCTCGTGTTAAGTTCAAGTTCCGTCCTCTGGATGAGTACACTGACAATGAGGTATTCCCGGTGCTTGCAATGGTACGTGGAATTAAGCGCGGTGACGGTTGGGCACGCCTAGAGATTCTTGATGAGTCCGGAAGCGCTGGTGTGTTCGTTGATCCAGAAACATCTATCGAGACTGGACAGATGTACGCCATGCTCGTTGCCAATAACCGTGTTGCTCGTTACATGACGATGGATGAACTGGACAACAATGTCAATACTGAGTTCTCCAAGTGGCTGCGTGACGATATTCCCGAAATGAATGAAGGCGAGTATCGAGTTATCTCATACAAGACCTACGTCACGAAGGCCGGTAAGAAGATGGGCCATATGGTTCTGTTGGACCATCTTGGCATGATGCACTTTGTAATGGCATTCCCAATGCAGTACAAGGAGTCATTCGTCAAGTGTACGGTCGGCAGGGTAGTGAAACTAGAACTAAAGGAGACAAGCGAGGGCGGTTCGCTCTTCCTTGATAAGATTCTAAAATGAAAATTGATCTAGAATTTGTATTGGCTGCTCTCATCGAGCAGGCAGACGGAGCATTAACCTTGGGTACAAAGTATCTATTGGAAGACTATGGTGGAAAGGTAATAGCAATGACCTACGCACCGGATGGCAGTCAACTACTGCTTGAACTATTAGATGAGGATGAAGTAACATATGACGACAAATGATTTTGAGGTTTATCAGTTGAACACGGCAAAGACTGCCGTATACCCGGACGCTGGTGAGGGTACTCTGATCGCTGTAAACTACGCCACAATCGGTCTATCAAATGAGGCCGGGGAAGTGCTAGGGAAGGTAAAGAAGGCGTGGAGAGACGACGATATGCAGGTCACAGAGGCTCGCAAGGAGGCGATTCTTGATGAGTTGGGTGATGTTCTCTGGTACATGGCTCGTGTTGCTGATGAGTTGGGTGTGTCTTTGCAGCAAGTCGCTGACAAGAACCTAGAGAAGTTGTTTGGTCGCCTAGAGCGCGGAACTCTTCAAGGGTCTGGCGACAATCGCTAACTGCTGATATACTATAGGGGCGGGGAGAGAAATCTCCCCGCCTCGCAGTTAGAGCCTCCTGCGGGTTAGACAAGGGGTGTAGATTGAAAAGAAATTACGTAAAGGAACTATAAGAAAACATGGGACTAGAAGATTTTCTAGCAGGTCTTGACCCTAAGACCGCAAAGCGTATTAAGACCGCTCAGGAGACAGAGGTTGTATTCCTTCCCACAGCCTCTCACGGTCTTAACAAGATTCTCAATGGTGGAGTCGCAAAGGGAAGAATTTGTCTGGTTTATGGAAACCAGAGCGCCGGTAAGTCGATGCTATTCCAGCAGTCGATTGGTAAGTGGCAAAAGGAAGGTCTAGTGTGCTGCTGGGTTGACACCGAGGGTGCATGGGACAAGAAGTGGGCAGCCAAACTAGGCGTAAACAACGATGAACTTATCCTCGTACAGTCCAAGTCATCTGGACGTATCGAGAAGGAGATTGCTCCGTTCCTAGAGAACCACATTGACGTTATTGTCATTGACTCAATCTCAGACATTATGCCCGAAGCCTTTATTGGTAAGGATGGAAGTCTAAACGATCAGGAAGACCGAAAGCAGATCGGTGCACATGCAAAGGCAATCACCGCGCTCATCAACGGTATCCTATACCGCAATGAAGATACAGCAATTGTGCTACTCTCTCAGACCACCACGTTCCTTGGACAGACATATGTCCAGCAGGTTCCTCATGGTGGAAAGAAGGCCCTCTTTGCTGCAAGTCAGATTGTTAAATTGACCTCTTCCAACACGGACGCAAAGCAGATCAAGGGCAATGTGTATGTAGGCGATCTAGTTCTACAAAAGCCAATTGGTCGAACAGTCGATGCTTTCTGTGAAAAGAACAAGTTGGGTTCTCAGCACGGTACCTGCGAATATGATATCTACTACGGTGGAGAGAATGTAGGTATTGACTATGTTGGCGAGGTCATCAAGGAGGCACTAGAATACGCTGTGATTACCAAGGCCGGTGCATGGTTCAAGTGGAACGGTCAGCAGTGGCAGGGTGAGACTAGCACAACAAAGCACTTCAAGGAACATGGCGATGATCTTGATAAGTTGCTTGCTGAAATCCACATGGTAGAAACAGGTGAAGTATCAGATGAATGAGCAGGAGGCGGCATACGCCGCCTCCCTCAATCAAGTTGAGATTGAGGGAGATTTTGAATGCCAGACGCCGGGGTGCTCCGATAGAGACATTCCGGTGGCGGTCTACTTGCCAGAGGTTTCCGTGCTTACATGGAAGTGCAAGAACGATCACAAGTCGTTCATTGAGGAATTCAAGTTATTCTAATGGCAGACGCAAAGACAGAAGCAGCGGAAATCAAGAGATTCGGCGGCAAGCCTCAGCCCAACTCAGGGCGGGGTAAGCACAAGAAGGGTGACGCAATCATCGATAAGTTCGTTGTCGATGTGAAGGAATACTCAAAGTCATTCGGACTGTCAAAGGCAGTCTGGGGAAAGATTTGCACGGACGCGGTAAAGCAAGGAAAGAGACCGGCATTAAATATTGTCCTTGGTGACAATGATGGGCGTAAGATCAGAATGTGGGTTATCTCCGATTCTGATATGCAGGAATATATAGAGTTCTTGGAGGAACGTGATGAGCGAGATTGATTTTGAAAAGGGTATTAATGTTACTGTTTCCATCAGAAGCAGGGATGAGTACCACATCTTTATTGAGGACGTTGACGGTAAGATTCTGAGAAGCGGTGTTGCTGATCCAGACACAACCGCTTATCTAAAGAATGCTTTCTTCGGTGAATCCGAAGTATAAGTGGCTCAACAGAAACCGTTGCCCACACAGCCATTTGACCGGCATCTACGGAGACGGAATTAATATGGAACCCAAGTTCAGCAGGTTGTTTTGTTTCGACTGCGGACGATACTTAGATGGGCCGGTATGGATAGCAGACGCAAGAAGGGAAGAATACCTTGAACGGATGCGAGAAGTGCGAGAGAATCAAGGAAGAGGATATGCCTGACCAACCACTAGAGTTAATCTCAGATATCACAGAGTTCAATGACCTTCATGATTTCATGGAGGATGAGCAACTGGACAGGGCACTACATCTTGTAGTAAAATTGTACGTAGAAAAGGGACGTATGAATCCTGCCCAAGCAGCCGCTCTCATCGTTGAGTTGCAGGCGCTAGCGACAAAGTTCGCGGTGCTGGGAACATACTATATGACGATTGGAAAGAAAGGCGCAGAAGAGACGCACAAGAAGAATGTTTACATGACTTTGAAGGATTCAATCACAAAGTTGGTAGATAGCCTAAAGTACGTTTCAAAGGCTTAATATGGGATTTAGAGATATCACTAAGGGCCGTCATTTTCGTGGCGGCGGTATCAACGCAAAGGTGATTGAAGACCTCGTTGAAAAGGGCTATATGGCTCATGTGCGAGAGGCGAAGGTAACAAAGAAGGAAACCTTTGCACCATCCTCCATTGGATATGATGGAAATGCTCGCTGTCCTCGCTATTGGTATATGGCATTCGAAGGCAAGTATGTCTTTGAGGAAACTACCGATGCAATGGGCATGGCTACGATGATGAATGGCCGGTATGCCGGGGAGAGGTTTGGTGAAGTCTTTGAGAAGTCTGGCTCTCTAGTTGCACTAGAAGCAGAAATGATTATGAAAGACCCACCGATTCGTGGCTACATTGACGCTCTAATTAGAATTGAAAACGAGGAAGGCGAGTCCGAGGTAGTTGTGGCTGAGTTCAAGACCACAAAGGATGCCATCTTTACAATTCGACAGAACACGATGAAGCCATTGGCCTATCACCTATATCAGATTCTCATTTACATGAAGGCAACAGGAAAGAAGAATGGATTCCTGTTCTATGAGAATCGTGATGACCTTTCGTTCCTTGTCATTCCTGTAACAATGAATGAGCGTAATGAGAAGATTCTTGAAGATGCTCTAGAGTGGCTTAGAGAAGTTCGTGCTAATTGGGAGGCGGAAGGTGACACGCTACCTACCCGCCCATTTACCAAGAGTTCTAAGCAGTGCAAGTATTGCCCGGTGAAGCGTGAGTGCTGGGAAAATCTGGGGGAAGGAACAGTTGCCATTAAGCCAATGGCAGTTGCAAGTCCTTGATTACGGAAAAGATTTGCGGCAAGTGTAAGCAGTTGAAGTCTCTTGTAGATTTCTATAAGCGTTCCGCCGCTAAGGATGGTTATGCTCCACACTGCAAGAAGTGTGGTCTAGAGTATGCTAGAACACAAAGGGCTAATGATCCCGAGTGGACTAGAAAGAAGAAGAACAGCAGTTTGAAGTTCGCCTTCGGAATTACTTTAGATGATTATGAGGCAATGGCAGAGGCACAGGGTCACATCTGTGCTATCTGCCGCCTTCCAAAGACTCCGCTATGCGTGGATCACTGTCACGTTACAGGTAAGGTTCGCGGTCTGCTATGCCATGATTGCAATAAGATGCTTGGATTTGCCAATGACAACACCGACGTGTTGAGCAGAGCAATTGAGTATCTAGGAGGGCAGTCATGAATAGTAGAATTTGCGCCTACGAAGAATGTGGTGTAGCCTTTACGCCAGCGAAGCACAATCAGATTTACCATACGGATGAATGCTGTAAGCGCGCCACTAATGCACGATTGATGAAGCGTTATTACGAGGACAAAGCCCGTATGAATGGAGCAGAGAGAGTTTGCAAAACGCCTCACTGCGGAACGTTTCTTTCTCGTTACAACGAGTCCAAGTTTTGCGCCAAGTGCGAGGCAGCCGCAGAGACTAAGCGCACAAAGACAGTATTGGATGCGATATTATGAGCAAATGGGACAGAGCAACAAGGACGCCGGTAGTAAGGGCGTTAGGTATTGACTGTTCAACCAAGTCTCTAGCATACGCATGCTTTGAGGGTGACAAGGCTCTTTATTGTGGCGAGGTTTTCTTTGAAGGGTCGAATGTTTTCACCCGACTGAATGATGCACGAGTAAAAACTCAGGCGCTCCTAGAGTCGTCTGATATCATGGGCACGGACGGTTTCAGGGCCGACTATGTAGCCATCGAAGCAGCGATTGCCGTTAAGAATGTCAAGACAGCAATCCTTTTGGCTTATGTTTACGGTGCCGTCATTTCGGTACTAATGCAGAATGGCGCTGAGGTCGTTGAGGTTCCTCCGATCACATGGCAGTCATTCATTGGAAACAAGAACTTGACAAAGGTTGAAAAGGACAAGATCAAGGCTGACAATCCCGGTAAGAGCGCATCTTGGTACCAGAACGCCGGTAGACAAATGAGAAAGCAGCGTACCTTGACATTCGCCCGCCAGTACTTTAAGATCGACTCTGACTCTGACAACATCGGTGATGCCGTTGGAGTTGCCTATTATGCCGCTAATAAACTAACTCGTAAGGAGTGAAATGACAACAGTAGCAATTACCGGGCATCGTCCCGAGCGTATTCCAGATATGGATGCAATGGCCGAAGCACTCCGCGAGTCCTTTCTTGAACTGGAAGTGACAAAGGTTATTCAGGGTATGGCAGCAGGCATTGATTTGCTTGCTGCCAAAACTGCATACAACCTTCATGTTCCGTTTGTCTCTGCTCGTCCATGGGCAGGACATTATTGCCGAAAGGAAGATGAATACGATTACCTAAGGGCTATTCAAAAGGCCGAAGAGGTTGTCATCATTCATGATTCAGAAAAGTATCCCGGTCCATGGGTTTACCAGAAGCGCAACGAGTGGATGGTAGATCGAGCAGAACTGGTAATCGCTGTCTGGGATGGTGAACCCAAGGGTGGAACTTACAATTGTGTCAAATACGCGCACGATGTTAAGAAACTGCCAATTTGTATGATCCACCCAGAGGCCGGGTATGGCGTGCTGTATGAAAGTGGCGAGCCCCTTGCCTAATAAGTTTTATCAAAATGAAACGTGGATGCGTAAGAGATACTTCCACGATAGAAAGACACCGGAGCAGATCGCAGCGGAGTGCGGGGTATCGCATATGACGATCTACCGATACCTTAGAAAGTTTGGTTTTATTAAGTAATGGCACATCAAGCACAGCGAGTATTTTTTGAGACCGTTAGAAATGTCTACCCAGAACTGTTTGACAGTGTGAAGGTGCTAGAGGTAGGCTCTCTCAACATCAACGGCACCGCCCGAGACTTCTTCACAAACTGTGACTATCTGGGTCTTGACATTGGTCCGGGTCTGGGTGTAGATTTGGTCGTGTCTGGTGCTGACTATGACGCCCCCGATGGATCGTTCGATGTTACGGTATCAGCGGAGTGCTTTGAGCACAACCCTGTGTGGCGAGAGACATTTGCCAATATGGTTCGTCTCACTAAAGACAATGGTCTAATAATCTTCACCTGTGCAGGCGAGGGTAGGCCAGAGCACGGTACCTCAGCAAGCGACATTGGCTCTTCTCCACTAACCGTAGACCTTGGCTGGGAATACTATAAGAACCTTACACCAAACGATTTCACCGATGAAGACCTATCCGGGCTCACGTACCAGTTCTATGAAAACGGCAAGGCGTGTGACCTTTACTTTGTAGCAAAGAAGGGTCCGATGAAGCATATTCCGATTGAGGAAGTGGATTGGGATTCAATTGATTAATAAGGTAGGGTTGATCGTTCCTGTATTTAAGAACTTCCAAGGATTCGCTGAACTGATGGCGTCTGTGGACATGGACATTGTCCCAATCATCATCGATAACTGGCGAGATAATCGCGGGGTGTCGGCGGGGTGGAACGAGGGTTTGAAGAAAGCATCAAGTCTATATCTTGACGCTGCTTTTGTTGTTAATGACGATGTAGTATTTGAGCCCGGTACTATGACAAATATGCTCATGGGACTGTGGAACTATGATCTAGTAACTGGATATAACACTAGAGACGGAAGATATGATACCGACAGAGTGCAATATCTAGAGCACCCAGACTATTCATGCTTTGTGGTAAATCCAATTAAGTTTCTTGTAAAGTTTGGCTTCTTTGACGAATCCTTCACACCAGCATACTTTGAAGATAATGATATGAGTTATCGAATCAGGCTGGCCGGTGGAAAAGAAGCAAAGTCTACAGCAGCACCTTTCTTTCACAAGGGAAGTGTAACTCAGAATTGGGGCGGTGAGCAAGTAGTAACCGGTCCAATGTTTGAAAGAAATAGAGAGTATTACATTAAGAAGTGGGGCGGGGAGCCCGGTAGAGAAACCTTTACCAAGCCATTCCAGTCCTATGAAGAAGGGGAAGGGATAGGACTCTAATGCCAAAGTTTGTTGAAAAGAAAATGAGGCCGGTAGAGGTAAAGGCATACTGCGAGTGTGGTGGCGAACTAAGACCAACTGGAACCTCACGACTTATGAGTCCGCCACAGTATCCCCACGTTTGTACCAAGTGCACTCTAGTGTATGCGTTTACCAAAATTTACCCTACGATTGAATATCGTGAGGCAGAGTTAGATTGCGATTTCGATTGCTCTTATTGTAGTGAGGATGAAGAACTTTGATTATCGGTTTGAGTGGTATTTTGTAGTATAAACAAACCAATGATATACTACACACATGGATACAAAACAGTGTAGTAAGTGTTCAGAGGTAAAGCCTCTGGAAAGATTTGGAAAGGCCGCTTGGATTAAGTCAGGTTATCTGGCTCATTGCAAGGATTGTGATAACAAGCGTAAGCGCGAAAGTGAAGCGCGGATAAAGGCTGCTGACCCCGATGGTTGGAGAAATAGGCAGCGTGCGTACACTGCTAAGTATAAGAAGACCCACCCAGATAGGGTAAAAGAATCTGACAGAAAGCAAAGCCTTTCCTATAAATTTGGTATCACTATCGAGCAATACGATGCGATGCTGGAACGTCAGGATGGAAAGTGCGTTTGTGGAAAGATACCGGGAAACAGGAGACTTGCTGTTGACCATAACAGAGCCTGCTGTTCCGGCAATAAGAGTTGTGGAAACTGTGTGAGAGGTTTGCTATGTGGCAATTGCAACACGGCGCTAGGGCTTCTCGGAGAAGACAAGAATACAATCGAAAGATTGCTACAGTACATGGAGGAATATCAATGATTCTGGGGCTCAGTGGTTACGCCAGAGTTGGCAAGGATGAGGCCGCAAAGACTTTAGTAGAGAAGTATGGTTTTGAGCGTATTGCATTTGCAGACAAGTTGAGAGACTTCTTGTATGCGTTGAATCCTATTGTTTTTGTAAGTGCTCTAGAGTTTGATAGAGACAAGTTTCTTGATCCTGTGGAATACAAGTCCATTAGGGTGCGCGATGTGATTGACGAGTATGGCTGGGACGGATATAAGGGAACGGTACATGGGACAGAAATTCGTGGACTTCTTCAAAGGCTCGGAACAGAAGCAGGACGTAATACTCTTTGGGACTCCATCTGGATCGACGCCGCATTTGCTGGTAAGCCAGAAGACGGCAGATATGTTATTACAGATGTACGGTTCCCCAATGAAGCAGAAGCCGTACGAGAGCGCGGCGGTGTTATATGGAGGATTACCCGTAGTGGTGTCGGACCTGCTAACAACCACGCAAGCGAAACCTCGCTGGACAACTATGATTTTGATGGTTATATCCAGAATGACGGAACTCTTGAAGAATATCAAGAGAAGATTAAGTCTATTGCTGAAAGAATCGGCTTCTAAGGGATAACATGAATCTAATGACAGGGCGCTTCGAAAGCGTGGATGACCACCACAACGGATGGTTCAAGATGTATCGTTTCCGAGGCATGGTTGAGATTTGGTTCGGTAACCGCTGGATCAATATTGAATGGAGTTAATATGCGTGTAGGTTTTGATTTAGATGGCGTTTTGTTCAATTTTGGACAGTCAGTTAAGGACTATCTAGAGGCTACCGGCCAAGACCATCTCTGGAAGAGTGGCCCCAACCCAAAGCCATATTGGGATTGGTACAAGGACTGGAAGTGGACAACAGATGACTTCCTAAAGTTCTGCCATGATGGTGCTGACGCCGGTTACATCTTCCGTGGCAATGTCCGTGAGAACGCGGTAGAGGCGGTATGGGCTGTCAAGAATGCCGGTCATGAAATCATCGTTATTACCGACCGCTCCTTTGGTACTACTCCAAAGGTTAGCGAGGATGCAACTATCGAGTGGTGGTCCGAATATGGTTTCCCAGAGTTTGATGAGATTCACTTCTCACCAGATAAGACCATTGCTCCAACTGATATCTTTGTAGAAGATAAGGTTGCCAACTTCGAAGCACTGTGGAAGGCCGGTACGCCAACGTATCTCATTACCCGTCCATGGAACGATGACTTCGATGCAGGAAACTATCGTATTTCTGACGTGGTAGAATATCCTAATAAGGTTGAAGAATTAAGCGTCGGCAAGGAACTGCTGGCCCAACTAGCATAAGGAAAGAAATTGCCTAACTACTCGTATTCGTGTCTTGCCTGCGATACCGACGAAGATAGACTCGTCAAGATTGACGAAAGAGACAAGCAGACTTGCAAGACTTGTGGAAACAAGTTGAACCGCACTTACAAGTTTGAGGGACAAGTTTGGAGTCCCACAAAGAACGGCGGACATTCTTCTTGAAGTTGCAAACGTTCATAGATAAGAACTGGCATACGTTCACCTATGAACATGCGACACTCTATGGTCACGGGAAAAAGTTTTTTATCTTCAAATGCGAGTGCGGTGAGCAATTCACTCTTTCCCGTGACTACAAGATTGAAACATCTGCACAGATCAGATGTAAGCAGTGTAAGCGCAAGGAAAACATGCAGCCGAACATCGGAGAAAGGGCCGCATATAAGCGAGTTAAATCCGATGCTGCTAGGGGAGGTCGTGAATTCGATCTGCCGTTAGATTGGTTCCTAGAGGCTATTCATCAGCCATGTCACTACTGCGGCCGGGTAGATCAGAACTCAATCAATGTAGCATCGAAGCGTAAAGGCGAGTTCCTGATTAAAGACTTTAGATATAACGGTCTTGATCGACTGAACAATGATATCGGATATGTAATTGAGAATGTAGTTCCCTGTTGCTTTGTTTGTAATAGAGCAAAGAACAGCATGGGCTACCAAGAGTACATTGAATATATAAATAATATGATACAATGGAGAGGTAACCGCTAAAGGAAAGGTTAACTCCGGTGTCATACACTGAAAACGCAATAATTTCACACACCCTAACCTTTAGAGATGTTACCGTAAAGAGCGGAGCCTTTCTAAAGGTTAGTGGCATTTATGGACTAGTTATCTTTGAATGCTTGGTCCATAACCTAGACAATGGCAAGGATTATCTGTTGATCCACATTGGAAAGGAAAAGAGGATGGTTCCGGTGGGAAGACTAGTGAACGTACCTCAAAGGAAGAGAAGTAGAAACAAATGACAGTAACACATGTAGAAGACGCAGAGTATTATGAGCAAATGAATCAAGTCGTTGAGGCTATGCTAAAGGGAGAAACTAACCCTACTACGCTTGCCCGCGAACTTGGAATGACTCGTAAAGAAGTATTGAACTTTATGGATGAGTGGCGCTCCATCGCTGCTAATAATCCAGACATTCAGGCACGCGCCCGTGAGGCAATGACTGCCATGGACAAGCACTTCGACCTTATCATCAAGGAGATGTGGGCTATTGTTAATGGTCCGGCAGATGACAAGACAAGGGCGACGGTATTGAAGAACATTGCTGACGTTGAATCAAAGCGTCAAGAGTCCTTGCAGAAGGCCGGTCTGTATGATGATAACTCAATGGCAGAAGAAATTGCCGAAATGGAACGCAAGTCAGAGGCTATCCATCTTATGTTCCAAGAGGTTGCTCAAAAGTATCCACAAACACGAGCGTTCATTCAGGAAAGACTATCGAGAATCTTTGGCGACAGCACAGTACCCTCAGGGGAATCAGAAGACGTTCTCAAAGGAGAGATTGTTAACTGATGCTTAACTTTACTAATCTTATGAATGCCGTTGGCGGTGACGACTTTGAAGAGCGCCCCGTCGATATTCGCACGTTCGTTACCAGCCCAAACTACCTCAACATGGGTGCCTCACCGCTGTCTGAGTATCAGTATGAATTGGTAGAGGCATCTAGTCAGATCTATTTCTTGCCAACGTTACAGAGCCTCTATGGCGAAGACGAGGGCCTTCGTAGATGGAAGAAGACAGCACGAGAAGTAATCGCACAATTGGGCAAGGGTTCTGGTAAGGACTTCCTGTCCACCGTGGCTTGTGCCTACATCGTGTACCTGCTACTGTGTCTTCGTGACCCCGCTGAATACTACGGTAAGCCAGCCGGTGACTCAATTGACATTCTGAATATTGCTATCAACGCTCAACAGGCTAACAACGTGTTCTTCAAGAACTTTGTTATTCGTATCGAACGTTCCCCATGGTTTGAGGGTAAGTACGAAAAGAAGGCAGGACACATGGCCTTTGATAAGAACATTAACGTTTACTCAGGTCACTCCGAGCGAGAGGCTTGGGAAGGTTACAACGTTCTGTATGTTGTTCTTGACGAGATTTCAGGTTTCGCTCTTGACAGCAACACTGGTAACGAGCATGGAAAGACCGCTCAGGCTGTTTATGATATGTACGCGGCATCTGTTACTTCTCGTTTCCCAGAGGTTGGAAAGGTAGTTCTACTTTCCTTCCCACGATTCAAGGATGACTTCATCCAGCAACGTTACAAGGAGGCGGTAGAGGGAAACCCCTACGGCAATCCTCCAACTCAGGGTGAAAAGCATACCATTATCAGAGAACACACTTTTCAGATTCACGAAGACCTTCCACCGGGCACGCCGGGTAATGAATTCAAGATTCAATGGGAAGAAGACCATATCATTCGATACGCTGAGCCAAGAGTCTTTGCACTAAAGCGTCCTTCTTGGGAAGTTAACCCAACCAAGAAGATTGAAAACTATATGGAAGCCTTCTTGAAGAATCCTGTGGATGCTCTTTCACGTTTTGCCTGCATGCCTCCCGAGGCAGTTGACGCATTCTTCAAGGACCGCGAGGCAATGGAGAATGCCTTCCGTGGTCACAATGGTATCGATGAAGAAAACAGATTTGAGGAGTGGTTTGGGCCAAAGGATAGTACCCGTTACTACGTTCACGTTGACCTTGCTCAGAAGATTGACCGATGTGTTGTCACCATGGCCCATGTAGAAAAGTGGGAGCAGAGGAAGATTGGAGCGAACCTAACAGAGCCAGCACCACAGGTCGTTGTAGACGTTGTAAGATGGTGGACGCCGACCAAAGAAAAGACAGTGGACTTCTCGGAGGTCCGCGAATTTATCCTCTCGCTACAGCGCCGTGGATTTGATTTGGCACTGGTGACCTTCGACCGTTGGAACTCAAACGACATGAAGCACGAACTGAGAAGGGCCGGTATCAATTCGGAAATCCTGTCAGTAGCAAAGAAACACTATACTGACATGGCTATGATGGTTCATGAGGGAAGACTCTCTGCACCGCATAATGATTTGTTTGTAGACGAGTTGCTTGCGTTGAGAGTAACCAAGGCTGATAAGATCGACCACAGCCGTAGCGGTACCAAGGACTTCTCGGACTCCATCTGTGGAGCGATCTTTAACGCAATTACGCACACGCCTCGTCCTGACTTGGCTGAGATTGAAGTAAAGACACTGAGTATGTTGAGGCAAGAGAACAAGGCTACAGAAGAAAGACAGGAAAATCAAGTGGCTCCGATCCGTGCTCCACAACGTGAACAGATGCCCGCTGATCTAGCGAGTTTTATCTCAGGTTGGAAAGTCCTAGGAAGTGGGTCTTGACAAGGGCCGGTATGGAGACTAGAATGAATATAGAGTATGTTTTAATAAGAAGTAGTGAAGTTGATAGTAGTTGTGAATGTTCAGTTAAACACATTCCAAATCCTATGAAACTTGCAAAGATTTATGTCGAAGGCAACGAGATTTATCTATGTCCCTCAGGTTTGTTCAACTTGCAGGACTTGCTCTGGGAGTACCACTTGACACAAGGTACGCCGGTAGGTAGTGTGACAAAACACTATGGCAAGTACATACGTGATCTTGCTGCACAAATATACAATTAAGGAGGGATAATGACACTAATAGATATAGAGAGTTCGTTCGTGTTCGACCGCGAACAGACAATTGCTGCGCTGATTGATCGTGATGGTTACAAGTGTCAATACCCCGGTTGTAGACTTCCATTCGACCCAGACCCAGAGAGCCGGTATGGAAGAAGCCTAGATCACATTTACCCACAGGTAAAGGCAAAGGCTGATGGATGGACATTTGAACAAATCTGGTCTCTAGACAACTTGCAGTTGATGCACCGTATTTGTAACTCTCGTAAGTCTGACTTGACTTATGATGAAAACGGTAATCTTCCATTGTTGGGAAGGCAGAAGACTGCTCGTGTTCCTCGTCCTGAATGGTGTGCTCTTTGTGAAAACGGTAGAGCCTTGTACCCCGGCGAGGAATGTCCTGAATGCTTCTCGGGTCCGCAGCCCACGAACTGGCCTGCTACTTTGCAGAGAAGTCCAAAGGATTGTGACCACAGCACATATCACTGTTGGTTCTGTACTGTGGATACGCCGGAAATTCGTATACCTGCAATACAAAGAATAGCATTCGGATAGGGAGTAATTATGGAATTTGAAGAGCCTAGCGAGGAATACAAAGAGTCTTTGAAGGACATTCTTGACCATCAAGTTATTGATGGAAAGGTTTATCTTTCTGCTGATGGACTGAACAGAGTTCTTGAAATGCAGGCGACCTTGGTCGTTGAGTCAATTGAGAATGGTCTAACCTGTCAGCATGGCGCTGCTATGGCTGAGTATCTTATCGGTGGTTTGGAGGATATTGTTCAGTCATGTATTTATGTTCGCGCTGGCGATATTGTTCCTGATATTATTCCCGATGATATAATGGGTGTATGAGTATTTGGAAGGGTGTCTTTTCACCAACATTGACGAAGCACGTTGTATCTGTACGTTATGTCCCGGTTTCAGAAATGAAACAGGAAGACTTTGATGTATTGGATTACGACGTGCTTCGTCCTTCCGCTCGTGCAAATCTAGACCAAGCAATTCTGGACGGTAGTGTTGAGGGCTTCTTTATGGTAGATGTTGACATGCACAAGGCAAACACTCCGCACGGTGGAAAGGCTCGGTATTTTTACCCGGCCCTAAAGGGTGAGAGTAAAAACCCTGACCCCTCAGACTTCCAGTCATACGACAGGTTTGACAATAAGGTAGACCAAGACCTAGTTGACACGACACCTACTGAGCGTCTAGGCTATCTCCTGTTCATGTTGCGCTCCCTGTCTCCCGACGAGCAGGCGCAGGTAATGGAAAGAATCAACCGTGATCTACCTCCCAACTATGATGAGGTAGATATCGATAAGTTCAGTGCCTTGAAGGCACGTGACGCAGCGCTACTAACTGCAATCAACCTCTTCCTTATTGGAAATGCAACCAAGGCAAGAAAAATCTTGGCCTCTGTTGACATTCTGGACGAGGAAGTATACGCTCTGTTCAACGACGATGAACCATCTGACTAAGGAGTAAAAATGAAGAAGATTTTTGTTGGCCTTGCTGTTGCTGCTGCGGCGCTCTCGCTCTCTGCGTGTGACCCCGGTTTTGACAAGGCTATGGAGCAGTTCAAGGATGCCCCTATTGGTCCGCGTGTCAACAAGCCTGTGACCATTATTGAAATGCCTGACGGGTACGGCAATGTTGCTACCGTTTGTGAGAATGGTGTTCGCTACTCGACTACTACGGTCGGTGGTAACAATGAGGCTCGTGCTATTTCTGTTGTTCTTGACCCGTCCTGTAAGTAAGGAGTTACTGTGGAGTACCACAAGATCAATGCCCCGTTCAAGCGGGATGACAAGGGAGTTATGCTCCATGGTGAGTGGTGTCTCCCAGAACTGGAATACCTGTCTCGTCTAGAGTGGGAGTTCACTGAGAAGGTTGACGGTACCAACATTCGACTTACGTTCAATTCGTATGGTGGTTTCTGGATTGGTGGCAGGACTGATAATGCTCAGATTCCTAAGCCTCTTCTGGCTCACCTAGAGAATCTGTGTGAGCGCATCAGTAAGAATGTTGCTATCATCATGCAGGATCGAAAGATCGATGAACTTACCATTTATGGTGAGGGATATGGTCCGAAGATCAACGGCGGTGGCAAGTACGGTGACCTTCCTGATTTCGTTGCTTTTGACGTTCGCGTAGGTGACTTCTGGCTGCTTCGCAAGGACGTTGATGATTTCTGTAGCAAGGTCGGTCTAGAGTCTGTTCCGGTGCTGGGTCGCGGTACGTTGCAGGATGGAATGGAACTTGTTAAGTACGGTTGCTACAACACCCGTTCTGGTGGTATGGTCAAGCACATGAGTCCGAACTTCAAGGGTCTTCGCTCGATGTGGGGAGACTTTGAGGCAGAGGGTATCATTGCTGTGCCTGCTGTTCCTCTTTTTGACCGCGCCGGTAGGCGAATCATCACCAAGATCAAGGCAAAGGACTTCAAGTGATTACATTCCTCATTATCCTAGGTGTCTGGCTACTACCTCTCTGGTTCTTCTTCCGAGTTTACTACTTTGACCGTACGCTTGATGGTTTTGACCTGTTCTTTGCTCTTCTCATGATTTCGATTACTTCATGGATCGGTCTTCTCCTGATGGTTCATGTTACTGGCTCTCACCGCGCCGCAAGAAAGGCTTTCTTCCTTCCTGAGAAGAAGGATCAGAGCATGCAGTCAAAGATTTTCTGGTACAGGGTTCGCTCTTTCTTTCTCGCTCTACTTCTTATTAAGGAGAAGTAATGACTGTATTTTTCACAAGTGACACACACTTTGGTCATAAGAACATTCTCCATCTTGGAGACGGTCGTCCGTTCAAGGATATTGACCACCACGATGCTATGCTCATTGCCAACTGGCATGAGACGGTTACGGCTGATGATATGGTGATTCACCTTGGCGATGTGGCAATGGGTCCATGGCCGGAAGGTCTGATGAAGATGAAGGGTCTTCCCGGCTTCAAGGTACTTGTGCCGGGTAACCATGACCGCGTATCCTCTCTAGAGTCCGAGGCGCGTAGGGATCGGTTTATGGATGATTACCTAGAGGTTTTCGATGAGGTCTGGAACGAGACTGAGCAGTTCTCTATTGGTAACCAGATGTTTGTGCTTTCGCACTACCCTTACACTGGTGACCACACGGACAAGGACAGGCATGTCAACCTCCGTCCTACTGACCAGAACGTGCCACTTATTCACGGGCATACTCACCAGACCGAGCAAAGTACCTTCTCCAAGAAGGGCACTCCAATGCTCTCTGTTGGCGTGGACGCTAATGGCTTCACGCCGGTAAGCGGTGAGGAAATCCTTAGACGCTACGAGAAGGCTCTGAAATCAAGCACGGAAAGAGGAAGTAATGGGAGATAGAGGAAACGTCGTTCTCAATTATGGAGACGGCAAGAAGGTTTATCTGTACACACATTGGAGCCGGTACAAGATCGGCTCTGATCTACAGGCTGCTCTAAAGCGCGGTGTATCTCGATGGGATGATCCTCCTTATCTGGCTAGAATCATCTTTCAGGAATTGCTCGGTGGTGATGGAGGAACAACAGGCTTCGGAATCGATGTATTCCTTGGTGATGGAGATGAGACAGCAGAGTTAGACCTTTTGAGACAGACTGTTAGATTCAAGAAGGAAGAGCCAGTTTCATACACTGAGTTCATCAGAGTTGACAGAGAAGACTAACCGTTCTATACTTATAGAACCACCGGGCGCGGTGCAAATACGCAATGCGAGTGTCGTATAGTGGTTATTACCCAACACTTCCAATGTTGTGACGCCAGTTCGATTCTGGTCACTCGCTCCATTCCCCTGTAGGCTAATTGGTAAACCGACTGACTCTGAATCAGTTATTTTTGGTTCGAATCCAGATAGGGGAGCCCATAAAGATCAAACAGAATAAGGGGAATAATGAAGTTAAAGGCTATTATCGCGGCTTTGTTCGCAATGTTTATGGTAATGCTACCTGCGGGTCAGGCACAGGCGACAACGTATGTTAAGGGTACTGTCATTAACGGTACGAGTCACACAATCTATACGTCATCGACATATCCGTCGTGGACAGACTATGGACCTTATCTTTACTACGGTCAGTCCCGTAGTGGAGTTGCATCATTCCAGTGTAGATATACCTGTATTTCTCAATGGGGTTACAAGTATCCAACAGGTTCGGTTGTTGGAATGACGACTACCGGCGACCTTTATCTACACGACTAAAACCCGAGAGGGTAAAGCCCTTGACACGGACTCCAAGAGAGTCTAAAGTAAGAGTTGTTGAAAGCAAGGTCAGACGCGGAGACGCCCGAAGTGCACCTTGACAGTCAATCGAAGGTCTGATAAGATTGACACTCAATGGCCTATTCGTTCAGCGGTTAGGACGCAGGATTTTCACTCCTGTAACGAGGGTTCGACTCCCTCATAGGCTACAATAGGGTTCCAAATTGGACAAAACAATTGGAATCCTTTATAATCTAAATATGCCGTATAAAGACAAGAATGATCCGAGGCTTAAAGAAGCCAGAAGAAAGCATTACTATGCAAATAAGCAGCAGTATTTAGATCGTAACGCCACTTACAAAAGGCGAAACAAAGAATTCCTAATTGAATACCTGCAAAACAATCCATGTGTTGACTGTGGAGAATCTGATATCAGATGCCTACAGTTCGATCACAGAGATAGAGAGTTAAAGAGTTTTGATATCGGTAGAGCCGTTGCAGACGGTCTAGGAATCGAAACGATTGTTGCTGAGATTGAGAAGTGTGATGTAAGGTGTGCTAACTGCCACAGCAAAGTCACTGCCGCTCAATTTGGCTGGCTCAAAAACTCATATGTCACAGCCAACGGATAGGCAAATCGGCTCCAACCCGATTCAAAACTGGGTTCGACTCCTAGGTGGCATGCTCTAAAACTAAATAACATTCTATGGGCCTGAGGTCAAACGGTTAAGATATCACCCTGTCACGGTGTATGGAGCGGGTTCAACTCCCGTCAGGCTCGCGTTAGAGAGAAGGAAATGGGGAACGCTCGATAAGCATTCATCCCGCCCGGTGTAGTCCGAAGCATTGCTAATGCGCTCTGAAAAGGAATTGAATCGCCTTTATAGGATTCTATACGGGTGTGGGAAAATCGGCTAATCCGCTGCATTTGGGGTGCAGAGACTGTCAGTTCAAGTCTGACCATCCGTACGTTGTTTTATCTGGCTGTAGCGCAGTTTGGTAGCGTGCTTGATTTGGATTCAAGAGGTCGGAGGTTCAAATCCTTCTAGCCAGACCCACAGGTATTGGTAATGTACCTCCTAGGCAACTTGACGGAAAGTTGAGCGCGTACCTAGGTTAAGCGAAAAAGGCGTCCACCGTCAGCCTCTAGCAATTACCTTTAAGCCCACGTGTTCTAGAAGTGCTGGATGCTTCTCTGATAAAGAAGCGGTGGAGGGGCAGTACCTCCCGTGGGTACGTTAGATGTAACCAATTAACAAAGGAGCCAACAATGGCTGTTGATCTAGAGAAGTATAACCTGTCTGACCCGGAAGAGTTTATTGCGGCTGCCGGTGAGGTTGCTGAGTCTGTTCATAAGGACTTTGGCACTGCCTTTGCAACAAAGGGCGAGGGTGGCGAGATTTACCTAAACGTTGGTGTTGTTTCTGTTCTCGTTGCTGTATCTGCTCAGAACGCTCTTGTTCTCGGTCTTACCGGAAACGATCAGGCTTCTGTTGAGATTATCAAGTTGGCGACTACGCTAAAGGCTCTTATTGAAGAGGCTACGCTTGCTGTAAGCCCTGACGGAGTTTGACAAAATAGGTGCCAGTGCCTTACACTGGTTATGGACGAGTAGCATATATGGTAATGCAATGGTTTTACACACCATGTAATTAGGGTTCAAGTCCCTTCTCGTCTACCATGCCTCTAGGGAGGCCGGTGGCCTCAGCACTCTTATAAGGTGTGAAGCCCAGATCATATCTGGGTAGAGGTACTGAAAAAGATTATGTATGAATATAGAAATGGTGGCTTTGTCGTAGGGCAAAGTGGAAACACCCAGAAGGTATCAAAGGTAACGGTAACAGAGGTTTACGAAGACGGTAAGTTGGTCAGTAAGACAACGACTACCGAATACGAATATGTAACATACCCACAGTACACATTCAACGTTTCAACAGATAGAATTGGTTCAGAAGGAAATTCAACCGGAAACCATTTGCATTTCGAAAAGTAATAAAAAGGGCTTCGGCCCAATGGAAGGTCGGCAATTGGCGTAGCACACAGTCTTGAAAACTGCTAAGGGTAAAACCGATGTGGGTTCGACTCCCTCACCTTCCGCCCCTGACGCCCACGCATACCGCGTGGGCGTTGCTATTGACACTGTTATCTCTGTTCGATAGGCTGTTGGAAACAGACCTAAGGAGGCAACAATGTACAAGGATAAATATTGCCGTGGTTGTAGGGACTATCACAGCATCTCCGCTTTCTCCCCGCGCCGTGACAGCCCGAATCTTTTCTACGACTACTGCGATCAGGCTCGAAAAGAACTCTACGTCAGAAGGGCCAACAAGAACTCGTACCAGCAGGAGATTAAAGAACTTCGGGAGAAGGCTAAGAGTTTCCGCAAGTTGACGTACGATCAGGCTCTTGAAATTGGTAAGCGCAACAAGGCCGGTGAGTCACATGCTGCTCTTGCATCAGAGTTTAATGTTAGTACGGCCACGATTGGCAAGGCTGTTCGAAGGCCCGGTATTTATAAGTGAGGAACCATGGAACTTATCTTTTCAACGCCCCATGGCTCTAGGCTATATGGCTTGAACCATACCAATTCAGACCACGACAGGTTTGAAGTTTATGGATACGATAAGTTCAAGCCTAAGCAAAAGATCGTCGGTACAGACGATGTTGTAAAGTCTTCTCTTGACCGGTTTCTTCTCTATTGTGATAAGGGAGTTCCGCAGTATCTAGAAGCAATGTTCTCTCAAATGGCTACTGTTGATAAGATCGAAGGCATTAGAGAAACTTATGTTCCAAACATGACTCATGTAAGGGATACTTATAAGCGGACTATAAAGTCTTTCTGGCTGGCCGGTGTAGAAGATGATGATTTCAAACGTCGTCGTCATGCATGGAGACTATGGTTAAACTTACGGGAAATGGAGTCTAACGGTAGGTTTGATCCTACCCTACATGACTTTGCAATTGAATTTGTAACTAACAGTGCTGACAAAAATCACGCATGGTTCAACGCACCGCCCGGTGTACAGGAGGAAGAATGACTAAAAGAGAACTTATCCAAATTCTAGACCAGTTTTATGACGATGATGATATTTTCCTTGTGTCTTCTGATGAAGAGGGAAACTCGTATCGTGAGGCTTCTCTTGGAACGCCAGAAAAGGCTTACTTTGATGGGGACGAGTGGACGACTCTGCATCCCGAGGACATTGAGGCGGGGGAATATGAGGACTTGGCCGAGGAAGATATTCTAAAAGTTGGTGTTTTCTGGTAACACTGAGTTTGACAGGCTAAAATAAGTCCTGTAGACTCGTATATACCGGCGCGAATTCGTTGAGTTTTCGCCCCGGCAAATTTAAAGGACATTTCCGAGGGTGGAACTGTGAGGCTGCGGAGCAAGTTTTAGGAGAGGCTTCGTGTGTGTAGGAAATGTCTTCATGCCCTGTAGGCTAAAAAGTGAGGCGTTCGGTTGAAACCCGAAAGTTACACGGTGCGATACCGTGACAGGGCGCGCAGGTATAGTTTAACGGAGAAAACACTTGGCTACGAACCAAGAGACTTGGGGGTTCGAATCCCTCTACCTGTACGTTGCTACGAATTTGATAGTTAGTTCGTAGCGTGATATAATTCCATATATGAAACAGTGTAAAGTTGATGATTGTGATAGCACAGACCTAGCATCTAGGTCAACAATGTGCAAAACGCATCACCGTGAATATGTCAGGGAGCATTACAAAGCCAACAAAAAGTATTACGTTGACAAGGCTGCTAACTGGCGGGACATGCAGAGAGCAACGGTTCAGCAAATCAAGGAAGAGTCTCCATGTGCTGACTGTAAACTGAATTATCCATATTACGTTATGGACTTCGATCACCTTTCTGACAAGTCGTTCAACATTTCACAGATGTATGGCAAGGTGTCTCTAGAAATGCTGTTGGCTGAAATCGCTAAATGTGATATCGTGTGTTCGAATTGTCATAGATTTAGAACTCATAAACGAGCCAAGGTATAATGGGTACATGGAAAAGCACGAATTTGAAGTATGTTTGAAGGTCGTTGTCGAAGCATTTGACAAGTCAGACGCAAAGGACATACTACACGATATGTTCGATACCGGCGAAGAATGCGGTGTCGAGGTAGTAGACGTACAGATCAAGGAATAAAATGCTCTTAGATGAAAACGTTACACTGATCTGCGGGGTGCAGATCAAGTGTTTCGGTGAAGAGGCTATCGATGAGATACTTTGGGACGAAGATCCAGTTGGAATTCCAATCTGCTCTACTTGCAAGCAGTATTTGACTCAGACTACTGACTCTGATACGCTTGACTAGTAGCAATGGGGATGTGGCCTGATAGGGAAGCACTTGCTTTGCAAGCAAGCATATGTGGGTTCGAATCCCATCATCTCCACGTTGTTGACTCGCATGAGGCTAGTGCGACGAGACCGTCCCGAGCATGACGTTAAAAGGCACGAGGGCCGTGTAGTGTAATGGGAGCACATTTCACTTGCAATGAATTAGAGGGGTTCGAATCCCACACGTGTCCACGGGCGAAAGCCTAAAAGGGAGGTACAAATGTTTGGTGGTTTGATCGGACTAGGATTGTTTCTTCTAATCGTTGGTCTACTTGTCAAGGCAGTCTCAGTTCTTGTAACTATTGGATTGATTCTAATTGTTATTGGAGTTATTCTGTGGATTGTCGGAGCATTTACAAACAGAAGTAGGCTCTAAATAAATAAATTTAGCCCGATGGTATTTTTAGTAGAGGGCTGACAGGTATCTTCCCATCTAGCCTGTCAATGGATCGGTGCCAGAGCACGGTTAATTGGACTTGACTCTTAATCAAGCGGCCTAGAGCCTTCGTGGGTTCAAATCCCACCCGATCCTCTTATGCGCCATTAACTCAGTTGGTAGAGTGACCGACTCTTAATCGGTTTGTCGGCGGTTCGAGCCCGTCATGGCGTACGTGGGATATAAAGAATGAATGGGTGCCAGAGCATGGTCGATTGGGCTTGACTTTTAATCAAGAGCGGAAACGCCACCGGGGGTTCAAATCCCTCCCCATTCACATGACAAAACAAATTCAAACTTTTAATTATTACACCGACGATGCCGACCAGAATGGAGACGTTTATTACGACGATTCTTGGTCGGCAAATTCACGTCCCGGCATTGTTGTAATCCATGGAGGTTCTTGGGCTAATGCTTCAAAGGAAGCATCGACTAAGATTTCTGAAATGTTCTATGCAGCGGGATTTGTTGTATTTAATATTAACTACCGGCTCGTTTCTGATAACGGATCGAACAAGGGATGGCGCTGGCCGTATCAGAGAATCGATGCTGCACTAGCAACTAATTGGTTTAAGGCCAATGCTTCTAAGTTTGGTCTAAATCCTAGCCGTGTGGCACTTTACGGATTCAGCGCCGGTGGACATGTTGCAGCAGTTGTATCAGGATATTACAATAGTGTTAGAGCGGTAGTAACATGCTCTGGTGTCTTGCAGCCGCACCGCCTAGCAGATGTTTCTATGAATGGTGGTTGGGGCAATGACATGTGCACTCCTACAGTTGTCAAGTTGTTTGGATACGCTTGTGCGGCACTTGGTTATTCCTATGAGCCTACATGGGGTAATGCAGGAGCAGCATGGAATTCCTTTAAGCCAGAGACATACTTTGGAGCAGAAAAGCCACCGTTTTATGCCGTTCAGGGGGATTCTGATGAGGCTGTACCACCATCAACAATTGATGCCATTGAATACTGGCTAACAAAAGCAGGACAAGAACACGTGACTGTTAAGGTCGCCGGTAGAGGTCATGATGAGACTATGCTGACTGGCACCGGCCAAGACGATATGGTACGTTGGAACAACATGATTACATGGTTAAGGAGTAAGACAAATTGAGCATTGCAGCAAATGACAACGCCAAGACAACGTGTAAGTATATTGCAACTGTCACTCCGCAGGGCAAGAACTTGTGGACATTGGTTGTTGAGGACGTAAAGTATTTCGTCGCTGCCCCGGACGTTGAGTACAGCAGAAGTGCTGTATGGCGTCAGGACTTTGGCGGTACAGAAGAGGATGCTCGGGCGGTAGCCTGTGAGAAGATCAAGAGCCTTGTAGCAGACAGAGATGCCATGACAGCAGTAAAGCAATTTACGATTACGGAGGATGACATTAATGGATAATCGCGGGATGCAGTGGGAAGCAGTTAATGTAAAGCGTCCCTCTAGCGCTTATGTAGAGAAGAACGACAAGGTATCCAAGGCACAGAAGGCGCTAAGTCTAGCGCAGTTGGTGCTTTCAGCAATCGTTCTTTATAAGAAGTTCAAGAAGAAGTGAGGCTTGACCGCAGGGCGCGGTACCGATAGACTCTCACTCAACAACAACGACAAGGAGCAATTATGATTACTCTACTGGTTATCACAGTGGGTTTGGTTGCTGGTAGCCTCTACGGAAGCCGTCGTGAGTTCGCTGAGTATCTGGGAGTAGTTCGGTACCGCGCTTTTGTGCGTGAGTTTCCTGACCATCCTGCCGTCCAGTGGCACGACGAGGAAATGACTTGGCAGGCTTACCAGTCAGCAAAAAGGGGAGTCGAGAGCGCTCTTGCACTCGCCGGTGCCATGATCTTGTGGCCCATTAGTATCCCTGCTATGCTTGGCCTTGCTGCGTGGGAAAGACTCACCGAGAAGAACAGCAGCATGACCAACACAATAGTTATTGACTATGCACGTATCCGAGAGGAAGAGGGACGATAATGGGCGGCGAACTTGGTTTCCTACTATTTTTGCTATTGATTCTGTATTTCTACCTTGGCTTTGGAGCATATGCAATTACTGTTGACGGAAATGGATGGTTCCGTTCTGCTGGTAACTTTTGGGGCCAGTTCAAGGATTGGCAGAAGGCATACAATCGCCGGGTGGGAACAGACAAGAACAGTCCCATGTATCCACATTACCGCAAGGAAGAGCACTATGCGGCAAAGTACCTGATGCAAAAGTTGGGTGGAGCACTTGTTGTTCCTTTCTGGCCCCTTGTGGCACTTGGCGCTCTTGGATATGTTGTCTTCAAGGTGCTAGGCTACGCTGCAATGCTTCTTTCAAATTGCTTTAAGATTTTCGACTCGCTAAAGGGAGAGTAGTATGATTAACGTTAGTAATGATGCAGTTCGTAAGATTCAGGACAACTCTCAGTGGGGCGGTAGTCAGCAGGCGGGTGAGGCAGCCATTGCCACCGGCCTATTTGCTCTCGCCAATGCAGTAGAGACCGGTCTTGTTGCGATTGCTAAGGCGATTGCTTCTAATAAGACAAACACTGATAATGGGCTTGAACGATTTTGAGCCTCGTTGACCACGCACGCATTCATGAGGAAGAAGGACGCTGATGGAAACCTTTATTCTTGTAGTGCTCATTCTCTGGGCGGTGCTCGGAGGCTTCGGGCAGATTGTCTTTTGGATTATTTCTTCTTCGGACGACCTAAATCCTGTGCAGTTGTTCGGTAAGTGGAAGCGGGTCCAGAGTGGACGGATGAAGACGCCGCGACAGAACAAGTCCCTTTATGTTCAGCGCTGTGAGGCAGAGAAGGAAGCGGCCAAGGAGTTTCTTATCGCACTTGGAGTCTTCTTTGCAATTCTTCTTCTCCCTCTGTCCTTCGTTCTCGGTGTTCTCTATCTTATCTATGCCCTTATTCGTGGAATGTTTTCGTTCTTTGGCAATATCGACTCGGTGGTAAGTGCAGCACGAAATAAGTTCGAAGAAGTATAGCCTTGACAGGATCACCACTACCCTGTTAGAATTAGTGGTACATGCCCCCTTCGTCTAATGGATAGGGCCGCGATCTTCTAAGTCGCAGATGGGAGTTCGATTCTCTCAGGGGGTGCTTTTGGCGCGGGTCTACGGCGACAGCATTCTCTCATAAGGAATGACAGCGTGGGTTCAAATCCCCGACGCGCCACTAGCGGCAATGGAGAAAGGGTGTCTCGCCAGACTCATAATCTGGAAATCGACTGTTCGACTCAGTGGTCCGCTCCCATTTAAGTACCAATACTCAACTACAAAGAAGTAGTAAAATAACACGTTCAGTGTTAAACTAAGAATATGATTGCAGTAAGGCAGTTTATCAGACGTATCTTGAATGCAAGATACAGCGTATCTTCTTGGCTGTGGATTATCGTATCCACCGTCTCTGCTGCTATTCTGCTTCTCATGATTATTGGTGGTGGACCAGAGGTTCAAGATTTGCTTGCCCATCTACCGCTCAATGGCTATTTCTGGGCCGGTGGTCTTGTAGCAACTGGTCTAATTAAAATGTATGGAATGGCTACCGGCCACGAAGTAGCAGTTAAGTGGGGATCATTTGTTGCCTTTCTTTTGTGGGTATTCGGCCTTCTAACATTTATCTTTATTGGAAATGCAGTCACGGTGATTCTGCTTATTCTTCCTATCATGATCTTCAACGCCTATCTATTCCTTGGTGTAACGTTGAGAGAAAATAACGAAGCATGAAGTCATTGTGGGAGGCTATTCAAAAAGACCCAATCTTCATGAGGAAGTTGAATGGTCATCTGACCCTTCATTGGCTTTGTCATTTCCCCGTGGTAATCTTTCTTTACTTCTACTACCCCGCCACTTGGGACAAAGTTTCCATTTTGTATCTCGCACTGGTGAGCATTTATGCCAATGTTGCTGGACACTTGGCGGCGTGGCAAGCAGCCAGAGTTGAGGTTAAACAGGAAAAAGAATCTGATAACAAAGACTCCAAGAAGGACTTGACACGCGACACTAGCACCGATATGCTGGGACTCTACTAAGCCCTCCACCTGACCTTAGGAGTTCAAATGGCGATGAATCCCAGAGCCTTTGCGAACCCTCCTGTGTATGAGGTTCGTGGAGACAAGCACGTTGTTATTCTCGATATGCTGCATTGGTGTGCTCACCCCCGCTGGGGATCGAGCGTGCACGAGTTCCGTTTTGATGACGAGAAGTCGGCACTTGATTACATGAAAGAGGTTACAGGATATGTCATTCAGAAATGAGGTCCACCATGTTTAGGTAAGTACACTAAACAAGGAGACTCAATGAGCAACAAGATGAAATACCTGTCCTGCGGATGCTGCATCGATCTGACATACAAATTCGATGGCAATGCCAAGGGCGGTACTTACATGTTCGGGGACGACGATGACGTTCTCTACAAGAAGTCACGGAGCAAGAAACGACGTGACCGTTATCAACCGACACACGCCCCACGCTGCACCGAGGCCAAGAATCACGTCTTCGTTTGGGTTAAGTTCATGCAACAGAACTACCGCGAAGAACAGAGTTTCATATGGTCCCGCATGATGAACCGCCGTATCGCTGAACCGGGTGAATTCGTGAACCGTTATGAGTTTCGCTGCATCGGCTGTGGCTACGTCAAGAAGACTGCTTATCCCAACCGACGCTGGGGAAACCCGGTGCCGACTGAGTACGAGGTCTACGAGACACGTCACCTAGACAAGTACAACAACATTCTCTGATATAATGAAAGAATGCTAAGAGTAATAAACTGGATCAGCAAAACAATTGACACGCATATTACACCGCTGGCGTATTTGTTCTGTGCGTGGCAGGCTGTCTATGGCTTCAACCACTTTACTGAGGATAAGTACGGGGCCGGTGCAACGGTGTTGTCCAAGATTGAACCACTTATCCCTTCCGAATGGTGGGGACTAGTTATTGGAATTGTTTCAGTACTTCTAGTAATTGGAATGTTAAGTCAACATATACCAACAGTTCAATTCTCTTCGATTATTGGATTTAGCGCTTGGATTATGGCTGCAATCTCATATGCTCTTCATGGGTATATCTGGCTGCATGCTCCAACGGCAGTGATTATTGCTTTGATGTTTGGTTATTTCTTCTTAGCGGCTGGACTAGATCAACTGTGGGATTATTCCCCAGACGGGTAAATAGTTGACACCAACTCTAGAAGGGTGTACTCTAGTAGTACACAGCGAGGGAAACCTCGCACATGCGCCGTTATACCGTAGGGGCAGCGGGACAGACTGTAAATCTGTTGGGAAACCTCGGGTGGTTCGACTCCATCACGGCGCACGTAATAACTAAATGGCGGTGGGGCCAGATGGAGAGGCAGTTCTCTGCAAAAGAATTTAAGCGGTTCGATTCCGCACACCGCCTCCACAAAATGATTGGAGCAGTTATGAAGCATAGCATGAATCATCTGATGGACGGTTGGTACGAGGCTATGCGACATAACCCAGCATGGCGTCCCGGTCAGGCATTCTTCAATGTCCTTCGTGACTACGATCCTAGCACTGCTGAGGCTCTGCGGGTTTCTACCGCAAATCCATTTTATGACGATGACAAGGTTTCTGCTGCGATTCAGTTCGTAGACGAATACTATAACTAAAATCTTACCGGGTTTGACAAGCGCCGGTACTCGTAGAGAAAGAGGAACAACAATGTCAATACAAATTGGAAATAGGCGTAATCGAATGGTTACGCTAGAGTTGGGTCTTTATCCAGACAACACACCCGTTGTTGATCTGGAACGGGCATGGAATGCCACAGACGAGAATGCTATTATGCTTCTCCGTCCCAACTCTCTACAGGAGTTCGTTACCGGAATGCTGGTTGCGGACTCTTTTCGTGAGCGCGGTCGTAGGATTAAGAATCTGATTCTTCCCTGCATTCCCGGCGCACGACAGGATAGGATTAAGTGGGAGGGCGACTGGCTCTTTACCCTTAAGTCCGTTGCGAATATGATTAATGCTCAGGGTTTCGACAAGGTTATGACTCTTGACCCTCACTCTCTGGCGAGCAGTATGATTAACAATCTAGAAATTGTTGATGTTCGCCTTCGCCACATGATTGAGGAAGTTAATCCCGGCGTCAAGTATGACGGAATCATTGCTCCTGACCTTGGAGCATCGAAGCGAGCAGAAGATGCCGCTAAGCAGTTTGATGTTCCGGTGTACCACGCAACAAAGGTTCGTGATCCTCGCACAAACAAGTTGTCTGGATTCAAGATGATAGACACACTGATTCCTGCAATGCGCTACCTTGTGGTAGATGATTTGTGTGATGGCGGCGGTACGTTCGTAGGTCTTGCAGACAATATCAGAACGGTGTATGGTGTGCATCTTGACCTCTACGTTACTCATGGCCTGTTCACCAAGGGCACTTCTGCCCTAGAACAGCGATACGAGAACATTTACGCAACAGACTCTATTACAATCAACAATCCACCTGTCAAGGTGCTGGAAGTCTCGGAAGGACTGGTTACTCATGTTTAATGCTATTACTCTTATTGACGGTTACAAACTTGACCACAGAAGGCAATATCCCGCTGGTACTGAGTTTGTTTACTCCAACTGGACGCCGCGTGTTTCACGTATCAAGGGCATCGATAAGGTCGTCAATGTCGGTCTACAGTACTTCCTACAGGAGTACCTTGGAAACCAGTTTAACGATACCTTCTTCGACCGTGACGTTGAGGACGTGGTTGCTGAATACAACCGACGCACTCTTGGTTACCTTGGCCCTAATGAGATTGGTGACCAGCACATTCGTGATCTTCACGCGCTCGGTTACCTGCCTCTGGAATTCAAGGCTCTTCCTGAGGGTGCTCTTGTTCCGCTTCGTGTGCCGATGTTTACGGTCGAGAACACTCATCCTGATTTCTTCTGGCTCGTGAACTACATCGAGACGCTTATGTCGAATGTCCTCTGGATGCCGATGACGAGCGCTACAATTGCAAAGCGCATGCGTGGACTGCTCGATGAGTACGCTGTTAAGACTGGCTCTCCCAAGGAGTTTGTTGACTGGCAGGGTCATGACTTTTCGATGCGTGGAATGGCCGGTGTTGAGTCGGCGGTGCTTTCTGGATTTGGTCACCTGACTCAGTTCACTGGCACAGACACTATTCCTGCAATTGACTTTATTGAGACGTACTACCCTGTTCTTAAGAACAGCGATGATGGTTTCGACTTTGCCATGGATGCTCCCGGCTGGCTTGAACTGGACGACACTTACCTCATTGGTGGCTCTGTTGCTGCTACTGAGCACTCTGTGATGTGTGCCGGTGGTGAGGATGACGAGCGCGAGACTTACGAGCGCCTGATCGACCTTTACCCTTCGGGAATTCTCTCGGTTGTCTCTGACACGTGGGACTTGTGGAAGGTTGTCACTGAGACGGTGCCTTCGCTAAAGGATAAGATTCTTGCTCGCGATGGCAAGTTGGTTATTCGTCCTGACTCTGGTGATCCTGCTGATATCCTTTGTGGTATGAACACTAGGACCGGCAAGTTGTTGGAAACCATTGATTATTCTGACGCCGAGTCCAAGGGTGTTGTAGAACTGCTCTGGGAGACGTTCGGCGGTATTTACACCGAGACGGGTCACAAGTTGCTCGATTCTCACATTGGTGTTATCTATGGTGACTCGATCAACTACGAGCGTGCAAAGAACATTCTAGAGCGTCTTGACGCTAAGGGATTTGCTAGTGCCAATGTTGTCTTCGGCATGGGTAGTTTCGGTTACCAGTACCAGACGCGTGACACATTTGGATTTGCCATGAAGGCTACCAACGTTGTCATCGACGGTGTAGAGAAGCCAATCTTTAAGAACCCTGTCACTGATGGCGGTACAAAGAAGTCGCTCCGTGGTCGCATTGCAGTGCTTCGCAACACTGAGACCGGTGAGTACTACGCAGTTGACGATGCTTCTGAGTGGGCTTTGAAGAAGTCTGAACTGACAACTGTTTGGAAGAACGGTGAGTTTGTTGAGCGCACGACAATCAAGAACATTCGTGATCTTGCGCGAGGCTGAAAAGTAGACTAGGATGGGCGGTGTAGGGAAACTTGCACCGCCCATCATCTATTTAGGCATTAGGAGTGAAATGAAGGTAAATGCAGAACTTGATCTAAAGACTGGCACAACCAAGGATGAGTTGATTGCTGCTCTTGACGGTGTACCCGGCCATGCTGTAATCTCTGTGAAGGTGCACACCGCTGATCGATGGGGTAGCGATACCTATTCACTTACTCTGACTTGGGAGGTAGGAAATGGCAAGACGGTCTACAACAAGTACGAGCACGGATCAGACGATTGGGGATTCTCCCGTTAAGTTCAGAGTTGGCGATAAGGTAAAGGTTGTTCGCAACTGTAACCGGTATATGTCAATTCCACCCGGCACTCTCGGTAAAGAGGGTAAGGTCATTGGTGCAGTGACGCCACATTCATGCCGTGTCAAAATTGCTTATGGCGAGGAGGTCTGGGTTGAGTTTCGTGAACTGGAACTTGTCAAGGCATCTATGGAAAAGCCGGTAGCCAAGAAAGCACCGACCAAGCGGAAGAGGAAGTCATGAGTGAGGGCTATATTCAAAGCCTACCAATACCGGACTTTGATGAATACTTTGCCTTCGCTGATGGAAGAATTTACTCTTCCAAATCTAAGAAGTTTCTAAAGCAGAGTATGCATACTACTGGTAGGTATCAGGTAACTCTAGTCAAGCCTGATGGTAAAATGACAACTAGAAAGGTGCATACACTTATAGCAGAAGCGTTTTTTGGCTTAAAGCCTAAGGGCATGGTGGTCTGCCATAATGATTTCAACCCTCTAAACAACGCGGTAGAGAACCTGAGATACGACACGCAGAAGAATAACATTGCAGAAGCAGTTAACCATTATTCGTCTGTACAGAAGAGCAAAACAGCGTGTCCACGAGGGCATGCATACGATGACGAAAACACCTACTGGTATCAAGGCCGTAGGCAGTGCAAGACCTGTAGAAAGGCAAGGAACAATGGTACATCTGTATGATGTTGTGAACGAGCAGGAATTGGCTAAATCCATCGCTGATGGTCTGGTGTCTGCACGCCCTCACAACGAACTTCCCCTTACAATTCTAAACTATACCCCTGCCTGCCAGTTTGGTCGTCACTGGTCTGAAACCAACAAGGCTTGTAGAGGTCTTATTTACAATCACGAAACCATGGAAGTTGTGGCGAGGCCATTCCCCAAATTCATGAATTGGGATGAGAGCGGGGCACCTTATCCGCCTACCGGCCCTGCATTGCGCATGCCTAAGATGGATGGATCGCTGGGTATTCTTTACTCACACGTTACTGAGACGTTTGAAGTTGACGGGGTTACCTATGATTCTCGCAAGTATGCAATCGCCACACGTGGCTCCATGCATTCTGAGCAGGCTGAGTGGGCTACGAAGTTCTTCAATAAGACGGTGATGTTGGGTGAGAAAATGTTCCGTCCCAAGGAAGACAAGACATATCTATTCGAAATCATCTACCCTGAGAACCGAATTGTAGTTGACTACGGTGAGTACGAAGGTCTTGTACTCATCGACGTTATCGACAATGCTACTGGCTTCCCTGACACGGATGAATTCGATAACTGCGCATGGCCTGATAAGGTTGTTCGTAAGCCTGTTGCCGGGTTTGACTCTGGACAAGATCAGGACATTCCTGCCGGTGATGAGGGTTTTGTGTACCTCTGGCCGACACGTAATTTCAGAACCAAGATGAAGGCAGCGGAGTATGTTCGTATTCACCGCCTCGTTTCTGGTCTAACAGAAAAGTCTATTTGGCAGCACCTTGTCAATGGAGGAACTGTGTCTGATCTAAAGCGTGATCTTCCTGAGGAATTCCACAAGTTCATTGATGATGTGGCTAATCGTCTGTTCGCAGAAGCCATTGATATCGTTATGCAGACTGACCGAATTCTTGACCAGATCGAGCATGATCTTGGCGAGCGTTACGATATGGTCTCGCGTAAGGAATTTGCTCTGGAAGCAAAGAAGTACACATACCACACAAAGTACCTCTTTGCCGCACTTGACAACAAACCGGTCTTCCCACTAGCCTTGGCATCAGTCAAACCTCAGAGGGAGGTTTCGCTCGTCAAGGAGGACTAAAAATGTCCAAGAAGAAGAGTCACAAAAATCCTCGCGTTCTTCTGGGTCGGCTCCACGGTACGGATTGTTTCTACTGTGGAGCGCCAGAAGCCCGGACTGTCGATCATGTTATCCCATCCAGTCTGGGCGGTAGTAACACAATCGGCAACAAGGTTCTTTGTTGTGAACGATGCAATAACATTAAGGGAAGTCTTCTTCCAGAAGTCTTTATCGCTAGGTACCCCGAACTTATCAAGCCTGACTTTGATCTAAAGCGCAAAGAGCGAGCAGAGTATGACGCATATGGAATTCCCTGTGTGTGTCGAGTCTGCGGTACTGCTTTTTATGCAGTGAATCAGATTCTTAGGTTCTGTCAGAAGGCATGTACTTCCAAGGCTCGTGAGGCGCATAACAGGCTCTTCCGCGAGTCTCCGATCTATGCTAGGCTCCTGTTCAGCGAAGGACATGAGGTTCCGCCCTATATTTACAAGGAGTTTGCATGACTGTTATTTTGACCGTTGGTATCCCGGCCTCGGGTAAAACTACGTGGGCTCGTGCCTATGCCAAGGAGCACCCAAACACCATGATTGTATCACGTGATGACATTCGTGAGGCGATGGGAGTTGCTTCGGGAGAGAACGAGAATGCTGTTACTACCGTCCACCGCGCTCAGATGGAGGGTGCTTTCGTCGCCGGTATGGATGTGATCGTTGCAGACACTAACATTAACCCTAAGTTCCGCAAGGCACTTATCAAGTTCTGTCACGAGCACGCTCAGGACGTGGAAATCAAGGTTTTTCCTATCCGTCTGGACGAGGCTATCGTTCGTGATAACAGGCGTCTTGACAAGGTTGGTGCTGACATTGTAACTAAGTTCTATAATGACCTTAGTTCCCAGAGCATTGAAGACGAGTTTCTTCCTGCCCCGACATTTACTCCATATACACACCGCCTCGGTAATGACTATCTTTCCCCGGCTGTTGTTGTGGATATCGATGGTACAATTGCTCGACACGTGAGCCGTTCTCCATATGACGAAAGCAAGGTCGGCACCGATGAGCCTATCTGGGACGTTATTGATATCGTCCTTGGCCTGAGTGCTTCTGGTGACTACGATATTGTCTTTGTTTCGGGTCGTACTGATGGTTGCGAAGAGGCTACGCGAGAGTGGATCGAGAGGATTTTCTGCTTCACTTCTGAGGACTACGACCTCTTTATGCGTAAGTCTGGTGACGTTCGTCCTGACTATGTTGTCAAGGCTGATATCTACGATGAGAAGGTTATTCCTAACTGGAACATCAAGATGGTTTTTGACGACAGGGATCAGGTTGTTCGTCACGTCCGTGCTCGTGGTATTACCGTTGCGCAAGTGGCCGCTGGACGTTTCTAGAATATTTACACGCTTAGTAGGGCGGGTGGAGGAATCCGCTCGCCCTACTTTGCTATACCCAAGGAGGGATTATGATTGTTAAGAAGCACGATCACTATAACGTTATGTATGTGGATATTTGGAGTGCTCCTGTTGGTACCCCGCCGATCCCTCTGGGAGAAGAGTTTCCGGTGCCTGATCCTGACGATAAGAAGGCTCCTAAGCCGGTCTGGAAATACGAGGGGCACGGGAAGTACGCTGGATTTTCTGAGGGTTTTCTAGACGGTTCTAAGGACGCTGACTGGCTTGAAATGAGGGCCGGTACCGTCAGGAACACCAACCCATGTATGTACATCGCAAGAGGAGAACTAGAAAACAACGAGTACGACGCTCAGATTGTTTACTTTGAACTTAGGGATGGAGTGCTTTATAGAAACAAGGAGGGTGATCCGATAGTCATTCAGATTTCTAAGAAAGTTCTCTGAGACTCTTGACAAGAGGGTAGTTGAACCCTTAACATCTTTATACTGGTAGAAAACAAGAGAGGAGTTGAAAATGTCTGAGAATGAAGAAGTTCCTAAAGAACTTAGATTAGTAATTAAGGTTCGTAAGGATGCAAAGATGAGTCCAAAGAAGTTGGCTGCTCAGGCTGTACACGCCGCGCTTCAACTGGTAGGCTCTCATCACGGAGGTCCGGTCATTGTTCTTGACGGAACAAAGAGACAGATCGAAGAGTGTGAAGTTGTAATCATTGATGCTGGACGAACTGAGGTCAAGCCCGGTACAGTGACGGCAGGTGCATACTGGAACGAAAGGGAAGTTCCGGTACATGTTGACACTGACGAAGAGGATCGTGTAGAGTCTAGTCTTGACAGCGGAAACAACGCCTGATAATCTTAAACAATGGAGGAACCAATAGCACGGTTCGCAAATAAATGCAATTACATATCCTTGCGGGGGTATGTAGTGGGGTAGGATTGAGTGTAGTCCGTGCTCAATGCTCTTGGGAACCTACCTCGCGCTCGCAAAAGTTAACGGACATTATAACTTCATGGTGAACAAGGTTTAAAACTAAAGACAATGCGTGTCACTCGTAGAAACCGTAATTCTGGCAACGTCAATAAGTCCCTAAGCCCTTGTTCACCCTCTGTACTTGGTGCCTGAGTTTGATGGGTGCTTACTCAGTCACCAATAACATAGTCGGCCAGATTGCGTTTAGACGTAACGGACTCTAATATCCTAGCAAGCCGGGAACTGGCAAGAGCGAAAGCAATGGTTTGCACTTGGGTCAGTGAATAGAACTAGTTTCAGTCTAAAGCCTCATGAGGACGCTGAAACTTCCGTGTGCAAGTCACGGCTGATCCACGGGGGTTGAGTCGAAAGTAAGTCGAAGCCAAGTGTACATTAAGCCTAGATACTGCTTTTGGTGACAGGAATTGCGCAATGTTCCGACCCCACCAGTCTCTATAGCATAACGGATAATGCAGTGGTTTCCTAAACCAAAGACTTGTAGGTTCGAATCCTACTAGAGACACAGTGAATGAAGCATTTGCAAGTGTGGATTTCATTAGGATACGTAGTTTAAGAATTCCGCAAGAAAATAAAACTACCTGTAATACTAGTTAATGGTAATGTCTGAGTCATGAGGGGCAGACCGTATCCGCTTCCGCGATTAGTTTAATTGGTAAAATGCCGGGGTTGCGCAGCCACCGGTGATGTGTTTGGTTCGAATCCCTCATCGCGGGCTTTATAAGAAACTAATAAGGAGTAAATATGCCACTCTATAAGTATACCTTTGACAAGAAGGTCGATGGAGAAGACGACTATAGTCTTACTTTGGAATCAGAAGATGGATCGACCTACTCACTTTGGGTAAAGAATATCGGTGAGATTAGTCCTGATGAGTTCGTATTTGATGTTGATATGAAGAGGGGCAGCGAGACCAGTCACCTGTATGCTAACCTCACTAGGGAAGCAGTTACAGAACTGCGTGACTACCTCAGCGCTCAACTCAACGCCAAGGAGTAAACATGACTGCTGTTATTGTTTTTACCGCCTTTGTCCTCTTTTCATGGGCACAGTCCTTCAACAAGTTGAAGGATAACCTGTGGAGGCCGGTAGTGAGCAAGGATACTAATGCCGGTCACCTTTTCCTTGGTTTTGTTATCTTTGTTCTACCTCTGTACATTTGGCTTGTGGTTACGGTAGGATGGATTCTACCGACCATTGCTATTGTACTTTTTTCTGCAATCAACTTCGGCATTGCCATCCATGAGATTGAGGCGTATGGTGGACTCAGGACAACGAGACGTGATCTGGTCATTAGTGTTCTGTTCTACGTTCCGATGATTTTTATGCTGTTTCAGGCAGTCTTGACACCGGCCCTCTAGGGTGCTAATCTAGAGGAACAAGGGGCCGACAGGTTTCGATTACTACAACTAAACATGGTTCTCAGTCGTGATTGGACGGATCACTAAAACGTCCAAAAACAATAAATGCAGACTACGCTCTAGCAGCCTGATTTAGTTCAGGATGGGGTTCTCTAACACCTTATTAACCAAGTTAGAGTTTTCAGTAGTACAGTTGTCAACTCTGCCAAAGTTGAAGGTGGTCCAGTTCGCTGGCGCAGATGGGTGATATCTTAAAGCACTATGACTGTAAGACGGAACTATGCGGACGGTAGTAAGACGGAGGTTCAAATCCTCCCGGCTCCACTTAACTAACACAGCGGACAAGGCTTAGGCCGGTGACCAGCACAAGTATGGCAACAAGAATGCCTAACTGGAACAAACGGGTGGGATGCGAGTGGCTGACCAGTTGGTTATTAACGAAAGGTGAACAATGGCAGATGTACGACAGGACGAGTTAATCTTTAGTGATAATGCGTTCGCAGCAATTGAATTGCGCGGTGTAGTGTATTTTGTACATGCAGCAGCAGCAAGTCAGATCAAGGCCAAGTTGAATGAAGAGATTATCTGGAACGCCCATGCACCACGCATTCAGGAGTTCCTAACTGGTGTATCAGCATTTGCAATCGACTTTGACAATGGCAAGGTTCTAAAGCCGACTAAATGAAAGGCCACAATGGCTAAGGCAAGAAATTATCACTTCCACGGTACCCCCGAACAAGTGAACAGATTGAAGGAAGAGTACGAGTTTCTTGGACGCCTTGTGCGTATTGAGGAACCGGGACACTTGGTTGTCCTCGCTCTCCCACCCAAGAAGGAAAAGAAAAAGGTTGACCCCCGAAGAGAAGATCGAAAGTCAGGCGAAGTTCGTTCGCAAGCACCTAGAGGGAATCGCTAATAATACGAATCGCCGGGTAGTTGATGAGGACTCTTGGTACATTGGTATGCTAAGAGGACGAGAACTATCGCTTGAATGGGCATTAAGAGAATTACGTGGCGAAGGTCATGACGAAGCATCTGAGAAGATCATGAACGATAACATTGAAGAAAGACTTCGCCCAAACAAGCAGACTTGACAAGCGCTGTCACAGTCTGTATGCTTATAAGACACAAATAAACGCCGGATAATGGATTGCCGGTAACATACGAAACGAAGAGAACTAAGTGTAAATTCGGAACGCACTTTAAACAAGGGATAAATGGCCGTGTTAACCAGTCCCTTATATTCCCCCGTAGCACAATTGGTAGTTGCATCTGACTGTTAATCAGAGGGTTGCAGGTTCGAATCCTGCCGGGGGAGCGTGGAATTAGTGTAGTGAGCACGGCGGTCACCGGGACCGTTAGCGTTACGTTGCGAGGCGTAGCATTCCGCACCACTTGTAATCCGAGGGTGGGCGATGATAAGGCAGATACGGCCATGACAGGTAATGCTGAGATGTGGAACGGTATCGTGTAGGATTACGATAAGTGCCGGTGGGTGTAAGTCTAACACCGCTCCTTTTACTAGGAGAGAATGGAAGTTCAAGTCTTCCCCGGCGCACCATGGTCTTGTAGTATTAAGGGAAAATACCATGCCGGGAAGGCGTGGGGACGGAGGTTCAAACCCTCCCGAGACCTCCACTTAACCAAACAACCAAAGGATAAATCATGGAGCGTAGAACAGTAGTAAAGGGTGCTGCATGGACAGTGCCAGCAGTTTTGATTGCTACCGCCGCTCCTGCTGTTGCCGCTTCTGTAACAGAAGGTCTGGATACCGATAAGTCATGTAAGTTGCCTGCTCAGCGTCAGGCTGCCGACTATCGCCTTTATCTGACTCTGACCGGTACGCACAATGTACTTGGTGTAAATATCAATGGATTCCCAGCAACAGACTGGACACCAAATGTAGTCGATCCATCTAACAATACTATTACGGTAGGAACTATCCAGAACGCTAACACTCAGGTGCTCTTTGATGTAATTACTGATAAGGGAACGTTCATCGGGTACGTCAAGGCAAATCCTTGTAAGAGTTGATATGACAGATTATTCAGATTACGTAAGCCTAGCCTCTTTGGGTGTTACCCCCGGCGCTGACAACACAGCGGCAATCCAAACTGCTATTAATAACAATAGCAAGATTCTGGTTCCTGCCGGTGAGTTCAGAGCGGACGGTCTTGTAGTTAATGGCAAGACCGGTTTCCGCATGCACTTTATCGGAACTATCAAGCGTAGAGACAATTCGCCAAGACAGTCGATCATTGCCTTTGTTAACTGTACTGATACAGTCATTGATACGATCAATACTGACGGTAACGTAATGAATAATAAGTTTGCTGTCGGCGGTACGCTTTGGCCGGTGGATGAGGCAAAGCATGATATTCGTCTTGACAATTGCACAAACTTCACAGTAACCACCCTGAACAGCAAGAACCCAGCAGGCGATAGTATTTACATCGCCGGTGGTTCTACCAACAATACCTCAGGCGTGTACATTGACACAGTGAACTCCATATCAGATTCTCACACTGGCAGGAATGCTGTTTCTATCATCAAGGGATCGATTTTCAGATTCCGCAGGATTAATTCTGTAAAGACTGGTCACCAAGGTGATACTGCTACCGGCGCTATTGCAATGCCTTCGGGTTTTGACATTGAGCCTAATGATGTTGCTGGTGATTCAGTAAGCAATGTTGTGGTCAAGGAATTGGTATGTACGTCAGCCGGTGGTGGAGGTCTAGGCATCTACTCAGTCGCCGGTAGACAAATCTCTGACGTTACTATTGACAGAGCAGTCATTACCAAGGAGACTGATGTTAGGTCTGGTTCAGCCTGTGTCATCGTGAGAGGCGCGACCAATGTTCATATCGCCTCACTTGACTGCAATGGAATTGGTATTTCTTCGGGTGTGTCGATTGATGACTCTAAGAATGTAACAATTAGAAGCATGGGAGTAACTAACGTCGGGGGTGCAGGACTGTCCCTTGGTTACAATGCAGAAGTGTATAATTTCAAAATCTCAGGCTTCATCAATACCTGCACCGGCCACGGTTGTGTAATTTATACTGCAAACAATGGTCTACTCGATCTAAACATTAAGAACCATAGCAACGCATCTTGGGGAATCATCAAGGACGCTGCTAGGGGCACATCTTCAAATGTTGAGTTCAGAGGAAGTTTGGCTAAGGGCACAACAGGAGGATGGGCATTCGGCGGTGGAGGTTCAACCGGATCGACTGTTCACAACTGGCTGCTCAATGGTGTAGACTTCACTGGCTGGACGTTCGACAGAAAGATCGGCGCGGGTGCTGATCTTGCCAATGTTCGCAAGTGGCAATGTAAGAACCTTACAGAAAGTACCGGAGCACCGACAAGTGGTGTATGGCGTAAGGGTGACTATGTTGTCAACACAAACACCAATTCAAATACAAAGTTCTGGGTCTGCACTGCTAGCGGATCGCCCGGTACATGGTCAGCAGTAACGTAAGGAGTAACTAATGCACACTGAACTTGGAGATAAGTTCAAGGCTATTGAGAGGATGCATTCTTCCAGCATCCTGCCTGACGGTTGGCTGATCGTCCGACTTGACGGTAAGGCTTTCCACACCTACACCAAGGGCCTAGTTAAGCCTTTTGATGGTATGCTTCACAGCGCTATGAACAATGCTGTTTATGACACTTGCCGCAACTCTGATATTCCTGTTAAGTTTGCCTACACTCAGTCTGATGAGATTTCGCTTCTCATTGATGAGCGTGAGCATGAGCAGGGATGGTTTGGTGGCAAGGTGGAAAAGATCGTGTCTGTAAGCGCCTCTACCTTTACCGGATTTTTCAACGCACACCACGCGCACGCCGGTAAAAAGCCAGCCGTTTTCGACGCTCGTGTGATCCGTCTGACGAAGCGTGAGGACGTGCTCGACTACTTCCTCTGGCGCAAGGCCGATGCAAATAGGAATGCTATTTCCATGCAGGCTCAGTCGATGTTCAGTCACAAGGAGTTGCAAGGCAAGAACAAGGCTGATATGCTCGACATGATCCGAGAGAAGAACCCTGATGTTCTTCCGATTCCTGACCCGTTCTTCAATGGCCGATACTTCTACAGCGAGGCACGTGACCTTCCATTTGAGTACTACAATAGGGCTACTAACCGTATTGAAAGCACCAATGCAAAGCGCCGGGTGTGGAAGATGGAAACAGACAATGGAATGCTTGACCTTCTAGAGTCTGATGTGTTAAACTAAATAAACAAATAGACCACAAGCGGGTTCAGTCTACGAGACTGGTGGCTCGGGTTTAGGACACCTTTACCTCCCCGCACCTGCCTCTTTCGCTTAATGGTAAAGCCCGACCTTTGTAACGTCGTGCCGTCAGTTCGATTCTGACAAGAGGCTCAAAGAATCTCCTAACTCCTAACTTAATGTAGCAGTCTGGTAGCGGTGTAAGGTTCCATAAAACCCACGACAGGCCGGTGGGCTTCCGAGGCAGACAGATTCTAGGTAGGTTTAGCGGCCTACCGCATGCACTCATAGTTCAGTGGCAGAACGGTCGGCTTATAATCGACTAGTCACCGGTTCGAATCCGGTTGGGTGCACGTATGATAAACTAAATACATGGATATTAATTACGTATATAACGCCAAGGTTGTCAAGTGGGTTGACGGAGATACAGTTGATCTTATGGTTGACCTTGGCTTTAAGATTTATCACGAAATGAGACTCAGACTTATCGGTCTTGACACCCCCGAACGTGGGCAGGCAGGATATAACGAAGCAAGAATGTTTGATGAGTCTCTAGCGCCGGTAGGTAATCTGGTGCAAATTCAAACCTTCAAGCCTCAGAAGGCAGATAAGTACGGGCGTTATCTCGTATATATCGAATCAAATGGGGTTTCAATTAATGCAGAACTGCTTTCTAAGGGACTTGCCGTTCCTTACGATGGTGGTACAAAGTTGTAATCTTTGCCTTGCCGGGGTGTGGGTTCCCCAAATAGACTTTGAATCTATCTACGCAGGTTCGACTCCTGACAGGGCAGCAGTTTTAACCAACCAACCAAGGAGTAAAAATGCACGATGATCTTGCTACTGAATTTGACATTAAGTCTCGACTCTGTGAGAATGAGACGGTCGAGGTCTGGAATATTGATTCCAAGTCGCTCTCTAACGTGATGCTAGAGGCTTCTGCCATTCTAAAGGTTTACGAGGACGAGCATGGTTACGAGCCTTATTCGAACCTAGTTACTCAGCAGGTTGATACCGGCGACGGACTCGACTATAACGGTGTGCTTTACGTTCACCTTTTCTGATAGGAGTTAAATGAAGAACGTTAGGATCGAAGTAGACACTTTCGTCTATGAGACAACTGAGGCTGATCCTGATGATAGTTGGGACAGGCCGAATACCGCATTGGATATTAGCGGTTATCGTGCAGTAGTTGTAAATGACAAGGCCGATGAGAAGCATTACTATTGGAATGATTCACTTACTGTTGAAGTAGATGATGATTCTGATGAGGTCTACGTGGTAGTTGTTCGTTACTCTACCGGCGACACCTTTGGACATGACGATGGTCAGGTCTATCTTGCAGACGCATTTGATGACGAGCAGGATGCTTATGATCTTCGTGATGAATTCAAGAAGTACGATCACTCATATGATCGTAGAGCAGTCGTTCCATTTAACTTTGAATACAAGGGCAAGTCTTACGACATTCCATGGGCTGGATACTTTGAGATTCTTGAAGGTATCCATGTTGAGACAATTAAAATCTCCTGATATAATTATGGGTATTGGTGGGTAAACCAGACAAGCGCACTGGTACCGTTTGCTAGACGGCTAGGAGTTAATAACTCTGGGGTGCAAGTCCTCTGCCCACCGCCCATAATTAGGAGATTAAAATGGGCCGGGCGGTAATGGAATGCGGTTGCACTATCAAAGTCGATGATGACGATGAATTTATAGATTGGGACGAGTATTGTGATATGCACTCGTCCCATCTGTGTATGGACTGTGAAATGCACCAAAGAGAGTTTGATGAATATTACATGGTTCATGACTACATTTGGAATAGTGTCACCATCAATAACGAAGTTTACGGGCTCTTGTGTATCGGTTGTCTAGAGGATAGACTAGGGCGACAGTTAAGGCCGGAAGATTTCACTGACTTTCCGGTCAATTCTAGAGAGAATGCCAAGCAGCATTCTTGGCGACAACAACTAAGGATGGGTTACTTTGGCTGAGTATATTATCAAGGGTTTTCATCTAGGTGATGAAGAGCATATGCTTGGGTATTTCATCGGTCAGCCGGTGAAGTCAAAGGTGTATGAGCCTAAGAAGATCGCATTTGTTGGTAGCAAAAATATCCACAGCATTTACTTTGATGGAGAACTGCTATAGAGTATATTCTAGTCATTAATGATGAGGACTTGAACTCTCCCTACAAGCCTCTTGACACATCGTTTTAACATCTGTAAAGTTCATCTTCCCACCCCGCTCCACAGGAGGCATCATGAAGGCTCAGATTGGCTCACTTAATACAGGACAGAAGATCATCCACACTGAATTTTCAGAGGACTCTCTGACCGTTTCTAGGCTCGTTGTTGGCAAGAAGAAGCAGGACAGGTCAGGCAGGCCGGTAGTTGAGGTAAAGCGTCCGCTAGGCAAGCGTGCTTATACCTATCTTTCTGCTGACACTCTTGTGGAGGTCTAAGTGAGACAAATCCATATTGACCGTGCTATCGAGCAGGCAGCAGCATGGAACAATGATTATGTTGTTCTTTTCTCTCGACCCAATGGAGATACTGACGAGCGCCTAGAGTTTCTTGAAATCTATAAGGACTATCATGAAATGGAACGCGGTAAGTATAAGTGGAGACACCATAGGTATCACCCATTCCTGACTGAGCGTGTCTTTGACGTTAACTATTGGATTGACAAGGGGTAGACAGTTGTTTGAGTTGATGGTAGAGTGGTTAGAAGACGAGGATGAATGCGACCACGTTTGGACCAAAATTACCGAGGAAAAAGCGCAGTGTATTGAGTGCGGTAAGTTATCTTGACACATAGCCGGTAGTGATGTAGACTTAATGAGCAAGAGCAGGAAGACCCCAACTCCTGTGTAAATAAAGGGGCATGCCCGATTGGTGAAATGGTAGACACGCCGGATTTAGGTTCCGGTGCCGCAAGGCGTGAGGGTTCGAATCCCTTGTCGGGTACAATTGATTCTAGGTAAGTTAGGCATCCTGTAGGTTCACCTAACCATCCGAAAATCAAGAGGGACCATCGATCTAGACTTCCTTCCTACAGTGGTTGTCTTAATCTGTGGTCCCGATACTTGCCGGTGTGGTGGAATGGCAGACACGCTAGATTCAAAACCTAGTGTCCGAAAGGACGTACGAGTTCAAGTCTCGTGGCCGGTACTGTTTCTCTAATATCTAACTTTGGGTTTGCTATAACCACTAGAAAAGGAGAAACAAAATGAGCAATATCTATTACAATCCTGAGGACTTCGGATTGGAAACAATCGGAGAGTTCGATTGGTATGAAGAATCATATGAATTTGATATCACGGCAGTCTGGAAGAGCAAGCGTGGAGAATACTGGATCGGAAACGACTCAGGATGCTCATGTCCTTCGCCCTTTGAAGACTTTAGAGATATCAATGACCTTGATGGACCATACAAGAAGTCTGAATTGAAGAAGAGGTTGAACTACATGGTTACTGAAAGGGACTACTACGGTAGGCCGGAAGCAGAAATTAGAAGTGATATCTCGGCAATTCTAGACAGGATCAAGTAATAAACAAGGCTTGACGGACCATTCCCGAGCGATGCTATGCTGTGGCGTTCACGATGCAGTTAGTCCAGTCACTAGTAAGTCAAGCGGTAGAAAGACTAGAGCAGCATAAGGGCTTTCTACAAATGCCGATAGGGATCAAACTTGCTTTGTTGTTTGACCCTTGATATAATGCTATTATCATGCCATATAAAGATCCAGAAGCCAGAAAGGCTTACGCAGCAAAGCATTATAAGGAAAACAAAGAAAAGTACAAGAACGGAAGTCGGCAGTACCGAAAAGCAATGATTGCCACGGTAAATGCACTAAAGGACAATCCATGTACTGATTGTAAGCAATCGTATCCATACTACGTTATGCAATTCGATCACATTGCTGATAACAAGGATGGGCACATTGCTGACCTTATGAGAAGCAAAGGGTTGGCAACGGTACTCGCTGAAATTGAAAAATGTGAGTTGGTATGTGCCAACTGCCGTGCAGTTAGAACACATATGCGTAGACTTAACCCTACAGGGTAATTTTCATTGACACCCGGCCCGGTAGACGAGTAGACTCTACATACCTACGAGAACAGGAAGAACAATGAAATTAGATACCCTTCCTGTCGCTGACCTTGATCAAATGATGGACTTTGAACTAGTCTGTCAATGGTGCGAGGCACCGGCAGAGTACATGTGGCGTCATCATGACATAGCACATTTTAACTGTGGCGATTGCGCAGAGGACAATATTCGCATCCGAGAAGAATTGATCTTTGAAGGCAACACTACCGGATGGTGTGCTGGGTGCTATGTAGTAATCGATATTATCAACATTCAATTCGTCAAGATTTAGGAGTGTCCATGGAGCCTCGCCTTATCGGCAGTGCAGCAGCGAAGATTTGGTTTCCTGATCTGAACCGTGAGCCAAAGGATTACGATTACTTCACAGATGAGAAGATGCCAAAGGATTGTCTTGGCAAGAGGATTGAGACTTTCTACCACCCGGCCCTAGAGAACTACACGTGGGATTACCCCAAGTATGCGTCGGCTCGTGAGTTGTACACCATTAAGGTTTCTCACCTGTTCTGGGACAACCGCTGGGTCAAGCACGCAAAGGATGCTATCTTCTTTCAGGAGAAAGGTGTAGAGTTCCATCGGCCCCTTTATGATATTCTATACCCGATCTGGGTTGAGCACTACGGTGTCAAGCGTGCTCGTCTGCCTCGCGGTGCTAAGGCAGAGAACTTCTTTACTGCTGCTGTTGATCGAAAGTACGAGCACGATTCTATCCACGCTTCGGTTGCCTATTACGATAAGCCTCTCTTTGAGGTAATTCTTGTAGATGGTGAGGAAGTCGCGGTGGATTGGACGAAGTTTGAGCAGATGACTCATACTGATAAGTTGCGTCTAGTTCGTGAGGAAGTATACGCTACTGCTCTAGAGCGTAAGATTATCCCAAGCGACTATAAGGAAAACCCTGTATTTGCCTACCGATGGGCATTGCAGCAGACCATTACCTCTTTCTGGAAGGGTAAGTGGGCACTCTTCGCGGCGCTGAATCTAAAGGATTTGGTTGTTCCCGAGGTCGATTATGTTCAGGTCCATAAGGACAATAAGGAAAGGCTAATTCTTCTATGATTAAGGCAGTCGAAGTTTATAATCTTCTCTCTGATTACTATGAGGACAATCCTCGTTTTCAGCAGGGATGGGACGGCACCTTTGAGCCGGTGGATGAGGACTACGACGGTGAGGGTGTAGAGTACATGCTTACCGAAGAGCGCAAGACTCTTGTTATCGAGAATGTCGGCAAGTTTGAGTATGTCGCAAACGGTGGTATCCGTCACGACGGCGGGGAGATTTATCAGGTTATCAAGTTCACCGATCTTGAAGGTAACTCCGAGAACTTTGTTCGTTTTGGCCGGTACTCTTCTTGGGATTCTGATTATTGGGAGGGCGACTGGCAAGAGGCTGAGTCCTACGAGCACACCGAGACACGATGGAGGGCACGATGAATGCACAGGATGTTCTAATTTTTGCTGCACTGACTGTAGCAACTGATTACCACAATGAGTGCCTTGAAAACGGCAAGTATGATGAGTATGAGAAGAAGTACCGTCATTACAAGCGCCCCGAGGCTCCTAAGTTAGAAGATTTTCTCACCGAGTATGATACGGTTAAGTGGGGCGAGGTCACCGATGCTCTTTATGGCAATCCTGTTGCAAATGGCTACACCTTTGAGCACGATGGTCAGAAGCATTTCGTCAAGGAACTCGACCAGTTCGGCGGTGAGGGTCAGGGCGATGGGTATTACCACATCTATGAGGTAGATGGTAAGACTTATAAGTTGGATGCCTACTACGCTTCGTGGGATGGTGTTCATTGGGATGACGCAGAACTCTTTGAGGTTAAGCCCAAGGAGGTTAAGGTTATTCAGTGGGTGAAGGTATGAGCATTCTCGATGAGGCTGTAAAGGCTGGACACTTTACAATTACATATCAGAGCCCTTCTTATAGAGACGTTTGTGACCCAATCCTCTCTACCGGCGAACTGGCTTTCCTTCTGTGGGATGGAAATGCTGTCAAGTTCGACGGTGAGCCGGTGAGGATTGTGGAGCGCAGTACCTTTTCCTCCTACAACGACCGTCATAAGGAATCTATGTACGTAGTTTTTGAGACTCTTGGTAAGACATGGATCGCAAATGGTCGGTACGACTCGTGGGATGGAGAGCACTTCTACGACTATAATGTGCAAGAGGCTGTTAGCATCAACATTCCCAAGTGGGTTGCAAAGTCTGAGGCTAACTGATACACTTTAGATACACCGGGCTTTCTTTCTCACGGGAAGGCCCGGTGTATTAATCTATAAGGAGACAGATATGAAGAATACTAATTCATTCTCATCTGTCGCCGCCAAGGCATTTGCTAGGGATAAGTTCGGTAATGAATATACCGGAGAAGCGCTTTTCATGGCTATCCTGCTTCACTGCTCTGGTGGTGACAGGACGCCGGAAGGCGAGAAGGAAATTGCCGAAATGCTAGATGATGTAAACATTAAGGCAGATAAGCAACGCAAGAGAAAGCGCAAGTAATGGCAACTTTAGAAGTTGGAAGTTCATCATCACGCTGCTCTGACTGTAAGCAAGGTGCTAACCCGCACGAGACTCATCACAATACTGTTTGGGAGTACAGTCCAGATAGTGGACGGCCCGGTTGTGGTGCAGAGTATGACCGTGTTAGTGTTGGGTACTACAACGGCTCAGAGACACCGCAACAGATGCTTCAAAGATTGAAGTACAGGCGGGGCTTTGCACCGAATGTGCCTGATGAATACTGGCACATTTTTAGTTTCGACTTCGGAGGCTGAAATGCGTAAGGGAATGCTAAAGAATCAGGACAAGAAGGTTAAGCGGTGTCCTCACTGCGACACCGGCACTGTCTACACCGCTGACTATGTTAAGCACAATCCCAAGATCGACGGGGTAGATGTGTGCGAAGACTGCTACGTCAATCATCTTATCAATAAGTACCACAACAAGGAGAAGTAATGAAGTGCGCTCTTTGTGGTACTGATCGAAAGAGTAGACTTCAAATTCTATACCGCCACACTGGACGAGGTTATCCTTTCGATTATTCAACTGTTGAAGTCTATGTTTGTTATAACCGACGAGCCTGTAAGAATAGGAGCAAGTCCAATGAAGCGTCGTCCTGAGGATTGGTGCAGAATTCATAAGGTAGTCATTCTTGACCCTGACGGGTGGCGTGGTGTAGACTCTCCTTCATGGGATACTCCCATCGATGAAGACGAGTTCTTGGAGCGTATGAGCGTTTCAACCATTTGCTCTAGTGACAAGGGCCTACGATTTAAGGTTGGGTAATCATGAAACTTCTAATTCAGGGTGATCTACATGGAAACCTTCAAGTTGCCCTAAAGCGTATTGAGCAGGCAGTTGAGGAAAACTGTGAACTCATCATTCAACTTGGGGACATGGGGGTTTGGCCCGGTTATAGCGGCATCGTCTATCTTGACGAAATGAATGCTGCTTTGATGAAGGTTAACCGTCGTATTCTCTTTGTTGGCGGTAACCACGAAGACTATGACCTTATCGAGTCTTGGGAAAAGTTGAACCCTCGCTCTACCAACGGTCATGTTTACGTACGATCTAACATCCTTTACATTCCTCGTGGGTGTGTCTGGAAGTGGGGCGGTAAAAGGTTCCTAGGTCTGGGTGGCGCTGTGAGCATCGACAAGGCATACCGCACGCCCGGTGAGTCGTGGTGGTGGCAGGAAGCCATTACTAATGAGCAAATGTACACCGCTGTTCAGAACGCTGCCGGTAAGGAAATCGACTACTTCTTTACCCACGACTGTTCTGACCGTACCGTATGGAAGGACCGTCTAAAGCCTGACGAGGACAGCCGTGCCAATCGTAAGAAGATCGATTGGGTGCTTGACCGAGTTAAGCCAAAGATGCACTTCCATGGGCACATGCACACGTGGTATGACTGGAAGTTGGACCATGCAAAGCCATTCTCTGGTGAGGACGGACCATATACTCAGGTTTATGGTTTGAACATGGAGGGTGACCGAAACGCGGCCGGTATTCTCGATATCGATACCGACGAGTTTAAGCAACTTCCTTGGAAGATGCCTCGGTACAATTACCTCTAATAGATAGGCGGGTGAGTCTTGACGGCTCACCCGCCGTCTGTTACGCTACATAAAACGCCACAAACGACGAGAGGAACAACCATGTTCTGGATCATCCTTGCTATTGCGATTGGCATTCTTACCTTCTTCTTTGCTGGTGGAGAAGAGGGACTAATTGCTTTCTTTATCTCTGCACTCTTGGGGTGTGTGATAGGTGGAGCACTTGTTACACTTTCCAGCACCGACCGAATCACCCTAGAAACCCAAAAGAATGTTCATGTGAATCTAGATGTAATCAATAATACCTCAGCATACACATGGACCTACAACGGCAAGAAGTATGCTGTTGCCACTGACCCTGATGGGGCAGACTCACCATATCGAGTTGAGACAGTCTCCGGTATGGATAAGACAGTAACTCTTCAAAGGTATGTCGCACCTAGCAACTTCTGGACCTTCTTTGGTGCTAAGTCTGAGGACACCATTTACATTATCAATACCGGCACTCTAGTTAAGTAATAGGAGTAACGTTGATTCCCAATAATAAGAACACCTTCACTGTTGATAATAACCTCGGCGGTGACAAGGTTAAGATGAAGATTAGTGCAGATGCCACGGTGCATCTGATGAGCCTTCTAACTGACCTCTACTCCGACCCTGAGTTGGCATGTATTCGTGAATACAGCACGAACGCTCGTGACAGCCACATTGATGCAGGCAACACGAGCACGCCAATCCGTGTGACTACTCCCTCTGCTCTTGATCCGTATTTCACGGTGCAGGACTTTGGTGTTGGGATGGACGAGCGTACCATTCGTGAGATTTATTCTCAGTACGGTGAGTCTACCAAGCGCCAGCAGAAGACCACGAACGGCTCTATGGGTATCGGTGCAAAGGCTGCTCTTGGTTACACCAATCAGTTCACCGTCGCCGGTATCAAGGATGGTGTCAAGACTCTAGTTAGCGTTTCTCGTGATGAGGACGGTAGCGGTGTTATGGAGATTGTTCACACCGGCCCTACCACTGAGGCCAATGGTGTGACTATTAAGATTCCTGTCAAGCCCGGTAACTCATTTGATAACAAGGCAAAGGTCTTCTTCTCGTTCTGGCAGAAGGGCACGGTGGTGCTCAATGGAGTTGACCCTGTAAAGAAGCGTGAGGCTCTTACAGACCGTATCTTTTTCGATGACAACCTCTCATACGATGTAATTGTCATGGGCAATGTGGCCTATCCTGTGGACATGCAGAACTACAGCATTTCTGGCAGGGACCGTCGTAAGGTGGCCTGCTATGTTGAAATGAATGGTCGTGATGAGGTTACCTTTACGCCTTCTCGTGAGGGCCTTATCTACAATGGTGTTACGAAGAGCGCGGTGGTGAATCTGCGTAACGAATACCAGAAGAGGATTCGTGAGCACGTCGAGCAGTCCATTGCCGGTGCCAAGGACTATCATGAGGCTTTTGAGAAGTCTAAGACCCTTCGCAATGCTTACACGTGGCTTGGTAACAGTGTTAAGTGGAATGGTATGGAACTTTCCAACTTTGGCATTGTTGATGACCGTAGACACGATTCTAGGGGCAATCCTGTCTACGCTGAGTTCCTTCGCTGGGACTTTGAGGGAACCTACCGCCCGGTGCGTGCTGGATACTCCTTGAACTACAGTGAGGTAATCAATAAGAACTACATTATTGTCACCGGATATGCAGCAAAGAAGACCATTTCTACTGCAAACAAGGAGCGTATCAAGGAATACATCTACGAAATCAAGAAGTGGGCTACAAGGGGTAACCACTATTACACTCAGGTGTATCTCACTGATCTTGATGAAATCACCAACCAGCACATCTTTGATGCTGAGGCGCACCAGATTGCCAAGTGGTCTGATATTCTTTCCAGCACCCGCGAGCCAAACATTAGTGTTGCTCCAAAGGTCGCCGGTAAGTATCACTGCTGGGACAGCGCCGCAGGTGGATTCGTTCTTCGCCCGGTAAAGGATAATGAGAAGATCATTTACTGGACCGGTGCGCGTGATGCTCACAAGCCAAGCCGAGAGCACATCAAGGATATCGCTAAGCATATGCCTGAGTACACCATGATTCAGGATAATGCTAACCGTCACGCAAAGTTGAAGAAGGACTTTCCTGACGCTAAGGAATGGTACTTGTTCCGAGCAACTTATGAAAAGAATGTTGCTAAGCGAGACTTTGAGAAACTAGACGCGGCGTACTTTGAGCACTACTATGTGAACAGAAGTGTTAGGGCTGCCTCTCTCGGTATCAATGCATTCTCTGGAACTGTCCTTAAGAGGCTTGACATGCTCGATGACAAGGAGTACGCTAGTATTGCACGTATGGTTCTAACGAGGCCCGAAAATGCTGGGTTCGCGGTGAATCATTCGGAGTTTGAAGATGCTGTTAAGAAGGCACGTCCTGCCGCTGCTAACAGGGACTTCATTAAGGATTACCCGATGCTCTCTCCGACTGTCTGGAACGAGCGTCCTGATGCAGTCGTGGAATACATGAATGCAGTTTACGCCAATCGAAAGGGAACTAACTAATGGCGATTAAGTATAATCTGGTCGGAAGCGAAGACCAGCAGAATATCACTGTCGTTCTCGATGGTGAAATGTACGTCGCTAATAGCGACAACCCAAATTGGCACAAGATTGTACAGAAGGTCATTTCCAATGACGCTGATGGTCTAGCCGATCTTTTCTCACCGGCCAAGGCTGTTGAGAATAACTTCAAGGCGATCACTGAGCGTGTCGCGGTGCAGGGTGGAACTATCCTCTTTGATGGTGACCCTGTGGACAATGCTCTTACCAAGCAGATTGTCCGATTCCTTGATGAAGGTGTTGAGGACTGGAAGCCACTTGTCGCTTTCATGGAGAAGGTTCAGCAGAACCCAGAGCAGCACTCACGTGAGCAGTTGTACGAATGGCTGTCTCGTCACGACTTTGCGATTGACGACGAGGGTAACATCGTTGCCTACAAGTCGGTTTACCGTAAGGATGACGGGTACAAGTCGCATGCCTCTGGTGTCGCTTGGGTAAATGGCGTTAAGCACGAGGGCCAGATTCCTCAGAAGGTTGGAGACATTGTTACAATGCCTCGCTCTGAGGTTGCTTTCGATCCTGCTCAGGCATGTTCGGCTGGTCTTCACGTGGCAAGCCACAACTACGCATCCAACTTCCTTCGTGGAGAGGCACTGCTTCACGTTCGTGTTAACCCACGTGACGTTGTGAGCGTTCCTACCGACTCTCATTGGGAGAAGGTTCGTGTCTGCCGATATGAGATTATCGGTGAGGGTGAGAAGATCGAGAGCGCTTCTTACAATGGTCGCCACCGTGACGGTGTTATTGACACTGCCGGTAATGCTTTCTTCTCGGTAATTGCTGCGGTAAACGATTGGGAAGATGACGAGGACGATGACGACGATGATTATGATTCGTGGGATTCGTGGGACTACGGCGATGACGTAGACTCGTGGACATTCTGAGCAATTGACTTTCTCCTATAACGCGGGATAGAATGGACCCGTATTAAGTCCCCTTAGCCCAACGGCAGAGGCAGCAGATTTAAACCCTGCAAAGTATCGGTTCGAATCCGATAGGGGATACGCAAAACCCAAACTAAACTTAGGAGAAAACATGTTTGCAGTTGTTCTACTTGGCCTGATTGCCGCTCCACTTATTGCTATCGGTGCTGCCTTCCTTCGCGCACTGGTTCTTTTCTGGCCGACCATGCTTCTGCTTGGTGCTGTTCACTCGCACATTCCCGCTATTCCGTCGCTCGGTTGGCAGGCAACTTTCCTTGTTGTCGCTCTCATTAGCCTTCTGGTCCCGGTTGCTACGTCGAGTAGTAGTTCAAAGTCTTGATCGCAAATATGCATATCCGTAGGGACTGGCAGAAGTGGCTAGTCCCTACGGACAGCAACAAGAGAATCACTGCTGTATGCGGCGCTAAGACCTCTGAGAAGTACGCGGGAATTCCGGGGGTATCCAACCAGCGTGTATTTTATGGCAGTGACGGAAACGCCGGATGGTGTATCCACTGTTGTGGTATGGCTCTTGACAAGTTCAACGAACTGTTTGAGAATTACAGCAAGGTAGAAACGTCTAGTCTGGTGAAGAATCAATATGTAAAGGCAGCATCAGTTATGATGCAGCAGATCACCTTTGCAAATACCAGCAGAAGGTAATGTCCACTATTTGACATTAGGAAAACACCTGTGTTATACTTCTATAAGAAGGAGGTGTTTTACCTTATGGCATACCTAGACACAGTACAGACAGCAAGCGAAGTTGTTGCGAACCTATATGTAGTTCCCGGTGCAACTGACGTTGCTCAGGACGCTAAGGACCGTGCAGCAGCAGCCAACGTTGCAGACGTTTCCTACATTGGCTACGCAGCAGCAATGGACAACTACGAGTCACGTGACGATGTTGAGACTCTTGCTCACCGCCGCGCACGTGAGATTAGCACGGATGACACCCAGACTGACTTCACCCGCGCAGCAGATTACGACCCATTCGCGTGATCGTAATTGAGTTTTAAGGGTTGGCCGGGTATTGAAAAATACCCGGCCTTCCTATTGACAGGAGAAATTAAGCCTGTTAAACTTTAAGAAGTGCTGGACTAGTTAAACGGTATAACAACCGTCTCGTAAGCGGTTATTCGGAGTTCAATTCTCCGGTCCAGCCCCGCCCCTATAGTTTCAATGGTTAGAACATGCCCTTGGTACGGGCAAAATCTGTGTTCGATTCACAGTAGGGGCTCTCTCTACCGCCCGGTAGTTGATTAAAGAATGACTCCACAAAGGAGAATACAATGAAGAACAACAATCACAAGCACGTTAACTTCGATCAGGCCCACGACTACGTTGGGCAGAATGCTACTTCTTTCAATCCTGCCATGAAGGATATCTTCTGGGATGGATATGAGATTGTGATTTGGAAGCGAAACCCCGGTGGTTACATGGTTAAGAATGGCATGTTTCGTAATGGAGCATGGGGAACCGTGAGGCGCATTAAGATGACCGACCGAGGCATGTGGAGAGTTCCAGTTAACCCGTGAATCTCCTTGAACAAATGGGGTTAGACCCTACGACTTTCACTTGGCACGACCTAGCACTTTGTAACAGAATAGATAATCCCGACCTATTCTTTGAGGATTATGAAAAGAGTCAGAATGTTGCAAAGCAGGTTGATGATATGTGCCTACATTGTCCAGTCATGAAGCAATGCGCCGAAGCGGGAATGGATGGACAGCAAGGGGTCTGGGGTGGTGTATACTGGAATGGCTCTGGTAAGCCAGACAAGAACAGAAATTCACACAAGACAGAGGAAACATGGCAAGAAATACGAACGCGTTTGGCGTAATCAATATCTTCAATAACATGGACTATGTAAGGTCCGTAGTTGGAGAGATTTGTCGTGCTACACCGCCGCCGTATCGCTCCGTAGATTGGGCAGTAATACCACACCCAGATGGTGACCCATGTCTAATGTTGGTGCTGTTCCTAGAGAACTTCGCTGAGCACAGTACTCCACAACAAACAAGCATTGGTGAATGGGCCGGTGTAGTAATTACAAAAATCCGTAATGCAGGAATTCCCTGCTATCTAATGAGAGTGAGTAAGAATGACATGCAGCGCGTGTGGTAAGAATAAGAATGAATTAACTCCACAGAGGTCTAGGCTGGCAACTGCTACCACTCTCTACTTGTGCAACGACTGCGTTAAGGAAAAGCGCGAGCCACGTTATTTGATTATCCTTCATGGTCGAGCAAATGGCTTTGAATCGGTATCTGAGTACATTAAAAGGCATCGTTACGTTGGCAAGGAAATATCTGCACACGAGTTTGTGTAAAACCTGAGTAAAGGTTTAGTCAAGTTTGAGAATCGTTGACTTTTGATAGTATCGAGATTATACTTATTGTATGTCAAGACTGTCAAAAACCCTTACATGGATGGAGGCTCATCCTGAGTATCTGATTCAGGGCTTCCTAGCAGTTGCACTTCTAATCACAGGCGTGTACATTGCTGGTCCATGGTATGTAGGAGGAAGCACCACTGCAATAGGAGTTCTTAGTGACTCCTCTATTGGTCATATTGTAATTGGAACGAGTTACATGACTACCGGCGCAGTTGGGCTCTACGGAGTAGTGCGGAATTCTGCAAGGGGAAGATATTGGGGCACCATGCTGATGTTTGGTGCTTTCTTCTTCATGGTGCTCCTTAGACTATTGACTATTGGATTTACACCGATCATCTGGGTTCTTATCCTTGCCCTTGCCTTCACTGCTGGTGTTCTTCACATAATTGAATCCCGCAGGAGAGAAAAGCGCGGTGGCTAATATTAGCGACTGGCTAGTACCGGTTCTCACGTTCCTAGGAACCGTATTCGCCGGTGCAGGACTAAAGTGGATTGAAGCGAAACTAAAGAAGGCAAAGGATAAGGATGACACTGCCACAAACCTCCGCAATGAACTAAGAGCGGAGTTGACTGCTCTAAAGCAGGAAATGCAGGCAGTGGAAAAGGAACTAGACGAGTGGAAGGCAAAGTACTTTGAGGCATATGAGCAACTTCTTTTGCTGAGAGTACAATTGGAACAGGCACGACGACTTCTTGAATCTAAGGGTGAGTCTCTTCCTGAACCACCGCCTAATATGTTGCTAAAGAAGAACTTGCCGCCACCGGCAACTGCATGATAAACTACAGGCCGGGGTGTAAAAAGCCCCGGCTCATGGCCTATTGGAGTAGAAGTAACTCGCAACACTCTCAATGTTGAGTCCTCGGAGCGTTACCGGGATAGGCTACGCAAGTAACACACTATGAAAGAAGGTCGCAATATGACTACCTTAACTTTTAATGCTTTTTCTAGCGCATCGCCGGAACGTGAGTTGGTGGTGGCAGACAGGTGTGACCGTTGTGGCGCACAGGCTTTTATGCAGGCAATTAAGGGTGGCAGCGATATTCTGTTCTGCGGACACCATGGAAAGTTCCATCGTGAGGCTCTTGAAGATCAGGGTTGGGTCGTGCTAGACTCGACTTACAAGTTGAACGAGAAGCCGTCTCCTTCAAACGCTGATATTTAAGGAGTTCCCATGGAGGGTTTTGGATCGGGACTTGCTGTTGGTGGTCTTTTCACAATGCTAGTTTTCGCCATTCTTGGTGCGGCCATCACTATTCCCAACTGGACTCAGAGGGTTGAGACCGCCAAGACGCAGGCGTGTGAGGCTCTGGGTGCCAAGGCTGATGGTATTCAGGAAAAGGGCAAGGGCGGGCAGTGTGTCAAGGGCAATACCATCGTTCTTCGGTTTAAGGACTGACTATGATTTGGGCAAAGTCTCTGGTTAAGGTTCTTCCGATGCCGCTGCTAATTGTCTTTGGACAGGCAATGGTTAAGTTGTGGCCGGTAAGTCCTGTACATGTTGTTCTATTGAGCGTCTTCGTTATTCTCTTTGTCTCTGCCGCCGCTTACATTTTGGATTCATACGAGTCCATTGAACGAAAGGCCCGGTATGGAAAGCATCTACGGTAAAGAATCATATTCACAGTCAAAGGTTTTGTATCTTGCAGGCCCGATTGAATACTGGTGGCAGGAAGATCGTTTTGATACCCCGCTTGCTGTTTCGTATAGGTGGTGGAGAGATGAACTATCTCGGGCGTTTGTAAAGGCAGACTTTCTTGTCTACCGGCCTTGGGAGGCATTCAAGGGTCCATGGAACGAGAGAATGCAAATTCTAAATGACGTGGCGGTAGAGAAGTCTGATGTTCTTCTTAACCTTACGCCTTCTGCTGTTCCTACCGGCCTTGGCACACAGCATGAAATCGACTTCGCTCGTGACAATGGAGTTCCTGTTATACACCTTGGCTTCCCATTTGCAATTGAGCACGTGGATGGATATGGCGGGTATTGGTGGGAGAAGCAGGCCATAGAAATCCTTAAAAACCATGTAGCCTTTGTTGACAGAGTGATTAGAGACTGATAGACTCAATATAATTGAATATGGGATATAGATGTTGTGGCCGCATGTCACCTTGCCATGGTGATCGCACGGGTTCGATTCCCGTATATCCCTCTGAGCCTAAAGCATTAAAGTGATGCGTCAAGTTGTGGCCTTGAAGAAGACGTGGCAGTAACGTCTAGGCTCCCCACTTAATTAGGGAGAGAAATGAAGTTCTATTCACTACGCGCTCAAATCTGGGAAGACGACCTAGAGGGCGAAATCATGTACTACGTTGCTCAGGCTTTTGACGAGTCTGGACAGGACGATGAAATCATCGCTCATGGCGTAGGAAATGATTGGGCAGATGCAGAAAAGCAAGTACGTCAGGCTGTGATTTCAGTTCTATGAAAATAGATTACGACAGCATCGCATTGCAATTTCTTTTGCAAGACTTTACTTGGAATATTGATGGTGAAGACAAGGTACCTACCGCCGAGGAAATCAAGACCGCCGTTGAGAGGGCTACGGTTTTGTTGGATGAGGTCGGCGGGGGTACGTTAACCGTTGGTCATCTAGTTATCACAAAGATGGATGACAACGAAGCAGTGTACGATATCTACGTACACATGGGTACTCTAGGAGAGTAATGAAGTTTGTATATGATTACAGTTTTGAGCCTGACAGTAGCACTATCAAGAAGGTGTATTACGATTATCAGAACAAGACCTTAGCCGTCGAGTTCAAGCACGGCGGGTTTGCTGGTTATGTCAATGTCAATCCGGGTGCTTACAATGGTATTTGTAATGCTACTAGCGCCGGTAAGTTCTACAATTCTTATATCCGTGGCATTTATCAAGGTGCTCGCGTTGATGACGTTGAAAAGCGTAACTACGAGACAACTGAGAATACTGCCGAAACAAAGTTTAAGATTGTTGCCGAGGTCACTGGCGGTGTTACAATTGAAGTTCGCGCTGATGATATTGCCGGTGCTCTAAAGGTTGCCGAAGAGCAGATCAACAAGGCATTCGAAGGCGATGTAAAGATTTCTTTTAAGGGAGTGAATGCAGTTTGAGTGTTACAGAGATTTCGTCTGTAAGTGATTTGACCACCGCGCTAGATGCCGGTGGAGTAGTAGTTGTGGATTTCCACGCAATTTCTTGGTGTATCCCTTGCCAAAGATTCCTCCCTCACTACGAGGCTACGTCTGAAAAGATGAGCGATGTTAAGTTCCTTGCTGTGGACATTGACAAGGCTGATCGTGACCTTGTAGACTCTTACAAGATTCAGAGCGTTCCTACCGTCCTTGCTTTCAAGGATGGGGAACTAGTCGGGCCGGTAGAGGCTAAGACTGGAATCAAGTTATTGGCAGAACTTTCAAATATTTGATAAAGGAGTCCCACATGGATAACCTCATTGGTGGTATTACGAGCATTGTAATTCTTGGCGGTGTGCCGTTCGCGGCATATCATATTTCTCGATTCATTGACCGTCTGACTAAGTGAGGTTACCATGTGGGATTTGTTTATTAATGTCCTTCTTCCTTTGTGGGTTATTATCGGAATGTTCGGCCTTGTTGCTTCAATTATGTATCTCTGCATTAAGGTTTCAGATTACCGATCAGAACGTGATGACCGGTACCCTAGCAAGAAGATTCTTGCGCACAGAGCAAATGAGGTATACAAGGCTGTATGGCTTGTTGTGGCAGTGATTTTCCTGCCTATTGCCATTATCCCCGCCGCGCTATACTTCCCTGCCAAGTGGGTCAAGGCTTCTTATTACTTCTTCAAGCAGTTGAACGCTGACCGAAGGGGAGTCGATGCGCTTAACTAAAAGGATTATGGTGGTTGCTCTTGCTGCCACCGCTTTCCTAATTCTAAGCCTCGTTCTTAGACAGGAGAATAAGTTCCCCTATAAGAGCGTCTGCGTTTTTGGCAACCTGTCTGTCATTGGGGATCAATTTTGCGAGCGCTCACCGGCCTTTTCTGACGGTCCTGACGGGCCGGGGTGGAGAGGTTGGGCATACTTGCCATTAGATGCTCCTCTACCGGCCATAGGAACGAAGATAAATTCGCCACTTTGGAGAGTAGAAGGTTGGGACGAAGGCTTGACCCGTACTAACTGAGCATGTAGAGTTACATCATCAAGTCCGAACGACGAAGGAGAAAATATGTCCACTCAGAGCCGTTTCTTCGCTGACCTTGGTCTGCCTTATCAGGCTGAGAATGTCCACCAGATGTTTTCTGCAATCGATTCTGCCGGTGACCGTGAGGTTGTTGTGGCTCAGGTTGCTCCCGGTCGGTATTACATCGGATATGGTGATTCTGACCAGACGACTGCTGTCGAGAAGAACGTCAAGAGCGTCAAGAAGTATCGTGTTACTTCTGTGACTCGTGTCAAGAAGGGCTGACATGACTATACTTATGATTATCCTCGCTATCTATGCGGGATGGATGCTTCTGGGGTATCTCGCTTTCCGAATCACAAACAAGTTTCGTAAGGGCATGACACTATGGGAGCATGAGGTTAGTCCCGGCAGAGCGCGATTCAAGCACCTGACTCCCAAGATGGGTATGTGTTATATGCTCTTCGGTGGTGGCTTCGCAATGTTCTTCGTTATGATGACCGTACTTTTCGTTAGTATTGGCCGGTGGTACAATCGAAACTTCTCCAATGGATTTAACAGTAGTCTTGGAGCCAACAATTTCTTCGGCATCAAGTAAGGAACATTATGGAAAAGTTTGGTGCAACTGTAGGTGTTGTTCTTCTGATTGTCCTGATTATCGGAGGAATCATCTACTACGGCAATGAGAAGCGCACATGTGACAATAAGCATGGTGTGCTTGTAGTTAAGGCTTCTGGCGGGTATGGTTGTGTTCCATCCGTCGATACTCCCTGAAAGGTAATTAATGGACGCCAAGTCAAAGATCGAAAAGGTCGCCAAGGGTGTTGCTCTTGGAATGACAATCTATAACCACGGCAAAAACCTGCACAATTGGTACACCAACCGAAACAGGTACTTCGCCACGGTGGAAGACGATGCTTTCGGTTACGGAGAACTGATGGCTTGGCTCAACGAGCGAGTTACCGGAAAGAACTATAAGTTTCTCGTGGATCGTGATGGCATTGCTCGATACCTCGATGCCAAGGAGGGTATTCCTGTTTACATCGATGGTCACAAGTTGACTGTTTCGATGGGTCAGGACTCTCCTGATAGCCCAATGGAGGCCATGGGTGGTGCACGTCTTATCAACCGCCGCGAAGTTCTTACTTTCTCTTCCAGTGGTGAAGAGGGAATCCGTGCTCTAGAGCGTCTTCTCGATGATCTTCGTAAGAAGGCCGCTAAGACCGAGAATAAGACATGTCTCTTTAGCGTTGGTAACTATGGATGGGAATGCATTTACCTTCCCAAGCGCACCATGGGTTCGGTCTTTCTTCCTGAGGGTGTCAAGGAGGCTCTGCTTACCGATATCGATAACTTCCGAAACAGCCCTGACGATTACGATAGGGTCGGTATTCCATGGCACCGTGGCTATATGCTCTATGGCGAGCCGGGTAATGGAAAGAGCAGCATGACACTTGCTCTGGCTAATGAGTTGAGTATGGACCTGTATACCCTGAACCTGAGCGCGGTAACTAATGACAAGTCTCTGTCCGCTCTTATCGGTGATGTTACGAACGACTCCATCCTTTTGATTGAAGATATCGATATCTTCACCAGCACGGTGTCTCGTAATACCGAAAAGGAAACGCCTACGCTGGCTGGTCTGCTGAATGCTCTAGATGGTGTGGCTACTCCACGTGGTCTAATCACCTTCATTACTACCAACCACGTTGATTCTCTTGACCCGGCTCTTATTCGCCCCGGACGTATTGACTATAAGTTGGAACTCACTGCTCCTGATGACTACCAGATTCGCTCCATGTACCGCTACGTTTTTGACGAGGAACTTGGGGTAGAGCCACGAAAGTTTGACTCCATGGCTGATCTTACGAACGTGTTCAAGATGAATCTGGGAGATTCTGAGGCAGTTCGTCTGGAAATTAAGGCTTGACAGTGTTGCCCCTAGTAACTACGCTAGGGGCACACTCATTTTAGGAGACTACATGAAGGACAAACTAGGACAAGATCTAGCAATTGGTGATGAGGTTATTGTCGCAACTGGCGCTCGCACTACTGAAATCGGAAAGATTGGCAGCATCGGTAAGAAAATGATTACCGTAAAGAAGGATGGAAGTTACATTTCTTGGAAACGCTATCCGAAAGAAACGCTAAAGATCGGCGGCGGTGCAGAGAAATCCATAACTATTCCAGAGGACATTGCAAAAACTATCCTTCACGCTGCTCGTTTGGCAGTTGGGTTTATCCCAGATGCCAAGATTGAAGAAGTAGACAGTTGGGTCAATGACATGATCTGGACAAAGGAGTAGGTAGTGCTGGCATACCCGCAGAGGTAATGCTCTTGCCTACCGGCCCGGTGTGGTGTAGACTGTTCACGACATAGATGAACGAGCAAGGAGTAATCATGGCATGGGTTCGTGAAGGTAAGGATTACTACAACGACAATGGCATTCGTGTCTCCAAGGTACCGACGACTTTCGGTATTCGTCGTGCTAGCAATGAGTATTGGGCAGCGTTTGACCTTGACGGTAAGCGAATCAGCCCATATCGTAAGTATCTCAAAGATGCCAAGAACGACGCTGACAACACCGGCTGGTCCTCTGACCACTGGATGTGATGACATGAAATATATTGAAGTTGTGACGCGGTATGGATCAAAGCATCTGGCCCACAATCCAACATGGCCTTCCACATACAACATGAAGGGTAGACACTTCACCCTTTGTATGGGAACATCATCGTGGACCGTGGAGTCATGGGAGGAAGAGCCTGATCATCCTCTGCTTACTATTGAGGAAATCCGAGCACTTGAAATGAACTGCGAGACGTGCAAGAAACTGGCAATTCTGACCGCTTAGGAGAAATAATGCGTATTGTTGATGGACTTCTCATCGTCGCCACCCGGCCTAGGAATGAGGATTACACAGTGGACATGGACAATGTTCGAATTGCCATGCGATCCACTCGTCATGAGGGAATGCCTGTGTGGCAAATGACCAACGAGGCTGCTCGTTCGCTTCGTGACCAACTTACTGAGGTTCTAGGAGACTAAACTAATATCGTGCTATTCTTGAATAAACCACTCTGAGGGGAGGTATCAAGAATGGCATGGAAGCGCGAAGGTGGAGACTATTGGAATGAAAATGGTCTTCGTATTATGAAGGTTGAAGACACAGAAACAGGTAAGACACTGTGGGGAGTATTCACCCTAAATAATACGCGTGTTGGTGACCTACATCGCACGCTAAAGGATGCCAAGGCATCTGTAGACGAATAAGTCTTGACAGGCACCGGGCAGTTCTGTAGGCTGCTCTTAACAGACAAGAGTTAGGAGAGCACCATGGAATTCTACATGGTAGGCGGTGCGGTTCGCGATGAACTGCTCGGTGTCAGGTCAAAGGACGTTGATTTTACTTGCGTTCTAGAGCAGGCAGATATCGATGCCTACACCGCGCACAATCAGTTTACTCCGTTTGAATACATGGTTTTATACCTAGAAGGTCAGGGTTTCAAGGTTTTCTTGGAAACTCCCGAGTTCCTGACTGTTCGTGCTCAATTTCCACAGACACAGAGCGCTATTATTGGCGGAACCGCTAGTCCTCTTACGAAGAATCTCACTGCTGACTTTGTGCTTGCTCGTAAGGAAAGCGACTACACAGATGGCCGTCGTCCTGACCATGTTGAGCCGGGTACGCTGATGGATGATCTTGCCCGCAGAGACTTTTGTATGAATGCTATTGCAAAGGACAAGTACGGCAACCTGATCGATCCTTTCAATGGTGTGCAGGATATCAAGGACCGAATTATTCGTGCCGTTGGTGACCCTCGTGAGCGCTTTGAAGAGGATGCTCTGCGTATCCTCCGAGCCATGCGTTTTGCTGTTACCAAAGGTTTCGATATTGAGACGGAAACTGGTAATGCCATGGTCGGCATGACCTACAAGGTGGCCGGTGTGTCGGCAGAGCGCGTGCGTGAGGAACTGACAAAGATGTTCAATGTCGACCCGTCGAAGACTATTGACTTCTTGCAAATGTTTGATATGCTTCCCATCATCTTCAACATGGGAATCAACTTCCAGCCTACAATGAAGGAACGTATTCGATGAAACGCATTTCCACAGGTAAGGCACGGAGACTGAGAAGCATCATTGAGTCTAATCGTTGTCCACGTAGACCCGGCATCACTCATAGGCTACGATGGACAGGACAGATGGTTGAAGAGGGTTTCGATTACACTCGTGGTGGACCCCTCGTGCCTCAGATGCAATGCATGAAATGTGGAAGGATTTCCCCGTGAAGAAGGTTAGAGTTAATCGCAGCATCCTCGCTGCCGGTAATGATAATGATGGTTCGCTATCTGATCTTGTCGGCAGGGAGGGTGTTGTTGTAGGATCACATGAGACGTACAAGATGGTTCGCCTTGATACCGGCGCTGTCTTTCCATTTGAGAAGCATGAACTAACGGAGGTTCGCACTGATGTATTTCCAATTTAATCTTTCTACCGGCGAGGTAGTGACGACCGATCCTATTACTCAGGAACTCATTGACGAAGTTGGCGAGTTTCCAATGCGCAAGGGCCTTGGAGAACTGCTGAACCTGTTCAAAAACTTCGGCAGACTTACAAACATCAAGATCAAAGATGTTTACTACAACCCTGCTCACGTCGTCTGTGTCCAGCACCTTGACCACGAGTGGCTAAAGGAGAAGTGGCCTGATCTTGATTGGTGGGACAATGAGTGATTTGGTAATCCCCGAGTTCAAGGGAGAACACTATTTCTTGTCGAATTTTCACTATCACACACAGCACTTCACTACCGCCGACAAGCCACTGTCCATGCCCACCGCTGAACACGTCTTCCAAGCGGCTAAATACAAGGCTATGCCGACTTTGAGCGAGGATGCTAAGGTTTCCTACGTCGTTAAAATTGCCTCGCTTAAAACGCCTTCTGAGGCCCGTAGAGAGGGTAAGAAGGTCAAGGGATTGGACGTAGAAATGTGGGATGCTATGAAGATCGATGTTATGCGTGAGATTCTTCTGAACAAGTTTACTGATCCGGACCTAGAGGCTAGACTTCTAGGTACCGGCGATGCTATGTTGGTTGAAGGCAACACATGGGGCGATCAGTTCTGGGGGAGATGCGACAAGAAGGGTTATAACATTCTTGGCGTACTGCTCATGGAGATTAGAGGTTACCTCAGGCTGTGCAATCAGAAGTGGCCGGTAATGACAAAAGACGTAGAACTACCACCATACTAGGAGTAATCATGATGCGCAAGTACCGTCATCCAAAGTATATTCATCAGAAGGTCTTTGTTCTTACAGACGATACCGCCCTGCGCATTGAGATTCTTCTTTCTCGTGGTCCTCAATATCAGGACGAGCACGTGATGAACTTCAATACTATTGAGGGGTACCGTGATGCTGAATACGATATTTTCTCCACACTGAGGGACAAGGGCTATGAATTCTTCAACGAGTGAGTACGGATACTGTGACGACTGCCTAATCGAATACCGGGACGAGTACGGTAGTCGGTTTGATTTTGAGTTCACTGACAACTGTGACTCATGTGATGACTTGATCGGTGAGACGGAAAAGGGTAGAGTCTACCGTAACAACCGGCCCGGTAGGCAGGAAGTTTACTACGCTGAGATAAAGAAACAGCAAGACCTTATTGCCAAGTACACCGATGAAATCGAAATGAAGACTCTTGAAGTGGAGAAGACAATGGCTTACATGCAGAAGTTCACCGAAAGTGAGGCAAAGGAGCGACTTGCCAAGGCTCGTAAGGCTGTCGGTCTTCCTCAGGCTACCGGCCCTGATGATGTGGGTAAGGCCGGTAGGGAAATCGCCATCCCTTCCGATGTTGTTCCTACTCCATTCGTAAACTACAAGCGTCCTCTGGCTTCGCCACACATGGAGATTAAGGTTCCCCACGAGACTGAGACAGGAGTTGTCATGCCACCACTGCCCAAGCATGAGTGCGAACTTCCCAATGCTGTAAAGACTCACACTGACAAGTGGGAATCTAAGAACAATCGTGATGAGGTTGTCGAGCCTGACGGATCGATTTATACCTGCATGTGTGGTAAGAATTGGTATGTTCGTGTTCAGAAGGTTCCGTACCACATTTCCAGTTACGACCCTCAGTATGTCTACAAGTGGAGGCCGGTGCGCTGGTATCAGTTTGGTCGTAAGGCAGATATTCGTAAGCGTAAGGAGCAGTGACATGGCCTTTGCTGTAGGCTTTATTGGGACAGCGGTCCTTATTCTAATCATTCTCGCTACTATCTCCATCGTAAATAGAAAGCGCGGTGGCAAGGACTACCTCATCGAGATTGAGGAATTCACCACCCAAGAAGGGTATTCATTCCTAAGTGCAGACTACAAGGAGCCGATGGGTCTTATTTTCCGTCCCTCAACTTGGCATCGAGTAGATCGTGTTAATTTCACCAACATGACAGAGAATGAAGTTCTCCAACTGCGCCGGGAGTTGAGACTGAGGGCAGAGGCTAAAATTGCCAAACTGATCAAGCAGGAAAAGATGAAGAAGTTTGCCTTCAAGGTCAGCAGGGAGACCGGCGAGTCCTATGATTTCAAGGAGAAGTGATGAGTAGAAATTACCGAGTCTCTATTAAGAAGTTCAACCCTTCCATCCCTTCCAACTACTATTGGGTCAGGGTGAAAGTTTATCGCCCATGGCTATTTTGGCCCTTCTGGACGTTCAATGATACGGTGCTGGAACCTGATGAGAAAACTGCATTCGAATCGGCCGGTAGGAAGGCTGATTCAGTAGTCAGGATGCAACTTCAAAGGAAGTGGGAAAGACAGCAGAGGTCAAGTCAACCAAGGGTAAAGAAGCCCAAGGTGACCTTCTATATCGATGAGCACGGAGAGCGCCAGTATGAATCATGATTTGACCGCACACAGCCCTGAGAAGCGCGTAATTAATATCCTGCCATACAGACACGGGGGAGAAATTTTCGTCCTCTCCTGCCTCTCTGACGCGCTCGTACAGGTCAGTGACACCATCACATGGGAAGCACGGGCCGGTATAGTGACAGCAAGAGTAATAGAGTCAGAAGTATGGCAGGATGAAACAAGAGACACCTACGTCTGCCTTGTTAAAGTGCTATCCATCTACTCGTAATAGTTGCCTACGTATACTGCCGGGTGTAAACTGGTAGTAGGAGATTAAACTCCTAGGGGGATTTCAAGAAAGGGGCCGGTAGGTATGGAACTACTTAGCCACAATAATCTTTGGTATGGAATCCCCCTATACGTAGAATACGAAGAAGTAGAATACGATGATGAAGACTCAGGAAGAACTTCTCCAAGAACTACTGGAAGAAGTAAGAGAAATTCGCCGGTATGTAGAGGCCCGGTATGTAAACTCCCAAAATCTCCTAGAAGAACAACTAGTAGAAAACAAAGAGTAAAGACCCTAGTACCTTATGTCCATGTAGACAGATAGGATGATGAAGGTATAGCCTTCATTGAGCCCAAATGAAGGTATATGCTTCACTAAATGTCGATGACAAAGGAAATAAATGTGGCCTGTCAAGATAACACTAATATGAAGTGATATGGCGACAGTATATAAAAGGCTTAAATACGGCTAAAATATGCTGATTTTTACGCAAATGAGGCTCAAAACAGCCAAAAATGCCGCAAAAATGCTAAAAATCGGTGATCTAGCCTCGCCATCGTAATAGAGACAAATTCGGTGATGTAGGGTCTCCATCGTAATAGGGTGTTTTCTACTAGTAGAAACGATTATCATGTTTGGTTTGTTGTTTCTACACCGGCGAAGATACCCTGAGGGTTTTCCCTACTAGTAGAAGATACCCTGAGGGTAAAGAGTTGGGCCGGTAGAGTGGTAGGGTGAGATACCGACTCTATGGGAGGACACAGTGAACAACTTCATTGTTGGAATGGTGATTGTGGTATATACCATGGTCATCCTTGTGATACTTTCACCTATCATACTGATTGCATACTTGATATGTACTGTATGAGAGGGGATACCCGCAAGGGTATTTCTCTACCGGCGACCCTGAGGGTAATGGGAGTTTGACACACCATATGTTCAGTACTAGTGTTTGTGTTGTTGGAAGTGAGACGAGGAACTTGGCCCAATGGTAACCAGTCCAAAGGATGAGCCTTACAGGGAATACAGAGTAAGACACCTTTAACCAGACACTTTCAACAGGGTGAATATAGGAGCCAAACGGGTGCAACTCCCAAAGGGATGCCATGGCTACCCCTGTCTGGTCCGTAGCCGGATGAGGTTTCTATAGGGAGAGGATAGACGTATTCTTTCCAAGGGTTACAGGGTCGCTACCTGTGACCCTTTCACTTTACCCGGCCTCTACCCTCAGGGTAATTTATCGTTGACAACATGGCCGTTAATAACTACCTTTGTCTACATGAACACGACACAGGCACGACGCCTCGCAGAGACAGCCATGAGGAACCACGGACTCATCTCTCAGGGATGGGTGTTCCAGTGGGACAACGCACGACACCGTTTCGGTCTTTGTCAGTACCGATACAAGACTCTCTCTTTCTCCAAGTTTCTCACGGAGAACTCGGAAGAGGACGAATTCATGGCTACGGTCATGCACGAGATTGCACACGCTCTTGTTGGTGCCGGTCACGGTCACGGAATCGTCTGGCGTAGGAAGATGATCGAACTCGGTCAGTCTCCCAACCGAACCAAGCGAAGCAACTCCGCTCAGGTGGAAGCGAAGAAGGCAACTGCCAACTACGTTGTTACCTGTTCTGTCACGGGCAATGTTGTGGCTCACATGGACAGGCTTGTCAAGCAGCGTACGACGAAGCGTGGAATTATCAAGTACAAGGGACACCAGTGCAAGTGTCACAGTGCTTGGGTTCTCTACAATGGGAAGTCTTTCCAAGACGCCTGACACACTACCGGCCTTCGGGCCGGTAGGCTCAGGAGCACTTTACCCTCAGGGTTATTTACTCTTGACACGGATCGGTTATCACTGTAAATTCTGTCTTATGAAGATCACATACCATGCAGGACGGATCGAGAAAGTAGAAAGAGGTCGGGTTTCTGCAAGTGGGAATCCTACCTTCTGGGTCTACTTCATTGACGGACGTGCTCCGGTACGTACCGAGGGTGATTCTCAGGTGAACCACTTCATCGAGAATTTCAAGGAAGGTCAGTGGATTCGATACGGTGTCAACAGACATGGACGTATGGTTTCTGCTCATACCTACGACACCGGCCAAGACAACTGAATACCTACCGCCCCATCATGGGCCGGTAGGCCAGAGGCAATACCCTCAGGGTAACCTCCTCTTGACACTCGTTATTAGTAGGAGTAGATTCATCGTTATGAGCAGAGACATTGACAACGCGTTCAAGGCGATCATCTCCGCTGGCTGGGCGAACCAGTCGGACGGTAATGTGGAATCTCCTACGGGATTCTTCTCCATCATCGACATGTCCACAGACCGAGACATTCTTCTTGACGTTCTGGATGATGCCGGTCTGGCTGACACTCTCGACCAAATCGAGCCTGCATGGTACACGACCATGGAGAACGACCAAGGTTTTCTCTATTACCAGAAGGCAACGAGTCAGCACGCAGCAGAGCAGTGGTTCAAGGCTCAGCAGCGTGAATTCTACAAGTGGAACGAGGACTGATCGTTCTCCCCTTCGGGGGAGCCGGTATACCCTCAGGGAAATAAATCTCTTGACAGACATAAGAACGAATGAAATGATCCTCTTATGAACAAGAACATGAAGAGGGCTCAGAGCCCAAAGCGTTTCAACCGTCACGAGTCCAAGATCATGAGCAATCGTGAGCGTACCGGCCTCGGTATGCGTGGACCACGTACCCGTGACAACCGAGCAGGAGAGCGCATGATGCTCCGGACCGGTATCTGGGAGGCATGATGAATGACTTCTGGATAGAGTCGAACAATGGAAATTCTCTGTTCTTCCGCAAGCGTGAAGATGGAGATTTCTACGTGGAAGCAAGGTCTTTCACTTCACCAGCAATCACCATCATCGTTCCGGCCGACGCCATGTCCGATCTTATCGCTTGGGTTGGGTATATCCCAACTGAGTCAGAAGAGGTCGAGAAGAGCCTAGAGCGTGAAAACGAATTCTTCCGCAAGGCTTCCAAGGACGGAAAAGTCAATCCTTTCGAACCTGATGAGGGTTGAGCCCTTCGGGGTTTGGCAGATTACCCTCAGGGTATATGTAGTAGTAAATTACCCTCAGGGTACTAGATGTAGTGATATAACCCTCAGGGAAAAGAAACGGTTGACAGTAGTTGTTATGAGGCGTAACTTTGTACTTGTAAGCGACAGAGAAGAGCAATCAAGACCGACAAACAAATACCCAGAAGGGTAAAAGGGTCTTGACAGTCTCTCCAAAGTCAGGCAAGATAGAGACAACCAACAAGGGGAAAGGTTTCCCCACGACAGAAGGAGAAACATCATGGCTTCGAAGAAGAACGTCACCGCGTCCGTCGTCCGTGCTTGGGCGAAGGGTGTTGACCTCTCCAAGATCGAGGGTCTTCCCAAGGACTACAGCGTGGGCGAGCGTGGTCGTCTGCACCCGGCCATCCGTGCAGAGTTCGAGAAGTCGAACCGGGGCGTCCGTTACGAGGTCGGCTATGCCGAGCCCAAGACGGTCAAGGTCAAGACGTTCAAGACGAACGCGAAGGGTGGCAAGACGCCGCTCTCCAAGACCGTCGTCATCAGCGAGGTTCGCGAGGCCGCTCGTGAGGCTGGTGTCCGCGTGGGTGAGCGTGGGATGCCGCAGCGCTCCGTGCTGGAAGCGTTCGCTCGTGGTGACCTCGCCTCGCTCGTTCCGGCCACTGAGTCGGCTGAGTGAGTCACTGACCTAGGCAAGTCAAAAAACTGCCTAGCAACTTTTCCCGAAAGGGAAATTTTGCACTACCTTCCTCAACCCTCAGGGTAATTAAAACCCTGAGGGTAATTCTATCTGGACATTCCCCAACGAACCCGGATAAACTCTGCTATATCACCCACCCAAGCAAGGAGCATTAACTCACATGAGTACGAAGCCGTTCAATGGAACTGAGAAGGACTACGCTATCAGCCTTGGTCTTGCTAAGGCTGGACGTGGACGCATGTCTCTGGAAGCCAAGAAGGCTGTTCAGGAGGCTAAGAAGGGCGGTATGGTCTTCCGGACGAAGGGAGCGCCTACGGCTACCGTGATGGTCGCTAAGAAGCCTTCCAAGGACACTGAGAAGACGGTCACCGAAGAGGTCGAGGTCAATCAGTACGCGGACGCTTTCTACCGCTATGACCGTGACCAGATGTTTTCCTATACTCACAATGGAAAGACGTACAAGATCAACGGTAAGGGTGCCTGCATGAACTGTGGCTACTCACTCGTTGGACACACCTGCAACGATGCTGTAGTCTTGACCTACCACGGTGCTCAGAAGGTCACGCCGGTAGCCAACTAAAGGGAGGCTCCATGGCAAAGTCATACGAAGAGCGCACGGCAGGTCGGTTCCTTGAAGTTTTCAATAGGCTCGATTTCAAGCCAGCAGAGTTCGCCTATTACATGACGCGTGGTGGTTATGTATATCAGGCAATCATGTGGAAGGTAATCAAACACATGATGGAATTCTGGCAGATGGATTTGGAAAAGGGCGATGACAAGGGGAATAAGACTTACCTGCGTCAGACCATCTTTGCTGCTCAGATTGTTGATTTGATGAATCAGCAGGAGAGAAGCATAGACGAGGATTAAAGGAAAGGGCATCCGAAAGGGTGCCCTTTTCCTTTATCAAATTCTGGCTCTTTTGCATCTCATCGTAAAGGGTAAACACTTACCCTCAGGGGATTATTACCCTCAGGGAAAACACCGAAACGGCCATTACCCACACGGGTAATTAGGGCTTGACGACTCTTCAAAACAGGCGTAGATTTATCCATATCAACCACCGAGCAAGGAGCAAGAAAAATGTCGAACGAGCCGCAGCGTCTTTCCACCGAGGGCATCGAGTCCACGGGTGACGGAGGGTTCATGATTACCGGGCGTGAGTCGGTCAACACCTACGCCTTCCTCATGCTTCGCAACGCCGTGATCTTCCGCATGAAGCACGGTCGTAGCATGCTCCGCAATCAGGAGGCAACCATGGCCTGCAACTACGGTTGGTCCAAGGCCAAGCGCTTCAACGGTCCGAAGTTGCTCGCTGAACTGAACAAGATCGGTGACGCGGCCGGTATCGAGAGGTCGAAGTTGGACCCCACCAGCAAGTAGAAGTCAAGCCCAAGGTTACCCGAAAGGGTAATTTTGGCATACCCTCCTATACCCTCAGGGTATTTCTAAACTTATTTACCCTCAGGGTAAATATCGGGCGTGTCGGACTTGCAAGACAAATCGGACATGTGACAAGATTCCCTCATGAAACCGAGCGAAAACACAGCAGAACTTGCAAGGGAACTGATCCAGCCTTGCAACTACGATGAGGATACGGACACCTACGCGCTCCCTGACGGCTGGAAGTTTTTGGGCGCGGGTGCATATAGGACGGCAATTCTTGCTCCTGATGGATACGTGTACAAGGTGCAGCACAACACTGAGGGACTATGGCAGGAGAACACCACAGAATGGGAGCAGTTCCATCTTTGGGGAGCAGAAGTTGTTGCTCTTTCAAATGGAATGGTGCGCCTTGCTAAGTGCGTTGAATTCTTTACAGATTCCAACGTTCTCGTTATGGAATACGAGCCGTGTGCTGGAAATGTTCTTTGGTATGGATTTGGCTGGGATGAATTCTGGTGTGATCCTTCCGTTAAAGAAATGATGGCTGGCATTTCCAAGGTTACCGATATCACCGATATCCATGAAGGAAATGTGTATTTCAACACTAACGCTGAGATTGTCATTGTTGATTACACTCACTAGTGAAGCAGGGGAGCCTACCTGATGGTGGGCTTTTCTTGCAAATTGATAAACCCTTAGGGTATAAGTTACCCTCAGGGTTATGTTTTGGCTTGACACCTGTTTTATGTCCGGTAATATTGGCTATATCAACCGGAACAACATGGAGGAAACCATGGACAAGGTCAACGGCTTTACGATCATCGCTCACCGTCCCTACGGTTCGAAGAATGATGGTCTGGTCATCTTCGGGGTCAAGAAGTCGCAGTTTAGTGACTCTGGTTTCGAATACGTGACGGCTGTAGTGTCGGCGGTAGAGGACAAGGACTGGTCGTGGGGTCACTACTTCAACAGTCTGGACCGTGCCCACGAGGACTACAACAAGCGTTAACCATCTGGCCCTTCGGGGTCAAGTCTCACAACCCTGAGGGTATTTCATCTATTGACATATGGGCGAAATGAGAGTTAGATCCTCTATGTGAGGTTTTTCCGAGACAGGGGTATAGGTGAGTCGGCCATGCAGGACAACGAGGGTACACGCTCCATCAAGAAGGCTGTTCTGTGGGTCGCTATCAGCGCGCTCACGGCGCTTGACGTGTGGCTCGGGGTCTCTACGGTCACCACGAAGGAACACACTGTCACTGTGTATAGGGACACAGGAAGACCGGTGACGGTCAGGCTCTAAGCCTCCCCTCCGGGGGAAGTCATTACCCTGAGGGTTGTGTTCCGCTTGACATACCGCCGATATATGGGACTCTTGGAATGTCACCAAGAACAGCAAGACCCGAACCGGGGGAGACGAGCAAAGGAGAATACATGTCCGAGCGCATCACAAACGAAGATGTCAAGTCGGCTTTCGAGACGCTGAAGGAGGCTGCGGACGAGGCGGGGGTCAGGGACGCAGAGAACTGGAACCTCTACTTCGGCAACAGCACCGAGGGGTACACGTGCCGCATCACCGACCGCAAGGGTACCCGCTACCTGACCGAGAACCTCGGCCGGTCCAAGCGAGAGGCCACGGCTGCCATGCTCCACATGGCGAAGGGCATCGACATGGCTCTTCACCCGGCACCGGAGCCGGTGCGTCGGAGCCGTCGACAGATCACGACAGGCAAGTAGCACGACGAGAGAAACCCGTTACTCACCACAGAGTAACGGGTTTCTTTCATACCTAGGAATATTACCCTGAGGGTAGGCCGGTGTTGATCGAACTTATTAAACCTGATAGTGTTAGCACTACCAACCAAGGGAAGGAAACCCCAATGAGGATTCATACCGACACCCTGAGGTACGCTGACGTGTGGGAGGCTGCACGAGGGCTCGACCTCTACCCGGAGATTCTGACCGAGCACGGCTCACGGAAGCGTGACCACGCCTTTGAACTGCAACTCAGCGGTTCCTCTACGCGCATGGCTCAGTCGGGTGAGTGGAAGGCTGCTACGTGGGACGAGTGGGGAGCCTTGATCGGTCTCCTGTTCAAACTCGACCCGAATGCGTCCATGTCCTACTACGAAGACGCCAAGGAATTCCATAGGCTCACGTGTGGCCGGTTCCGAGAGGGCGTCATCCCAGAAGACACGCACCCTCAGCACAGGTGGATTTACGATTGGGAGGCGAAGACCACTCGTTGTGCTCTGTGCTCGGCTCGACAGAATCGGTAAACTTACCGGCCCTTCGGGGTCAACTCGTAAACCCTCAGGGAAATTCGGTGATGGCGTATGTCCTTCGTAAAAGCCCTCAGGGAAATCCCCGTTATGGAAAGTTACCCTGAGGGTATCCAAAACCCTGAGGGTAATCATGATTTGACACCAAGCAAGGAACCGATAGGCTCTTTGCCATGACGAACAACAGCCTCCTTTACCCAAACCTCAACTACACGCTGCACGTCCGCGACAAGGATGGCACGGTGATCCATGAGCAAGTGGACCGTGTCCGTGACCTCAACACCGCGTCTCAGCATCACATCAGGCAGGGTCGCATCGTCACCGGGTACAGCATCAACGAGACGATAGCGCCAGTGAGCGGGAACGTAACCCCAGCCTCTCACTTCCCCCGCGTCGGTACTAGGCACTTCGGCAAGGAGAAGTAGGCCCTTCGGGGTTTGTGACATTACCCTGAGGGAAATCACTCGCTTGACTCGCTCTTGTTAACTGATATGCTTTCATCAACAGCAGAGACCAAGGAGATGAAGAAATGTCCGAGCGTATCAGCAAGCGTGATGTTGCAGCCGCTTTCGCCTACTTGAAGAAGGCAGCAGAGAGCGCCGGTATCAAGGGCTCTGAGGACTGGACCCTACACGCCGGTAACAGTTCATACGGCTATCAGTGGTTCATTTCCTCCAAGTCTGGTTTCAAGAAGGGTCGGAACCTCGGGACGACCAAGCGTGAGGCACGTGAGGCACTGTTGCACATGGCAGAAGGTATCTGGCTGGTGAACAAGGAGTGAACCGCTAGGCCCCTCGGGGTCGAGCCAAATACCCTGAGGGTAACAATGAGTTGACACGCCTTACTGTTGTCCTATAGATTTGCCTTATCAGCCACCGAGAAAGGAACGGAAAATGTCCCGTTACGCAAACATTGTCTTCATGCAGGATGAGGAAGGCCGTGAGGTAGTAGACCGACTCTGCAACGTTGAGGGCATCCTCGCGCACGGTGCCACCGCTGAGAGCATCACCGAGACAATCGAGTATCTGTCTCAGTGGGACTACGGTGATGAGTCCGACCACTACGCACGTGAGGACATTGGCGCGGGTGTCAATGATGAGGTGGTGGAGGAAGGCGACTACGTACTCACGTGGAATCTGGGCCTAGGCTACGTTGGCCTGATGAGGAAGGTGGACTGAATGGCCCTACGGGGTCACGCAATTACCCTGAGGGTATTTTATGAGTTGACAATTTTGCCGGTATGAAGTTAGATTTAACCATCACTCGTTCTCAGGAGGAAATCATGGCACAGCGTCCGGTTAGGCACTTCACAAACGAAGACACAGGAGAGTGCTACGTCAAGGTCGGTGACCGCTTCATGGAGTGCGGTGACTACGTGCAGGAGGGCGGGCGTGCATGGAAGCACGCTGAGATTGCCTTTGATCTTGACGGTAACAATGTCCTAGAGCCTACCGAGCCCTGTCCATGGCACAGCAACGACTAAAGCCCTTCGGGGTTTTATGTTTATTCCCTGAGGGTTATTAGTCGCTTGACATTTGGCCGGTAGAAGAGTAGATTTTAGTCAAGTTCATAGATGGAACAGATAGCACAGAGGTAAGGGCACCTGCGAATGGTGTCCTTACTGTTGTTTATGTATAACCCTGAGGGTATTTTATGCTTGACAACATGGCCGGTAGATGCAAAGATACAAATAAGAAACTCACTGACGAAGGGTGAAGGACAAGTGGCTACGTACAAGGTTGTGGCAAGCGTTCACATGCCGGACGAGGATGGGTGGCAGCGTTCGCGGAATGCTCCTACGTTCATTCTCGACTCGCACATTCAAGGCATCGTGACTGCGGGACACGCGGCCGGTATCGCGCGTGACGTGGTGGACCCGTTTGAGGTCTACACGGTGAACATCACCGTGACGAACGATGACAACTACAACGATTGGGGTCACTTCAAGTTTGAGCCTAAGGACAGAAAGTGAACATTCGGAAGGCCCTTCGGGGTCTTTTGTTTTACCCTGAGGGAAATTATCCTATTGACATACCGGCCAAAACAACTAGACTAAGGACATGACAAAGAAAACGATTAAGCGTCGGTACCTGACAGCCTATATCGACCCACGAACGGGCAGAGAGCGTTTGGGCACAGGAGCGGACTGTCAGTGTTTCCACTACTACGCCAATGTCCAAAACGTCATCCGGTTCGGGCTGGCGCACGAAAACTTCCCAGCAGGGCAGTACAACGTCTATTCATGGCCCGAGGGTGGTTCCGAACCACGTTTCATCCAAATGGCTTACAAGAGAGTCTGAGGAATTCTGGGTCTAATCCCTCCCATCGTAAAAGGTGGCGAGGGATTACCCATATGTGATTGTTACCCTGAGGGTTTTGCTTTCTCGCACGTACCTATTACCCTGAGGGTATCAAATGCTTGACAACACATTAGTTATCAGTCACCATGGATACATGAACAAGATTTCAGAACTCATCCTCACCATGGCTGGTGGTTCTGTGAGCAACATTGCGCTTGCATGGCTCACACTCGCTGTTGCCTTTGCCTTTGTGATTCTGGCAGGGTATGCACTGGTGCTCGCTCTCAATTGGCACAATGTCAAGGATGAGCGTCCCAAGGCTACTCTTACAATCGATGACGCACAGTGATTAGACTACCTTCGGGTAGTCTTTTCGCTTACCGGCCCATTCCCCTGAGGGTAATTAATGCCTTGACGCATTGGCTGAAATACCATAGTCTTTACTCATGAACGAAAACGAGATGTGGGACAAACTCCTTCGGCTGGGTGTCTCCGAGCAAACGCTCCAAATCGTCACGAGCATCAATGGCTACTCCAAGCAGACCTTGCTTGACGTGCTGTATGCTCACGTCGGCTACCGGTCCTTTGATCAACTACCGGGCGGTGGCGAGTGACCGGTATTTTCTGGGGAATCGTGCTCGTGCTCCTGTATTGGACATATGAGCAGATCAAGAATCACCGATCCAACAAGTAAGGCCCTACGGGGTCAGCCGGAATTGCCCTGAGGGTAATTTATCTTGACACGGGCCGGTAGGCATGTAATCATGAGCCATGGTGAGAAAGGTAGTCTCCATCCATGAAAAGACAGTGCAGAGAGCAGCAAAGGGTGATTTCAAGAAGCCCAGAAGGCGCAGGCAATCTGCAAAGAGCAGCCGAGTGGTGACCTCTCAGGCGCTTGATCCATTGTTGGTCAAGTGGTTGAAGCAACATCACGTTGACTACAGGAGCGTTGAGATAGTGTCTCCTACACAGGTAATCATTAGATAGGCCTTCGGGCCTACCGGCGAATTCCCCTGAGGGTATCGATTACCCTGAGGGGATTTTATCGTTGACAACATGAGCGAAAACAAGTAGTGTTCTTTTTGTCAGGGTCAGGTTGGGGAAGACCTCACGAACCTTGCAAAGCCCTACGGAGAGTTTTACCTCTACGTCGGAGACGATGGGCAGGTGCATGGTGCCTGATAAGTTTGGCCCTTCGGGGTCAGGCTCATTACCCTGAGGGAAATCCTGAATTGACAAAACAAGAGGATTTGATAGAGTTCAGTTATGGACAACTACACGCTACACATCAGGCTCAAGAAGAGCGGCCAGCGTCACGACATTGGCATTCACCGTGCCAAGCGTCTCAACGAGGTCGCTCGGGTCATGATCCGAGATGGTCACATCGTCCTCGGCTACACGTGCAACAACACGTGGGACAAGCGTCCATGGGTTTTCATGAACGGTACCCGCCACTTCGGAAAGGGGTGAAGCCTTCGGGCTTTCATGGATAACCCTGAGGGTATCCAAAGGATTGACAAAGGAGGCCGGTAGAAATAGGCTTAGCGTAGCAAGCCAAACAGAACAGAGAAGGAAAGAAACCATGAAGATGCTTTCCACGGAAACGAACCCGCAGGAGTTCATCGGAATGTACGGCCAGAACTGGCGAGCAGGATTGCTCTCGGAGCACCTGAGCCTGTTTGTGGAGGCTGGTGGAGAGTTCCGTCCCGCAAACACTCACGTCGGATGGGCTGTGATTGACCGAAAGGCTTTCCCGGTTCTGTGTTCCGAATTGGTTCGGATCGAAACGGAAGATGGTCCAGTCTCGGGTAGGTGCGGAGAATTCGCACTCGCAAACAACTTTGGTTGTTGCTCTCGTCATCACTGAAAAGCGAAAGGCCCGAAGAAATTCGGGTCTTTTTGCTTTCCATCGTAAAAGGCTTTTTACCTAAACCCTCAGGGTAAAAAATCGGTGATGTGGAAGGCCCATCGTAATTGCGCATGGGGGTATACCCTGAGGGCAATTCACTACTACCTTCGGTAGTAGTTGAAAGTTGCACTACCCGATTACCCTGAGGGTAGTTGAAAACTCAACGAGTTTTCCACAGAAGTTATCCACAATGGGGATAACCTGTGGACAGATTTCACAGGAAACTTTTTTGAGTTTTTGGCCCGTTTTGGCTTGCGAGAGTTACCCGTACGGGTAATGTATGTCTTGCAAGGTTCGGAACGGCCGAACCGACACGGAAGGTAACTACCATGGCTCGCATCGCTCGCACCGAGGCTGGAATCGCTCGCGCCGACCTGCTCGCAAAGATTGACATTGCGCAGGCTCAGGGTGCGACCCCGGCTCAGGTTCAGGCAATCATCACGGATGACGCTAACGAATTCGCAGTGGCAGCCTGCACGCGTGACGCTTTCGGTGGTCGGCGCATGGGCGTCATCCTAGACGCGATGATCGAAGCGCAGAACGGACGTTGTTTCTTTTGCACCGAGACCTTTTGGGCAATCGGTGACGAGGCCACGCCCGAGGCTAACGGAACGGTCCCGAACGCTTTTCTGCTCGTTCCGTCGCAACTGTGGGCGGACGTAGAGGTTAGCGGGTACTCCGCTCACGAGTCCGCATACGTGCCCGGTAACATGGTGGCCGCGTGCACGCTTTGCACGAACGACAGGGACCGCGCAACCGAGGCCAACGGCGAGCCCGTTTGTGTCGGTATCGACTCACTCCACCCTAACCAGATTGCAAAGATTCTCCTTTCATTCCCCAAGGGTGTGAAGAAGGGCGCAATCAATCACGAGTCGGCCCGAATTGCAAAGCGTCGCGCAATTCGAATCGCACAGGTTGGATTCTAAATCCAACATAGAAAAGGCTCGACCCCAAAAGGGTCGAGCCTTTTCTTTTGTCCTTTTGCAATTGCAATTCAAAAGACGAATTCAATTAGCTAAATGAAATGCATTATCGCTTTGCGTTTAGTCTCGCGTATGTCTCGCACGTTGGGAGGGTGACCCTCCCGCTAGCGTCCCGTTTAAGGTACCTAGACGCCATTCTAAGCGACTTCTAGGACCGATCCTACCGCAGACTTATGGGCGCACTATTAACGCGCCTACGGCCCTCAGAAGTGCTGTATCATTACAGAAAAATAAATTTTAACATTTTGAAATCTGAACTTTATGGTCGACTAAGATCAGCGAAACGCGCCTAAACACGGATTTGGTCCATCAGCGCGACAGGGTGAACCCTCTGGCTCTGCTAAATGTCCATATTCTACGTCGGGACTCTGACAACGACCCAATCCGGTAATGTGCAGCCAACCGTTTGTATTTTCGGGGTTCTTTAACTCAACGCCACAGTGCTTACATTTCACTTTTGTCTCCACTCTTCCAAGAACTGCGCCGGTAGCGTCTTATGCTGCTTATATGCTCGCTTCATTTCACCAAGCATATATGCTTCTCGTCTGTCAGTGACACTCTTGCTCAAAGGAAAGTTCCAATAAAAGGCAAACTTTCTGTCCTTGTTGCTTTCCTCATGCCAGAAGATATGTTCCATCCAAGGAAGGCGGTAGTCATCTGTCGTGCCTCCCATGTTGATAACGCTCTCTGGGATTGAGGCAAAGCACAGAGGGCAGCATAGGTTGTCAGTAAAATTGATTCCCTTAAATCCCCACTTTAGCCATGACACATCGCGGCGTGAGGAATAGCCCATTTCGCTTGCATAGTGTCCCATCATCGAGCCTTGATGTTATTAATTAGAGCAGTACGAACATCATCTTCGGTGGTACCATAGGGCAAAGTAACATCTGAACGATGTGTTACTACACCCGGCTGTAGATTTCTAATGATGAGTGTATATTCAACACCGGCCGCCCTTGCCTCTCTAAAGACTTGAAAGATAGAGTGCGGGTATTGTGTGCTTAGTTGCTTGTCATAGAATAGACTTCCATCATTTACCATGATTATCTCCATTACGCTCTATTCATTAGTGCTTGAACAGCACGTTTGATCTTGTTAACACCGGCCTGAGTGTCTTGTAGGCTGTCAATGATGATTTGAATGGACTCATGCCATTCTGTGTGTTTCTGTCGTTGGGTGGTAATTGCTCCGCACACCGGGCAGGTATAGTTGTGGTCTGATCCGTAGGAACGGGGGTAGTCGTCTTTGTTCATGATGCCTCCTTCTCCTCCACCCTATACCGGGCCGGGGGTGTTGTCAAGACCCTCTCCCCAGATAGGCATAGACAATATCCAGCAGGTCAAGCACGAGATTTCGCAAATATGTCTTCAATATATGAAACTCCTGTGTCGCTCCATTTACTAACTAGGCGCTCCTGTCTCATATAAATACCGGGGCAGCCTTTATGAAATCCAAACGATTCCATACTACATATGTCACAAACATAGCGCTTTTCTACAACAAACTCTTCGCCGGTAAGCAGTGATGCCTTAAAACTACGCCATGCAATTGACAGTCTATTTATATCATTACTTAGAGACATATTCATCCTATACCGGGCCGGTAGGTGGTGCGGCCCTTGTCTGTTATAGCGCGTTAGCGCCGAATTGTAATTACCGCGTTCTTATTGATACAAGTAGTGTCTACATACACTCCACCAGCCTTGTCACACTTGCCGGGAATGTCTGCATGGTATGCCTCTGCAACAGACAATGTAATCCATATGAATATACCGGCCATTACAGAGACGACAATTGCACCCATATATTCACCCTCAGAGATAGCCAGCCATGAAGCACAGGCGAGTAATCCTCCGGCAAAACAGGCGAGTATGATAATTAGTAAAACCATTTGTCCTCCAATTGCCTAAGGTGGTGGGCATATTTCTACACCCACCACCTATCGCGATCACTCTTCGTCAGGTGTAAAACCAAACTCCAACTGAGCCTCTGGCTCTGTGATCTTGTAACCACTCTGTAGAACTGCCGCAACTGCCTGCTCTGCACGCGTCTTGGCATCTTCCTCGGTAATATCCTCAACGATCTGCTGTAGAACGCTCTGTACCGAGCCTACAAGCCTGTCTAGAGGCTCAACCTTTTCTTCACTCACTTCTTATTCTCCTTAAAATCGTTCATCATTGTACCGAGCAGAATTAGGATCGCCTTTTGCAGACCCTCCGCGCTGTCGATACCTTCATACGCTATTTCTGCATCGGCCCTGTAGGATACTCCGTCAATAACAAAAAACGCAGTAATCTCATAGGATTCCTTTCGCCACACATCAGTGATATGTGCGGTAATTAGGTTGGGCATTAGTTCATTTACTGCTGCATACCTAAAGTTTCTCTGAATCCAGTTCAGTTCGCCTTCTTCAATTCTCATCAATTGCTACAATCTCTGCTAGCAGATGGGGCGGGTAAAGAGCGACTAGGTAGCGTCTACCTTCTTTGTCAAACTTTAGAATCTGGCCGGTACCGGTCTGCTTGTCGAACTGGAAGGAATACGTAAAGTGCTCAGTGTCTTCCCAATACGTTACATTATTGGTAACCGCACGCTTATCCATTGTTACTCTGACACTCATGAGTTTACCTTCCAAGCATTATAGGTCAATGGCATAGCCTCTTCAAGATGCTTCTCCATGTACTCTGCAACAAGTCTAATCTCATACAAGGCCTGCTCAGAGGTACGCAACCCAAGGAAGTGCATTAGATTACGAGGATTTACCGTAGCATAGAACTGAGTCATGAGGTTATTGGGAAGAGCCATGCGGGCAACTTCCTTGGCAACACCGGCCTTTAGCATATTTTGGTATTCACGCCATGCTGTAAGTGTCGCATTTCCAATAGCCGTTTGAGCCTTCCATGCTAGGTCTGCCTCAGGCTCAAAGTAATACTGTCCAGCCTTGCCCTTCTGCACCATCGGCCTATCTAGTGATGGACTATAGAAACGAGGCTTCATTTCCGTATATCTGCCGGATACCTCGTTATATGCCATAGTGCGGTGGCGGTGGAATTCACGAGCCACAAAGATTGGACAATCAATCTTAAAAGTAAATGAGCCATGCTCAAATGGACTCATATGCTTCTCACGCATTAGGAAGTTAATAAGGCCATTCATTCGGTCCTTGTCTTCCAGTCTTTCTTCTGAGTCCCTGTCAAAAGAAACCCATGCTGCCATAGCAACCATTTCGTCACTTGCATTTGTTTGAACAAGTGTGGCGCTAGGCTTAGTTACAAATTCAATTTCCGTCATTAAATCTTTCGTACTCTCTTAAGTATGAAATGGCAAGGGAGACTCCCTCTAACTTACCGGCCAATCTTGTTTCCTCTGACTCGTTATAAAGAGCAGCCTCGCTCTTCAACTTGATTAGGGCAAAACGAGCCTTTTCTAGACGCTCTAGCAGTTCATTCAGCATCATTTTCGTCCTTATCCCAGAACTCATCTGTAATATCGTTTGGATATAAAATATTGGAAACATGGTCAAAGAATCGTGAAATCCAATAGAACATTAGAGATAGTGCTCCTTAACTACCGCCTGAACCTGCTGAATAAGAGAAAGGCCGGGTGTTACGCGAATATTGCAAACGTAGCAAACTAGTCTCAGTTCTCCGTCATCATGTCCAATAATTACAACGCTATTATCATTTGGACACCGAATGGCTCTGGCCTTTCCATCCTCTACAAGTCTCTTGTATCTATGGAATGTTATGAACAGATTATCTTCTGCCATTTCTTCCATCACCGCCTCCACTAGTCATTAGTGCTCCACCAACAATGATGACAAGGACGGTAAAAAAGAATGTGACACCGGGCGCGGCAATGAGAGCAATGAGCCAAAGAAAGGTCACCGCTATAATTACTACTGCTCTGTCATAACTGTCCATGATTCCTCCTTGTGATGGATGGGCAGTTTTTAGAAGTGATACCCAGCACTCAAAACTCAGCCCTTTAGGGAAACAGGGGCGTAACGAATCTCGCTCTTCTTGAAGAATAGAGCATTGCGAGCACCCACGTCTGCAACGGGGAAGAGACCAGCAGAAGCAAGACGCTGGACCTGACGCTCGGTAATTCCACGGTACTGTGCAGCCTCGCGCACGTTAAGAAGGGTAGCCTTCGACATATATTTAACTCCTTAGGTTAACGAGCAGTTCTGAGTGCATGCTCGGGCACACTCCTATAATATCTGTTCAAAAATACGGTGTCAAGAGTGTTGACCTAGGAGATTTTATGCGGTAACCTCGTGCTCACCGGCCCATCTGGGCGAACACCGAGAGACTACAGGACAGGGTTTTGAGAGTCAAGACTTGACCTCCCCATGACTTACTGTTATACTTGTAGGTAGTTCGAAGTGCGGCATCACTTCTTGGGACTCCACAAATTTACACCCGACAAGGTGAAGCGAAACAGGAAAACCCCGACCATATAGAGATGCCGCTCTGGTCGGGGTTTTCCTATATCCTCGATCATAGGCGGGCCGGTAATTCGAACAACCGGCGTGGTGGAAACCGGAGCACATAATGGCTATTCCTGCTCCTAAGCGCACAAAAGCGTTAGCGACCTCTAGGCTATTTACTTATAGGGTACGCCTATGCCCAAAAGGAAGAGACAAAGAAATATGAGAATTAGTTTTAGTACAAACCCAGGTAATCTTAACCTAAACACAGGTTATGGAGTTGCTGGATATAACATCGTTACCTCTTTGCAGAGATTAGGTCACGAGGTTTATTTCAAGGACAGGGATGCTCCTGTAGAAATCGCTATGTGTATGCCTGACTTTAGTGAATGGTCTAATCCTCTTGCTTATCATATTCAGTACACCCCTTGGGAATCTACAGAACTAAGAGATGGTTGGTTAGAAGCCTTTAACAATAACTGTGATGAGGTATGGACTACCTCTCCTTTGATTAAGTATTGGTATAAGCAGGCCGGTGTAGAAAAGCCTTTGTGTACCTACGAACACGGTATTGATAAAGTATGGTCTCCACAAAGACGTACTCGTGGTGAAGTCTTGCGCATTCTTCATATCGGAGAACCTGCATCTAGAAAAGGTGGTCAGATGGCCTTTGATGCTTTCAAGGACGTATTTGGAGATAGAACAGATGTTCATTTGACCATCAAGGCATGGAATCGTTCTAATATTCGTGTTTACAAGGATAGTCAGATTGTTGGTCTTCCTCATGAATTGAACAAGAATGTAACTACTGTTTATAACGATTACAACACCGCGGAGATGGTATTTCTAATGCATCGTCACCATGCTCTTGTTTATCCATCTTGGGGAGAAGGATTTGGATTTATTCCTCTAGAGGCTATGGCTACCGGCCTTCCCACCATCGTCCCCGGTGCGTGGGCACCGTATGAAAGGTTCATCTTGCCAGAACTCAGGATGGAGAGTAGTCTTGTAGACTCACCCTTCGGAGCGGAGCATCCCGGCAAGATGTTCAAGCCAGACTACGACTCTCTTGTGGAGAGTTTCAAGCGTCTGGACGAGGACTATCACAGGCTCGCCGGTGTAGCGTATAGAAACGCTTTTTTCATCCACAACGAGTACGATTGGGACAAGTTGACCGCCGAGGCATTCGACCATATCGTGAAGAAATTTAGTTAAAACTTTCTGGCCTAGAACGGGGCGGGGTGTACGATTGAAGAACCAAATTTTTAAGAAGGAGACATGACAAACCTATGCAGGGATTTATTCACAATGGTGATCTGACAGACCCGTTCAGGTCATTTATCTCAAAGTCCAGATACGCCCGCTGGATTCCAGAGTACAACCGTCGAGAGACATGGGAAGAGACAGTTAACCGATACGCGGACTTCTTCGCGCCAAAGGTAGGACTGGCCCCCGAGATGAAGGGCGAACTAGTAAACAAGATTTTGAACCACGAGATAATGCCGTCAATGCGTGCGATTATGACCTCGGGGGAGGCGCTAGAGCGTAGCAACGTTGCAGGTTATAACTGCTCCTTCATCGCTGTAGATGACCTTCGTGCTTTTGATGAGGCTTTGTACATTCTTATGTGCGGTACCGGCCTAGGCTTTAGCGCTGAGAAGAAGCACGTACGTTATCTACCAGAAGTACCCGCCGAGATTACGCCGGTAGACAAGGTAATTGTTGTTGAGGACTCCAAGGAAGGTTGGGCACGAGCATATCGTGAGTTGATCGAAAGCCTATTCCGTGGCGAACTACCAAAGTGGGACTTGCGCCAACTTCGTCCAGAGGGTGCACGACTAAAGACATTCGGTGGACGTTCGTCTGGACCCGAGCCTTTGAATGAACTGTTTGAGTTCACAGTGGCTATGGTCGCGGGTGCACGTGGGCGTAAACTAAAGCCTATTGAAGTTCACGATACTATGTGCAAGATCGGCTCGGTAGTTGTTGTAGGTGGTGTTCGTCGCTCCGCTTTGATTTCTCTTTCTTCTCTAACTGATGAAGATATCCGTGATGCAAAGTCCGGTGAATGGTGGAATGACTATCCGCACCGCGCACTTTCCAACAACTCAGCAGTTTATAACTCAAAGCCTAGCCGTTCTGAGTTTGACCGTGAGTGGGCAGCGCTAGTTGCTTCTGGTTCGGGCGAGCGTGGAATCTTCAATCTGGCCGGTGCACGTGCACACGTTCCAGAGCGCCGTGATGCCTCTCAGATTATGGGAACAAACCCTTGTGCAGAGATTCTTCTCCGTTCTATGGGATTCTGTAACCTAACAGAGATTATCGTTCGTGACACAGATACCCTAGAGGATTTGAAGGAAAAGGTTCGCTGGGCAACTCTTATCGGAACATGGCAGTCAACGCTAGTCAACTTCCCATATCTTCGTGATGAGTGGAAGAAGAACGCAGAAGAGGAGCGCCTACTTGGTGTTTCGATGACTGGTCAGATGGGCCATCCCGTTCTGAATGGTCGTTCTGGTCGTGACGAGCGTAAGAAGTGGCTTACTGAACTTAAGAAGGTTGCAGTTGCTACGAATAAGAAGGAAGCACGCCGACTAGGCATTAACCCAGCAGCGGCAATTACTACAGTAAAGCCGTCAGGTACCGTTTCCACCCTAACGAATACCTCCTCTGGAATGCACGCATGGCATGACGATTTCTACATTCGTACCGTTCGTTGTGACAAGAACGATCCTATTGCTCGATTCATGGAGGACGCCGGTGTTCCAATGGAGCAAGACGTTATGAATCCAAAGGCAGTTGTCTTCTCGTTCCCATTCAAGGCTCCCGAGGGTGCTATCACGAGAAACGACCAGAATGCAATTGAGCAGTTGGAGAACTGGCTTGACTTCAAGATGTATTGGACAGAGCACTCTCCATCGGTTACTGTTTCAGTGAAGGAAGAGGAGTGGGAAGAGGTAGGAAATTGGGTGTTCGAACACTTTGATCTTATTACTGGAATTTCCTTCCTTCCTCACACGGATCACGTTTACAAGCAGGCCCCATTCCAGACTGTAGATGAAGCAACATATCTAGCAGCAAAGGCAGAAATGCCAGAGGTTCTAGAATGGGAATGGCTTCCTGTTTATGAGGCTGAGGACACCACAACCGGATCACAAACTCTTGCGTGCACAGCAGGGGTGTGCGACGTAGTTGATCTAATTAAGTAAGCAAAGCGCTCCTTCGGGGGCGCTTTTGCTTTACCCTCTAAATATGCAATAATTTAACAAAGGAGGGTGTTATACTAAAGTTATGGCAACAATCACATTCAATGGAGTGACACTAGAGGTCACCAAGCGACAGGGCTGGACGCTAGACGTTCGTACGGCTCTCTACTTCGATGAAGTAAACAAGGCTATGCCGGGAGGCGTGGTTATTATTCAGGGCTCTTACAATAAGACTGTGAGCGCTTCTGCGGGTACCCACGATGGTCCGGGTGCTCTAGACCTTAAGCCAGCCGATCCAGCACGTAGAAATACCGATGGATATAAGTTGCTGGAAAAGATTTGTCGTGAGCGCGGTGGAGCAGCGTGGTTCCGTCCATGGGCAAACAACTACCATGTTCACATTATTGTTATCGGTACACAGGGTCTTCCAAGGATTGCTGCAAACCAGATTAACTCATACCTCGCCGGTAGAGATGGTCTAGTTTCTAACCTAAGAATCAGTGGAGTCATCAACACTACGTTTGAGAAGTGGAAGCAGTCCATCCTAAACATCGGTGCTGCGGTTTCTGACTACGTAAAGGTTCAGTTGATCCAGAAGGAAGTTGGATTGACTGCCGATGGAGTTTGGGGATCATGGACAGATGGTGCAATGTGGAGGATCAAGGCGGCAAGTCAGCGCGGTGCTACATGGTTCAATTCTGTTTCTGTAACTGACAAAAAGTTGGTTCAAAAGTATGTTGGAGCATATCAGGATGGTATCTGGGGTCCGGCAACCGCTGCATGTGTGAAGAACAAGGTTGTAGACATTCAGAGAATCCTTGGCGTTACAGCAGATGGAGTTTGGGGACCGGTTACTGACAAGGCGTATCTGACTTTCAGAGCGAAGGTTATTAAGGTTCCTGCTCCTAAGCCTGCACCAGCGCCGGTAAGAATTGATACTGGCCTAATCACTGTTAATCTATCAGATGCTATCTATAGATCACGTCTAAAGGTTGGCTCTGAAAGATCAAACGATGTTGCACGTTATCAGGCAGCGCTATGGAACAAGGCAGCCGCCACAACTCGTGAAGCATGGGCAAAGAAGTGGGGCATTAACCGTTCTCAGGTAGCGGACGGGGTATACGGAAAGGCAACAGCGGACTTGACCAAGATTCATTACAATTGGCTTGTAAGAAGTCAGCCTAAGGGTGGATGGACAAAGGATGCCACTGAGCCGGGTCCGGGCCTTCTAAAGTACCTTGGATTTAAGTCAATCCGCTGACTTGACAACAAAACTCAATAGGACTAAACTAAGAGAGTCGGAGTTCGTGGTAGAACTTCATTGGCAGTGGCGAAGTCCAGATTACGCCTTTTAGTGCAGAATGGATTCGCTATCCTTAGGTTGGTTTATTGGTTACAGACAAAGCCCCGGTTCGCCGGGGCTTTGTCATATCTGCTATACTTTCAGCATGAACTTTATTGACTATGCCCTAAGAGACATTCCTTCCAATCTGTACAAGAATGTCGGAACGGCATACACGGACATTGCTTTGCCAAGTGGAACGAGCACTGGCACCGTTAGCAAATTCTCTGCACCTATTGTTGCAGGATCAAGTAAGTCGGCGGTAGTCGGCTCTGCTGGCACTTTGTCATATGGATTCAGTGACAAGAACTTTGTCACTGGAAACGAGTTCAGACCTTTCACCTTGGCAATTGCAGCCTTATCTTCCTCTGTGGTTCAGGAAGTTGGGCTCCTTTCGCATCTCGGATCATCGCCTCTAGATGGAATCGTAATTTCAAAGGATTATGTAATCTTTAGAGTTATATATGGTGCGGGCACGGTAGAAGCAAAGTGGGAATACGATGACTTTCCAGATGCATTCCTGATTCACGCTGTTTACATGCCAACTTCTATCAAGTTGTTCGTTAACGGTGAACTTGTGGTTACCACAGATGTTCCTTCTGGCTACCCGGAATCTGGATTCAATACCTCTTCTGGTGACGGCACACTGTACGCCGGTAAGGGAACAGGAGCAAGTGACAAGGTAATTATCGATGTTCCAGCATCGTATCCTTGGGCTCTAAGAGAAGAGCAAATCCAGCGACAGTACGGGGCCATGGTAGATGTTGTCCCCATGTCAGTCAATGTGGGCTCATACGGTGGAGTACTTAGGGACGGAACAGACAGACGAATTTCCCAACAGAAGGTATTCAACTCATCCGACTCATGGGCAGGCGTATCTTTTACGGACGTGTCATATACCTCGGGAGAATTGATTCCTCTCGCAGCGCAGGACACAGGCGCATCTAAGGCCGGTGTATGGATCGGTCAGTACCCTATTGACAACCCAGACGTTACATCTATGTCTGGCATTAAGATCGAGTGGAATGGCAATGGGTCATACACTGTACAAACGTCCCTTGACGGTGGAACGACATGGGCTTCCGTTTCGAACGGCGAATTGGTACCAACCAGTCAAGGGCTTAATCCATCTGGCAAGATTCTTCTTGTTAAGATTACATTCACTGGCGGGGTAGTAAATGATATCTCCGAAGTAAAGAACATGACCATCACAACCTATGCAGATAACTACATCTACACAATGGGAAATGATTCTAGGAAGTTTACTATCAGTGGCAATATCACAACATCGCTGGCAGAGAATCAACCAATTGAAAGGAACCTAAGGGCCGGTATTCATGCATACGGAGGAACAATCACCATGCCACAGGATACCGACCCATCACCTGTCAGCATCCAGACTCTTGAATTCTGGGTTAACCCAAAGGGTGTTGTTTCTGGCTCTGGCTCTGGTGGAGGTATTATTTTTGATACTCGTCCTTATGGCGGAACAGCGTTTCTATGGCTAAATGAATCAACGGGACAGTGGGCATGGGCCGGTGCATCGGCAGTATATATCAATGGACAGATAGCAACTTCCCCGGTAACTGCAAACAAGTTCGAAGATCAGCACATCGTATTCGTCTTTGCTTCTGCATTCAACACCGCTATCAACTTGGCTACTGCAAGTCAACTAGCGGATTATGCTCTAATTGCCAACTACCCGACTGTTCTAACTGCTTCTCAGGCTGCTCAGTTGTTCGCCAACTATTCAACAGTCCCAACTATGCCAGTGACAGAAGTTGGCACAGTTACATTTGCCGAACCAGTGAACCCATATGTATTCACTGTGGCCGATTGGGCAACACTTCCACAGCAATAATGTCCATCCCGTGTCTAATATTTTCCAATAAGTTGAATCGATGATACAATTCTAACTATGGAAAACAAGGTTAGATCACAGGTTGTAGATGAGATTGGTTATGGTGCCTACATCTGGGAGGACACCAACGGTAACGCCATCGTTAATGATGAATACGAATATCTACGTGTATTCGCTAAGAAGGGTGACGCACGAAAGATTCTTGCTTTGCGTGAGGTAGCCCACCAGATTCTAAGAGACAATGGGATGCCTGTTGGCGGTCGTCCTCGTTATATCGATGGCGCACGTCCTGTTACGGACTCAGAATGGGAAGAGCAGAACGCTCGCATGCGCGATGGCCTAGTCCCAGACAAGTACGATTTGGGCTCCTTGATTGACGATTACAAGGAGGCAAAGAAGAAGGAAAATGGCTGATACCAAGAGAACGAGAAGAGTTGCAGGTCAGCGCTTTAGTCAAGTAGCAGAGGAAGACCCTCGCGGCAGAGTAATTGACGATGACTATGTAGATAGCAGAGTAAGAGTCGGCTATAGCAGTGGCGGCACTGTAAAGGGCAAGGTCACCGATCCATTTGCACAGGATGCAGAAGTCTTTAAGACAATGGATGGACTTTCTGCTACCGCAAAGAAGCGTGCATACCGTGCTTTCCAGAAGGTTCACGAGGGAGCAGACGGGGCCGGTAGTAAGAAGATCGATCCAGAATCAAACTATTTTACTGGCTATAAGTTGCTAGATGTAATGCAGCCACCCGAGAACCTAGACTATCTTGCAATGCTTTACACCGCCAACGATGCTAACTTTGCTGCTATCAACGTAAAGGTAGCCAACATCGTAGGTCTTGGCTATGACTTCCTTGATTCCCCAGACACTCAGGACTTGCTAGAGCAGGCGACAACTGATGATAAGCGTCAGAAGTTGAACAAGAAGTTGCGCAAGATGCGCCAGCAGATGTTTGATTGGCTGGATGACTGCCACCAAGAAGACGATTTCCTAGAGACGCTACGTAATATCTACATTGATTACGAATCAACAGGTAACGCTTACATGGAGATTGGGCGCAAGGCCAATGGAGAGGTAGGCTATATAGGTCACATTCCTTCAACCTCTATGCGTGTTCGCAGACTGCGTGATGGATTTGTTCAGATTACCGGAACCAACAAGGTTCGTTTCTTCAAGCATTTTGGTACTGACACCAGCGACCCTGTTGGCGATGACAGCGCTCCAAATGAGGTAATCCACTTCAAGAAGTACAGTCCAACTAACTCATACTATGGAATTCCTGACGTTATTGCTGCTGCTCAGGCGGTGGCCGGTAACGAGTTTGCTGCACGCTTCAACCTAGACTACTTCGAAAACAAGGCTGTGCCTCGCTATGTAGTTGTTGTTAAGGGTGGAAAGTTGGGTGCTCAGGCTCAGGAGCAGATCGTTGAATTCTTCGAAACAGGTCTACGTGGAAACAACCACCGTACCCTGTTCGTTCCGCTGCCACCAGATCGTCAAGACGAAAAGGTGTCATTCGAAATGAAGCCAGTCGAGGCCGGTACGCAGGACTCTTCATTCGGTAACTATCACAAGATCAACTGGTCATCTATTTTCATGGCTCACAGAACTCCCATGTCAAAGGCATCTTTGGTAGATGGCGTTTCTCTGGCTGCTGCTCGTGATGCAGACAAGACCTTCAAGGAAAGCGTCTGCCGTCCAGAACAGAAGATTTTTGAGAAGAAGTTCAACCGTGTTGTCAAGACAAAGACCGATGCATTCAAGTTCAAGTTGAATGAACTTGCTCTTTCCGATGAGGACACTCAGAGTCAGATCGATGAGCGTTACTTGCGCATGCAGGTTCTAACGCCTAACGAGGTTCGCGCTCGCGCCGGTATGCCGGGTCTAAAGGGTGGAGATAAGGTTGTTGACCTAAAGCCACAGCAGCAGGCGGACCAAAAGGCTAAGTCTACTGGAAACAAGACGCGTGACCAACAGCGTACTGCCGGTGCTACAGATAGTAAGGGCGAAGGCAGAAATGCTAAGGGTGACGGGAGAACTACCTCGTAATGTCATTAAAAAGGCTGCTGCGTAGTATCTTGCAGCCTATCAACCCGGCTGCAATCCTAATCCTTGGAGTATTCACCACACTCTGGGGATTATGGGTTGCTTCGCCATTTTGGGAGGTTTTCACGTCTGCACCCGCCTATCAGCACTTTGAGATTTTTCCAGAGTTCGTATGGGGCGGGGTAGCAGTGTTAGCAGGACTGGCAATCATCAATGGTGTCATGAGGCTTTCATATCACTCATTAACCATTGGAGCGCTTATCGGATTTTCTCACTGGTTGGTAATCTCGGTATTCTTTTTCGCAGGCGACTGGCACAATACCGGTGGCCTAACTTATCTAATGATCGCAGTCTACTCAGCATTCGTTTGGTTGAATTTACGCGTAAACAGAAATTATTTTGCTTTGAAATAACCTATCTGATACTATCTGTTATATGGAAATCACTAAGGCACATTGGGTAGCAGAGGGCAGCAATGTCCGACTATCCATGCCGCTTACTAAGGTAAACGAAGAGAAGCGCCTTGTTTCTGGATTTGCTTCGCTAGACAATGCAGACTCTCAGTCTGACATTGTACTTGCCGATGCGTCTGCACGAGCATTTGCCCGCTTCCGTGGAAATATCCGTGAAATGCACCAGCCGGTAGCCGTTGGAAAGATGGTTGACTTCCGAGAGGAATCCTTCACTGATCCAAAGACCGGACAGATGCACAAGGGTATCTACGTAACCGTTTATGTTTCCAAGGGCGCTCAGTCAACATGGGAGAAGGTGTTGGACGGTACCCTAACTGGTTTCTCAATCGGTGGAAACGTTCTTGACGCTGATACCGAATTTGACAAGTCAGCCGGTAAGTCCGTCCGCTTTATTAAGGACTATGAACTTGTAGAACTTTCACTTGTTGATAACCCAGCAAATCAGTTGGCAAACATCTTCTCGTTTGAGAAGACTGCCAATGGCTTGACTGTTAAGGGAATGATCGCTGATACAAAGAGCGAATACACCTTCTACTGCAAGACGGACGAAATTGCAAAGACTTCCACCGAGGATTCACTAGAATGCCCATTCTGCGAAACGGCAATGGTGAATGTTGGGTGGTTTGAGTACAGCAGCGATTCTGACCGTACAGAGAAGATGACCGCCGTTGTACAGAAGTATCTTTCTTCAATCAACGAAGCGCAGGGAGAGCCTGCAATTAACGAAGGAGGTGTTGACGTGGCAGAAGATACAGTAGAAAAGGATGCACGTCCTGACGAGGCAGCAGATGTTGAAGTTGCTGAGGAAGGTAAGGCTGAAACTGAGGTTGAGGCTTCCGTAGAGGAAGTCGCTGACGCAGAAGAGGTTACTGAGGCCGGTGCAGAGGAAGACGCTGAGGCTACGGAGGACGAAGTTTCCGAAGTTGATGATGCAGAAGACGACCTTGCAAAGATGTTTGATGAACTATCTGGCAAGATTGAGGATAGCCTAACCAAGAACCGTGCGGCTCTTGACGATGCTCTAGCAACGGTCAATGAGAAGGTTGAGAAGGTAGTATCCGAACTTGATGACAAGGTAAAGGAACTGAACGAAAAGCACTCAGTTCTAAGCGAAAAGTTTAACAGCATTAAGGACGAACTAGGCAAGATGGAGAAGTCCATTTCTTCCCTACAGTCGGCAAGTGCTGTAAAGAAGTCTGGTGACCTTGGCGGGGAACCAGAAACAGTAGTGGAAAAGGCCGCTACGAGTACATGGGGTGGACACTTCCTCGGTGTAAATTCCCTTAGGGACTAATTTTAAGAGAGAGAAGGTGAAAGGATAACAATGAGCACAGAACTACTTGAAAAGGTAATTACGACTACCACTTTGGGTGCAGCCCCAGACGGACACCGTTCCGGCCTGCTTGCTCCTGAACTTGCGGAGCGTTTCATCGATTACACGATGGACGAAACTACGCTAGGTGGTCAGGTTCGCGTTGAAAGACTACGTTCGGACAGCGCAGAACTAGACAAGATTGGTGTTGGTACCCGTCTTCTACGTCGTGCAACTCAGGCTGTTGACGATGGACGTAACGTCGGCGTCGCATTCGGCAAGATTTCGCTAACGACCACGAAGTACCGTCTAGATTGGGAACTTTCTTCGGAAAGCCTAGAAGATGGTAAGGAGGGTGCAGCGCTAGAAGACCACATTGCGCGCATGTTTGCTACGCAGGTTGGTACTGACCTAGAGGATATGGGTATTAACGGCGATTCTACCAAGAACGACGACCCATTCCTAGGAGGTAACGACGGTTGGGACCGTTATGCACGTCTACAGGGTCGAGTAATCGACGCTGGTGGTGCGGTAATTGATCGTGAGATTTTCCACCGCGCACTAAAGACGATGCCTCAGAAGTACCTACAGCGTCGTGGAGACTTGAAGTTCTTCCTTGGTGCTAACGCAATTCAGGACTACGTCTACGGACTACAGATGAAGTCTAACGACTTTATCGTTCCTGATGCAACAGCAGCAGCGAACTTCTCTAACTTCGACAGCATGGGTCGTATCTTCGGTATCGATACTCAGGTTGTTCCACTATTTGACGAGGCCAAGGTAGGTGACTACTCTGGCGCAACCGGCGACCACTCGGACGTTTGGCTAACATTCCCAAAGAACCTAATTTGGGCAATCAAGCGTGAGATTGTGGTTTACCGTGAGTTCAAGCCAAAGAAGGACGCAATCGAGTACACCCTATACACTCGTGTAGGAACCGCGATTGAGAACGGTGACGCATTCGTCGTTGTTAAGAACGTCAAGGCAGCAACTGTCTGATAGTTAACCAAAGCATTAGGACCGGCCCTTCGGGGCCGGTTCTTTGCTATATATCGACACTGACTGTATAATCGAATCAACCTAGAAAGGATTATCATGAGTTTTATTAAGTTGAACACGGACGTATTGACACAGGTCGCTGACCACTTCGGTGTAGACATTGACGATGTTGAGAAGACCGACAAGGGCGAACTAAAGCGTCAGCCTCTAATCAAGGCCATTACCAACAGTGGTATTACGTGGGAAATGTACAAGCAGGCTTTCCCTGACATTGAGGATTTGCCAGAGGTTGAGAAGCCGGTAGCAACCAATGAGAAGACAGAAGAGAAGTCGCCGGTACGCGAAGAGCCCAAGGTGCTTCTTCGTATGTTGCGTAGCAACCCGCTCTTTGAGGTACGAGGCTACAAGTTCTCCAAGGATCACCCATTCAATGCAGTTGCCCAGAGCGATGCAGAATACATCATTGCTAACTATGAGGGATTCCGCGTAGCACTTCCATCGGAAGCGGAGGAATTCTATTCATGATCGAGCAATCGGTCTGATATAATTAACTTATGTCTGAAATCTATAGAGACGCGACAGACGCAGAAGTTTCACTCAACATTACCGGCGCTGCGGTGACGGAAGTTGAATTTACGAGGGACGGTGTTGTGCTGGGTTCAACTGGCTCAGCCACACCGGCCCTAGTTCCGTATGCAGTGACATATTCTGATGGACCTTTTCGTGTGAAGTGGACCTATTCAGTTGGTGCTACCACATACACCAGAGAAGAAGAGCACGATGTTGTTACGCCTCTATTCTCAGCAGCAGAGTTGAGAGCATTCAATGCCTCCTTTGAAACGCTTACCGACGCAAAGATTGTAGAACTAGAGTCTATTGTTCGAAAGATCATTGAGGGCGCGGTAGGTCAGCGATTCGGTTACCGTAAGGGAACTAAGACCATCTATGGAAGTGACAAGCCTGCCCTACGCGTAGGTGAGCGCGTTATCTCAGTTGACCCTCTAGACGGTTATGGAGACTTGCGTATCATTAATAACGGCTTTGGTGTTACCCGAGCCGGGTGGACATGGAATGGAGATACCATTTCCATTGCTGGCCCTATTCGTGACGCACGATTTGGACGCCGCACGGACATTTTCGGAAGAAACATGCCATATGTCATTAGCGGAGAGTTCGGATGGCTTAGCGTTCCAAATGATGTTAAGCAGGCTGCCCTATTGCTTGCAGAAGAATTCTCGTGCAAGGAGGCTGCATGGAGAGACAGGTATCTAATCGCAATCAGTGCTTCCGACTGGCGCTTCCAGTTTGACCCACAGGCTTTCGCCGGTACGGGAAGCGTTACGGTTGACAGATTGCTAGAACCATACGCTGTCGGCACCATTGCAATTATCTGATGTTTGTTTGCCTAGTAGACGCTAAGTTCAACATGACAGCCAAGGTGCTATCTCCTTTGTCAACCATCCAAGATGCCACCGGACACTACGTCAATATTCAGGACGATGATACCGGAGAGATTAAGCAGGTCTGGGTTGCCGATCAGGATGCTGTAGAGGCCGGTGAGCAGAGCCGTTTAATTAGATGCATGGTCAGACCTGTAGTGACAAATGGTGTGACCGGAGGAGGCTCTATGGAGCACTTCACCAAGGACGGTATCCACGAGGTCATGGAGTTCATTCACATGAAGTTCCCATCGAGCGAAGTATTGACCGATTCTGACAGAATTACTGAAATCCGTAATCAGGACGGTGTTCTGCTGTGGGCAGAGGAAATCTCCAACGGTAACCCTGCAACGTTCAAGGGCACTGTTTTCGATGTTGTCGGTGTAGCCCCAATCATCGACCCGTTCGGTACGCATGTAGAGAACCTAGCATATCTAAAGCGCACAGGGGTGCAGAATGGCTCGTAAGGCACCTAAGAGACCAGCCCTTAACATTGAAGCAGACCTTACAGAAGGATATAAGGCTCTCGGTTTTGTCCAAGGTCTTTCTACTACCGTTTCTACCAATAGATTCATTTCTTCGGTAATCGAGTTGGCGCACGACAGAATGGCTCAGGACTTTGACAGGGAAATCGATCAGGTGGCCTTGTCAAATCAGAATGCTTTTGCGCACGTATATGAGTGGCGAATGACAGGTATTCCTCAGGGACGACTATGGCACCACACTCTAACAGGGCGCGGTGTAAATCGTCAGGCTTCTTGGCAATGGGAACCATCTAAGGCTCCTATTCTTACACCGGAAGAAAGAAAGGCTCGTAACAACCCTAACGATCCGATCAACAATGTATCAGATGAGGATATTGCGAGATTGAGCAGTAGAGACTACTTCTTCACATGGAAGGCCCCGGTAATGGAGTATGGTCTTCGTGTGAACATTACAGCCAAGTATGCAAAGGCATTGTTCATTCCATCGTTCAGCGCTGAAAAGGGATACTACTTCTCAAAGAGTAGTTTTAATCAGATGCCAAACAACAACGCTGGACGCTTTACCGGCTTTTGGACTGCATGGTGGACCGGTGGTGGAGCAGCATCGACATGGGACTCCCACATCAGGACAGTCATCGAGAAGGACATTGGCCGTGCAGAGAAGGAACTAGGAAAGGCAAAGAAGCGCAGAAAGACTTTCTCCATCTCTACAGTTGGTTCAAACGATGCAGCATTTGAGGCCGGTAGAAACTATGCAGAAGCCTATATCCTAGGTAGAGCAAAGAACTACAAGCAGGCGGCAAGATACATTGACAAGAATGGAAGATTTGGAGGGGACGTTAACTATCCATCATGAGAGACTATAAACTATCAGCAGTTCATGGCCTAAGAAGTTACATGTGGCGCTTGCTACAGGATGAATTGGGTTGGACTCTGGACGACTACGCAGACACGAATGGAACAAAGTACGTTCCTATCATCACTCCTGAGCAGGACAAGATTTTCAATGCTATCGACAAGCCATACATTGTTTATTCATTCTCTCGTGGAGCAACAAGCAATGCATGGTTCATCGAGAATGAAATGGGAGCATTTACCGTTTATTCATCAAATGCTGATGATATTAGACAGGTTCTAAACATGTTTCAGACAAAGTTTAATCGACGTGACGACTCTGCATATGATCTAAACGAATATGTGCAGAATAACCTAGCCGATAAGTTCAAGACCTTTGACTACAAAACCCTGTGGGTATCGATGGTCCAAGGTCCGCAGCCTGCCACAGAAGAGGGCGGTAGGCGTGACGGGTATATGACAATTAACATGAACTATACCCAGCAAGAATTTGACGAAGAGTCGAATAGAAGAATTACCGGCTAAGCATTTTGCTTTCTAAAGGTACTACTGTAATATACATATTGAGGAAGTATTCATGCCTAGCCAGCAAAAACAAATCACGAAAGGAGTGAAAATAAGGAATGGCTTATTCAGTACGAAACATTATCGTAGGTGCTGCGGCAATCTACGTATCAGTAAAGGATTCAACCGATTCAACATTCTATGGTGCGAACGGTAACGTCGCTGTTGCACTGCCATCTGGACTTGCTGCTAACGCACCTGCGGGACCAGTTCTAGAGGCTGACACAACTAACTGGCGTCACCTAGGATTCACCACGGATGGAGTTGAGTTCTCTTACGAGCCTGACTTCGGTGACGTTAGCGTAGACCAGTTGCTAGACGCCGCTAAGGTATTCAAGCAGGGTATGACTGCAACAGTTAACACTACTCTTGCAGAGGCAACTCTACAGAACTTGATGATTGCTTGGGGTCAGAACAGTTCATCACTTGCGGCTGCTCCCGCTCCCGACGCTACTGGCGGTCAGGAATTGGGCATCGCATCTGGTGCACTTCTAGACGAGCCAGTCGAGCGCTCTCTTGTTTTTGTTGGTCCTGCTCCACGTAGCGCTACTAACAAGAAGCAGGAGCGTCTATACCACGTTCGTCGTGCGCTAAACGTAGAATCTTCTGCACACAGTCTATCAAAGGCTGACGCAACTACGATTCCAGTGTCACTACGTCTACTACCAGACCCTTACTACACCGGTAAGGAATACGGTATCGTCCGTGACCGTCAGGTTGAAGCCTGATAATAACTTCACTATAGAAAGGGCCGGTATTGCACCGGCCCTTTCTTGTACCCAATAATTTGTCAGAAACCAATGTATCCTGATATACTTTAGTCATTAAACCCGAATAGGAGAAAAATGGCAACAGCAGTATATGACGTAGTATCCGTTGAACTACAGGACGGAACTACTTTGGAACTTCGACCTCTACCAATTAAGCAGATGCGTACGTTTATGAAGAAGTTGGAAACTCTTGGCGAGACGCCTGAGGATGGTAGCGAGGTAGACGGTATGGATCAGATTGTTGATCTAACCAAGATTTGTCTAGAGAAGAATAAGGGCGCTTCCAAGATCAAGGATTATGAGGACGTTCTAGACCTTCCAACGGCCTACAAGATCATCGAAGTTTGCACGGGTGTGAATCTAGCAGACCCAAAACTGATGGAACTAGCGACGACGGCGACGGAGTTGGCTGGTCAGAACTAAAATTAGCAGAACTAGAGGCGGAAGCCTTTCTCATAGGACAGTGGAAAAACTTTGAGGAACTGGAAGAGAATCTATCTCTTCCAGAACTCACAGCGATTGTTTCAGCAGCAAGAGACGCAGAGAGAACGAGACAGAAGTTCGCGGCGGCGTTGAAGGGAATTAACCTTGATGATGCAGATGAACAATCAGCGAAGGAAAGATTCGAAGCAGTCCAGAGAAAGGCAGAAGCCGTGCTAAACGGTATGAATGAAGCGGAAGCAGAATTCCTCGGTACCGGACTAGGATTTGAAACGGAATAGGACTGAGATAAAATAGAGCAAATTGATATTAGGATCAACGGTAACGCCAACTTTAAGGGCGCTACCGCTGAGGTCCGTGCATTTAAAGCATCTCTGGATGGCTTGCAGAAGAGCATCATTGATCACTCTAACCAACTTGGTAAGACTAACAAGTACCAAGACCAGATGGCGAGTCTCAACAAGGTTCGCGAAGCCATGCAGGGTAATATCGCTACTCTAGAACAATACCGTCTACGTCAAGGTCAGGTGCTAAGTGCCGAAGATGCTTGGCAGAAGAAGATTCGTGAAGGTAAGGCCACCTTTGGCGATATGTACAAGAACCGTAAGATGTTCAATACGGTTCTACAGGAACAGATTGCGCTACAGAAGGCTATGGGTCTAGGATGGACTCAAAGTACCAAGACTGGTAAGTTTTCGGTGGATATGTTTATCCCCAAGACTCTATCTACAGACCTAGAAACAGCAAGGGCCAAGATGGGCCTATTCTCTCAGATTACGAATGTCGCATCTGAGAACATGGTCAATTGGGGTAAGAATACACAGTGGGCCGGTCGTCAGTTGATGGTCGGTTTCACTGTACCCCTAGGTATTGCCGCTGCCGCTATGGGCAAGATGGCTTATGACCTTGACAAGCAGGTTACTCAGGTTGTCAAGGTTTATGGTGATGCTTCTGAGTCTATCAATGCTAACGCGGACGACATTCGTTCTACCGCTATCCAAACAGCGCAGGCCGCTGCTCGTATTTATGGACAAAGTGCAGAGACAACTCTAGGCATCATGGCCGATCTGGCTGCATCTGGTAAGTCCGGTATGGAGTTGCAGCAGGCCACGATGGCTACAACTCGTGCTGCCATTCTTGGTGAACTTGACTGGCAGGACGCAGTTAAGGCTACCATCTCCATGCAGGAAGTCTATCAGGCTAAGCAGGTAGACCTAGCAAATAACTGGAACTACATTAACGCAATGGAGAACCAGACCGTTCTAAGCGCTCAGGACTTTGTGACAGCAATTCCAAAGGTTTCTGGTGTTATGAACGAACTTGGTGGAACCCTAAAGGACACCGGGTCACTTCTTACCGCATTTAAGGCTGCCGGTATCGATGCAGCAGAAGGCGCTAACGCCCTAAAGACAATTAACTTCCGTCTTGTAGCAACCTATGGTAAGGGCCTAGAAACCTTCAACGCCAAGACCGGCAAGGATTTGCGCGCCATCATTGACGAAACGAATGGTAAGACCATTCCTACCTTGATGAAGTTTGCTGACGCAATCAAGAATCTTTCAGCAGCAGACAAGGTTGCTGTTACCCGTGACGTATTCGGCATCTATCAGGGTTCTAAGGCTTTGATGCTTATTGACCAGATGACTCAGAAGACCGAGCAGTGGCAGCAGGCACTTGACGTTGCAAATAACACGAACATTGAAAACGCTGCTATTGCCCAGCAGGAGTTGGACCGACAGAGCGAGCGTCCATTCCGTAAGTTGGACATGGCTATTCAGTCTATCAAGATTGAACTAGGCACAATGGGTGAAGCATTCCTAGGACCAGCCGCAGGTATCCTAGATTGGGTTACAAAGTTGATCAAGGGATTCAACGATCTTAACCCAATTATTAAGCAGTTCGCTGCCGGATTTGCAATTGCCCTAGGCATCGCTGGACCTATCGTCATGCTTACAGGTTTGTTCGCTAACCTGTTGGGTACAGGTCTAAAGTTCGCTTCTCGGTTGGGCCTTCTTGCTACCCGCTGGAAGCAACTAAGCGAAGAGGAAAAACTACAGCAACTTATTTCAAAGCAGTCTGTTGCTCTATGGGATGCCGAGACCGCTTCTGCTGCCCGCCTAACCTTGGAAATTAAGCAGTTGACTGCTGCTCTCGTTGAGGCTCGCTCTGTAGAGGACTTTACCGCTGTTACAGCGACCAAGAAGCAGAACAACAAGGCAGACAGACGACGTGCAGACGAAATCTTTGCTTCAAAGAACATTCCTGCATATCAGCCTATTTTCAATCAAGACAAGAATGGTCGATACTATGACCCTACAAGTGGACGCAAGGTAAAGACTCAGGAAGCAATTGCCGCTAACGAAATGCTAAAGCGCTCCTACGACAGCATTATTGCTAAGGAGAAGGAAGAGGCGCTGGCAATTGCCAAGACTGAGCGCGCATTAAGGGAACGCACTGCACAAAGAGAAGCGGATAAGATCGCTGCCGAGGAAGCAGCAGCCGCCGCTACAGCAGCCGAAGAAAGAATGCTTAAGATCACTAGATTGGTCTCGACTGCATCTCTAGGCGTAGGTATCGTTGGGTCGATGGTCGGTCCAAAGGATGGGATTGGCGGTTTCATCCTAAATCTTACCAACGCAATTGCTACTCTTGGTATGGTCGCGCCGGGTGCACTGGCTAAGGTTGGTAAGGGTATTGCCAGCCTACAGGTTGGTGGCAAGACTCTTGGAGCCATTGGTAAGGGCGCATTCAATGGAATTAAGAATACGGCAATGTCAATGATCGGATACCTAAAGGTAGCCGGTCCAATTATTGCTGCCATTGGAGTTGCAGCATTTATTCTGATTCAGAAGTGGAATGATGAGATTGATAAGTCTCGCCAGAAGACAGAAGACTTCGTTAACTTTGCTAAGAACTCTGCTGATATCTTCGGATATTCATATACTGATGCTGCCGGTCTAGACCCTAACACTATTAAGGATGGCGCACGCGCTACCGAGGTACTTGCAGAAAAGGTCAAGTCATCCAACCCAGCGGCCGCAGCGGGATACTCTGAAATGCAGGGTAGGAGCGACGGTGAAAAGTGGGCTGCCGCTCTACAGGCTGGTGCAGATGCTAAGTTGCATGGTGCAACCTCTGAGCAGGCAAAGGACACAATGCGTACCGCCCTACAGTTGATGAACAAGACGTTCACCGATCAGGAATGGGAAGCAAAGGTAACATTCAACTTTGACGACGCCAACGAACTACTTAACCAGCAGATCAGCGCTTGGAGAACTCAGTTGGACGGTGCATTCAAGGACAAGCCTGTCAACTGGTGGGAAGGTGTGTGGAATGGTGGACAACTTTCTCAGGATGCCGGTGTTGTAGTACAAAAGATCGGTAAGGACTTCTGGACCCAACTTACAACATTGCCTAAGAGTGATCGTAAGAAGGTTCTAATGGACTTTGCAAACGAGCAGGACAAGTTCATCAATGATGCTTACAAGGCTTACCAGAAGAGGAGCCCAGATGCAGCCAAGTATCTTGGAATCAACAACGCCCATGACTTCTCAAAGGCTCTAAACCAGAACACCTTCTCAGCAACAACTCTAGGAATGAGCGATGACGATTACAAGGCTCTAAGAGCCCGTAACGATGGTCTAATCCAACTCGCCCAGAACATTGCTTCTGCTGCTAATGTCTCGAAAGAGGCTCGCGGCAAGATTCATACCCTTTGGGATTTGTTCCAGCAGCCTATCGTTGCTACCTATCTAGGACAAACTACAACTGCTGCCGAGAAGGCTCTTGGACCTACCGATCTGTACGACGAGAAGATCAACGAAGTTTTGCAGTCCGGCCAGAAGTTGACGGCAGCAAAGATTGCACAGATTCAGACCGATCTACGCGTTGCTGACGGTACCTACAAGTTGGGTAGCGCCGTGCAGTACTTCGGAGATGTTACTCGCGGTGCAGGAATTGACGCGGATACCTTCAACGCTAAGTTGTCAGAACTAGGATTCAATGCAACCGTAACCCTAGACTCCATTAGTAATTCTTGGAAGAATGTCTACTCTGGTGCACAGGACAGAATGTTCGAAGAGGCTGGACGCCAGTATGACGAATACCAGCAGGCTCAAATGGATGCTCTACAGAAGAAGGGTCAGGACGCCCTAGATGAACTTGACAAGAAGGGCGAGGCAGCAGACAAGAAGCGCGAAAAGGCTTCCAAGGCTCTGGATGACCGTCTGGACAAGGACAAGAAGGCTTTTGACAAGGCATGGGATGATCGCAAGAAGCGAGAGGCCGCAGTTTATGATGCCAGAATTCAGAAGATCGAAGATGCAATTAAGGCTGAACAGGATGCCGAGAAGGTCCGTCAGAAGATTTTCGAAGCAGAGCAGACACGTATTCAGCGTCTTGCTCAGATGTACTCTACCAACATTGATATCAACATGGCTATCAACTCTGGTGCCATGGACGAAGCAGCAAAGTTGTCGGCAAATGCTGACGCTCAGATTGCTCAGTGGGCAACTTCTGACGCTGCCGATGCATCAGCGAGTGCTTCTGACAAGAGAATTGAAGATCTAAACAAGCAGAAGGATACAGTTTCCAAGGCTAAGGATGCTCACATGGAGGCTCTTCAAGCAATTGAAGACGCCGAAAAGGAAGCATTCCAGAAGCGACAGGACCGCCAGAAGCAGGAACTAAAGGATGCACAAGACCTTGCTAAGAAGAAGGAAGATGCTGAGAAGAAGCGTATTCAGAATGAGAATGCTGCTAACGAAAAGCAACTTCGTGACGATCAGGCTCGCGATAAGCGTAACCTAGAGGGTCAGTTGGCGATTATGCGCGCCTTCCTGCCGAAGAACAAGCAGCAGTTGCTAGATCAGGCCAGTGCTCTTTACAAGGTATACGATGGATTCGGTATCAAGTTGGAGGGTAACGGTAAGAAGTGGGCAACCACCGTTTCTGGCGCTCTTGGCACTGAGGTTGCCAAGGAAGGAAACGCTCTAAAGACTACAGTCAATTGGGCTAACATTGGTCAGGAAATTGCCGGTGCAATGATTAAGGGTGCATTTGGCATGGACCCAAAGACATTCGCTGCATGGCTAAACGGTGGTAAGGCTCCTGACAACACCATCTTTGGTAAGCAGACTCCAAAGGCAAAGTATCGTACTCAGTTGAATGATCCTGAGTCTCGTCACAGCGGTGGAGTTATTGGCGCTGGCGGCGGTGCACGTACTGGATATTCTGGTACCCAGAAGCCGGGTGAGAAGTGGGTTAATGCTCTTGTCGGTGAAGGTATGGTCAACCGTAGAGGAATGTCATTCCTAGGAAAGTCAGGACTTGATTACATCAACTCGGGCGGTGGCAAGGGTGGCGGTGGCGTCATGGGTCTTGGTGCCGGTGTACCGGGAACTGTTGTCGGAACAATGGGTCGTGTTCTAATTCAGAGTGCAATCAACTCTGCTTACAACAAGCGCCTAGGTAATGACATGAAGGGCCAGATCGGTTCCAAGTTGGCCTACAAGCCAGACGCAGCAAATGCATTCTCAGATATCTTCAACGCTGGTGCATCTGTTGCATACAAGTCTGGAAAGGTTGTCTACCTAGGTCACGGAGCATATCCGGGCGGTGGAAACTTCGCTGAAAACGTACGACCAGCAGCGGGTGTTACAACCTCTTTGTTCGGTCCTCGTAATCTTCTTGGTATGTCTTTCCACAATGGTCTTGACATTGCTAATGCCACTGGCACACCAATTAAGGCTGCTCAGGGTGGACGAGTTATTTACACCGGCTGGGACAACACCGGTTATGGTAACTACACCGAGATTCAGTCTGCTGATGGAACCATGTATGGATATGGTCACCAGAGCCAGATTGGTGTTCGTGCTGGACAGAAGGTTAATACTGGACAGTTGATTGGTCGTATGGGTTCGACCGGTAAGTCCACAGGTTCCCACCTTCACTTCCAGATTGGTCGTAACGGCGTTTGGTTTGACCCTCGTACGGTTATGCCTCAGTTGAATACTGGCGGTCTAATGATGAGCGATGGAATTGCTAAGTTGCACAAGGAAGAGGCGGTATTGACTAAGCCACTTACCCGCGACCTAAAGGAAGGTGTACAAAACTTGGCAGATGGTGGAACAGTTCAGTATAATGTAACTCTAGACTTTAATGGAGCATCATTCAACAGAGGAATTGATTTCCAGCATGAAGTTGAAACCGTACTTAGAAACATGGAACGCAAGAGTGGCGGAACTAGAACAATTGGAGGGAAGAGATAATGGCAGCAATGACTTTGCCTAAGGGCTCGCTTTTGAGCATCAATGGCAATGGTCTAACCGAGCACAATAGGGGCGAGGTAGACTTAGATATTAACCGCATTGAGAATTCAAAGCGAATGCATGATGGCACGTTGCGTAAGGTAGTTATTGCTGACAAGTTGAAGTGGTCGGTATCATGGAGCGATGTTCCCGATACCGACGCCAAGTGCGTTGATGGTAAGTGGGGCGGTCAGTCTATTGAGACATTCTATAAGACCACGCCGGGAGTATTTACCTTCAATGTAAAGAACTCAGGTGTCTCTACCAATTACAATGCGGTCATCACATCGTTCAACAAAACAATTAAGAAGCGTGGTAACGGCGCGGAACTTTGGGACGTAAGTCTTACAATCGAGGAAGTCTAATTGAAGTCAGCATCAACAGCAGTTGTAAATAAGTTAAAGCAGTCTGTCGAAGTGCAAACAACACTTCGACTTATTGCTGAATGGAACATGAACAGGTACTCACCTATTACGAGTATCACCAATGGTCCTGCGGCGTCTCCTACGGCAGACGCCGATCCTGACGTGTTTCCAATCGAGTCTATTGCTGACCCTATTCGTCCATCATCTTCTGGCATCGTCAAGGCTCGTGCTTCTGCTGCTGCTAGAAAGGCCATCAAGACCGATGGAAAAACAACAGCAGCCTACATGGCGAACCCAAATGCTCCTCGCTATGTGACCTCTTCTGCGGACTCCAAGTACAAGTATTGGCAGTCACCGGCAGAGTCTTCCGGCGTGGTATACGCTCCCGGCAGCCAGTCTATTGCCAATGTTCAGCCAACCATCATCTACACCAATCCAACATGGTCAAACAAGATTGTTGTTGGGATTGAAAACACGTATGCATGGCCTACAGCATGGACAGTAGAGATTACTACCGATGGCACCAACTGGACCACGATTGCTACTAACCCAACCATTCCTACTAATGGAAGGGTGGTACTTTATCGCAACAGCACCGGTAACTGGACGACCACAGCAGACTATGACAACCCAATTCAGATTCGCGGCGTACGTATCAACGTTACGCAAATGAGTGCTGCCAAGGTTTATTTCTCACTGATTGAACTAGGAGCACGTCTAGAATCTGATCTATCTCCATATGTGGCTGACTACTCTTGCCAGTTTGAAATGTCAGATTACTCGTTTATTTCCCCATTGGGAAAGGCAAATGCCAACACTGCTTCGGTGACCTTGGCTAACTTCGATAACAGGTTCACGAACACAAACCCGGCAACACTTTACTACGGTCTTATTGACAAGAACGTAGAAATGAGAATGGACGTTGGAATCTCGCTGGATTCTTACACCACCATTCCAAAGACGTATGAGTACATTCGTCAGTTCACGATGATTACTGATGTATGGGACGTTCAGGAACTCGATACCATTACCGTGCCATTGCAGGATAGTTCCCAAATCCTACAGCAGTTGAAGCCCACTGCAAGAGTGTTTCAGGGACTTACTGTTGCCGAAATCATCTGGCGAATTCTGGACAGCGTTGGGTTCACTTCATACTACGTTGAGCCGGTAGATGCTGACCCTGCAACTGTAATCCCCTACTACTGGACAGATGGAACTAAGACAGTATGGGATATTATTACTGAGATTACCGAGGCGACTCAAACTGCTGCTTGGTTTGATGAATACGGTGTAATGCAGATCAAGACACGCACCACTGCATACAACCTAGCAAACACGCCGGTATGGACAATGGAGCGTTCTCTAAATGGAACTACTCTGGCTAACCTTGTCAGCCTAAAGCACTCAAATGACTTTGAGGCGAACCACGTGACGGTCAATTGGTACGAAACTGATATCTCCAAGGATACGCAGGGTGTTATTCCAATGACTCAGGTCTGGACACCTGACGGTGACTTTGTGCTACGCTCAACTCAGTTGACCTCTTCGCTTACCACAACCAGTCAGAGTATTAGAATTCGACCAACGGATGCACCTGTATGGCCTTACTCTGGTGTTATTGAAATCGAAGGTGAGTTCATGCGTTGGACCGCTAAGGGATATCAATACTACAATGCTGCCGGGGTGTTGCAGTCAAAGTACATTTCAAGCAACGATGAAAAGGTTGCCTTGGATAAGTTGAACCCAACAAAGTCATTCATGAACTACTTCAATGGATATCTATGGATCGGGTCGGCAAACAGAGGTCTGTGGAGCAGCGTAGCAAAGGCTCACAATATCGATGCTACCGGATACACGGGAAGAGTAAAGACCGGTGCTGGAACTGGATTTGTATGGAACAATGGATGGAGACAGATTCCCGATCTTGGTCGTGCCCGCATTACCACAAACTCAACCTTCAAGACTAATTCTTGGTATGTAGTTTCTCGCGGCAGTGAACTAGACTCTCCGCTGTATTACTACGGAACTCGTCTCATGATTACCAACAGTGGCGGATACGGAGCGGGAATGGCAATGTCTCTAGGTTCTGCCGGTAACGAGGCAGGATACTATGTTGAACTATTCCAAACAGCAAACTATGCAAGAAACCCTGCTGCCCGCAACTCGGCTAATGAATTGAACTTCTACGTTCGCTATGCAAACGGAACGATTAAGAGGATTGGTAATGACAACGGTAAGGGTGTGCCAATTGCTGTTTCAACCAACGCTTGGTACGACCTTGATGTGCAGGTTTCATATGGCACAGGAGGAAGCCCTACGTTCAATATCTTTGTCAACGGTATCCTACGTATGTCAGTAAATGTTCCTACCGCTAACATGCCCGCTACAGGCAACACCGGGCGCTGGGGAGTCTTCACGAGAGGGTTCACCAACGCTGACTTTGAGTACCTATACGGAACATCGTCAAATGAGGCGGTTGTATTCGACAACTCAACACTGTATGACAGAATTAAGAAGGGTTACGTTTCGACACAGTTGACAAAGGAATGGACCTACAACACTCGTCAGACCTACAGGCTATCTGGAAAGAAGAAGACTTACTACAACCAGCGATACAATCAGTTGTTTGTTGATGAGTTCGGCGCGGGGGTGCATGAGGTACGTGAAATGGACGTTAAGTTCGAACAGCCAGTTCTTCACTCTCGTCTGTACATGTCCAATGACTCTCAGGCTATTTGCCCTGACTACACCGGCACGGCATTTGGAGCAAAGTTCCTTGTTGCAAACACACATCGTTACAATGCCATTCTCAATGGTACTGATGCTGTCACCTTTGGAACCGACAACCCTGTAGAGCAGAAGATGCTTATTTATGGACGTACCATTAATGTAGCCGATGCAGCGAAGCGGGTAGAGGTAAAGGACGATGCAGCAATTAGACGACGTGGAGAAGTAGCACTAGAAATCGACTCTCCTTATATTCAGAACGAAGCATCTGCAAAGGCTCTGGGTGACTGGATTACCTTGCATTGGTCCGGAGGTATGGATGAACTAGAAATCGAGTCATTCATGAACCCTCTGGTTCAATTGGGTGATGTGGTTGCCATTAACTACTCGCCAGCCAATATGACCGCTAATACTCACAAGTATTTCATTGTCGGACTGAATCACTCTTACGGTGAGGGTGGATTGGAAACAACAATGACGTTGCGCCGTGCAAAAATTTGACGGTTGATGTTGCGGTCCAATATAATGTAGTAATGGTTGAAAAAAGAGACGAGACGTATATTGACCCTCAATTCTTCCTTCCCCCAAACGTTTATGACATTAGATATGTAGAAAACGATAATGTTTCAGAAGACGAAGACACTGCGACTGAGTTTGTAGATTCTGAATCTGTTAACCCAGACCCGGTGGAGGATGCAAGTGAGGATGAAACGTGGTCTCCTGCAACCCCAGAATCTCACAACGAACTGCCTATTCCTGACGGACTTGTTGTAGTTTCTCAGACAGTAAAGGCAGCAGCCGGTGGAGGCTATCTGGTTGATATCGTAATTGATATCCCAGATTTGCCCGGTGTAGAAAACTTTGATGTGGCGGTGACTAAGGCTTGAAGGGTATTTACAGGTTTTATCAAGAAGGCGTCCTTATCCATGAAGAGGAAAACCTCATTACTAACTTGGGTAAGGTCGCTATTCTTCGTTACCTAGCGGGCTATTCAGGACACTTCGGAAAGTCGATTAGACTAGGAGTTGGATCGACTGCTGCTAACGCTGCCGATGTTACGCTTAACTTTGAGAACGTACAGGCACCTGTCACTTTGATTTCCCCAGATTACACAAACACGTGGCTAGTTTTCAAGGCTCGTTTGGCAGAGAACTTGGCTGGATCATTCTATGAGGTTGGTCTGTCGAATTCCTACAATGAGCAGGTACCGATGTATGCCTCAGCATTGATTCTTACCTTTGACAATACCGTAGAGAATTGGAGCGGTGGTACATACAACACCACGAATGCTAGAACTGGCGCTGCTAATTTGAGACTTGCACCGGCCACTTCCTCAACCACTACTGTTACTCTGGACACCTTGATTGATCTTTCTGGTTACTCATCCAGCGATGATTTCAAGTTGGCTTACAGAAACAACAACTCCAATGCATCGAGTGTCTTCCTGAGATTCTATACAGATGCATCAAACTACTTTACATACACGATCAACTCGCCAGCGGTTTCCTACAACATCGCAACATTCAACAAGAATAACTTCGTTGCTACTGGAAGCCCATCATGGGGAAACATTACTCAGGTTGGTGTTTCTGCAACTGCCGGGGCCGGTGGTGCAGCACAGGTTGATTTTGATGGATTCAGAATTGATGACAAAGACACCTACAACCAAGTAGAAACTCTGGTAAGTAGAACAGTATTGGGAACGCCGGTGACCAAGGCAGTCGGTGTTCCTCTTGACGTCGAATACACCTTGGACCTAACACTATGAGAATTGTAATTCCTAATCAGCCTGCGGGCACAAACCTTATCATCAAGGCACGCTCTAAGAGTGGTGCCGATTATTCTGAATGGTCGAGAAACTATGCGGTAACTACCTCTGGTGACACGATTGCTCCAAAGACGCCTGCAAACCCTGTGGGTAGCATGGCTGGATCGTCATTCATTCTTAAGTGGGATCCTGTTACCCAATCTTCTGACAACAGCCCTGCCTCTGACCTTGACCGATACGAGATTAAGATTACATCTTCTGGCTCTATTCAGACTACTACCTTTGCTACCAGAGACGTAAGATTTGAGTTTCCTTTCAGCCAGAACGTTGCACTCTTCGGAACGCCTCAGGCTAACGTCCAGATGGCCGTACGCGCCGTTGACACGGCCGGAAATGCCTCTGCCTATACTTCTACTGTCTCTCAAACTAACGCCGCTCCTGCGGCTCCTACGGGCCTTACAGGGGCATCCGGTGTCAACCTTCTGACCTTCTCTTGGAATGCCGTTGCAGACCTAGACTTGAAGGAATACCACCTATACTCTGGATTGAACAGTACCACCCAGAGCACCTTGGTGTGGACTGGAACTGCCCTTACGGCAAACATTCAGATCACTGACACCACGACAGATCGCTGGTACAAGGTTGTCGCTGTTGACGTATTTAACACTGAGTCGGCGTCGTCAAATGTCTTCGGTCCAATTAAGCCTACCTCGCCGGTAAGTGTTGATACCACTGCACCCGCTGTCCCAACTGGATTGGCCGGTACGTTGACCAATGCTGCCGATGGTCTTAGTGCTTCTATGGCAGTATCTTGGACAGCAGTTAGCGACACTGACCTAGACTCCTATGTTCTTGCATTCCGTCAGACTGCAAGCCCGGTAAATGACTGGCAGTATGTCTACGTTGATAAGTCTCTTACAAGTACAACCATTCAAGGTCTTGTTCCTTACAAGGCTTATGACATTCGTATTCGTTCGAAGGACTTCTCGGCTAACTACTCAAACTGGACAACCATTGTCAATGTAACTGCTCAGGCAAATACCGCTCCTGCTACTCCTACCGGTCTGGCTATTACCACCGGTAAGGACAATATCCGCCTGTCATGGAATGAGAACACAGAAACCGACGTGGCAAACAACGCCGGTACGTATGACGTAACAGTGGCTACCAACTCAGGTTTCACCACCGGAGTATTGCAGTACCGCACTGGCGCTACCTCCATTTCTATCAATGGCCTAGCAGAGAATACGACCTACTATGCACGCGTGCGCGCTGTTGACTCACAGGGCGCTACCTCAGCCTACTCCGCATCTGTTAACGCTGCAACCGGCGCATTCACCGTTTACAACAAGTACACGGTTTCTACTACTGCTCCATCTTCTCCGAACACCAACGACGTATGGATGGATACCACTTCTGGATTTGAGAAGTACTGGACCGGTAGCGCGTGGGCAACAACGGGAAATGTCTCTCTTTCATACATCTCTGCTCAGGGGTCAGACCTTATTACCAATGGTACTGCATTGATGAAGAACAACTATAACTTCTCATCATTCAACTTTAGCGCTACCGATGCTCCTACCGGTGCTAACGGATCGTTTGTTATCAAGACAACAACGCAGCAGTCTGCACAGATCGATGAGAACCTATCATTTGATCCCGCAAAGAAGTACAAGTTCTCCTTCCAAGCGCGTCAAACGGTATCTGGTCAGACTAACACAATGTATGGATTCATTGCTCCTTACGATGCATTCAACCTTGCTATCCAGCCATACAACTACATGTACATTACCGGTACCACGACAACGCTTGCGGCACCGCTTAATCCCGGCGATACAACCATCACGCTGACTTCATCGGCAAACTGGTATGGTTCTGCTTCTAAGCCTGCCGGTGGAAACACATATCTAAGAAACATGATTTTCTGGGATTATGTTGATGCCGCTGGTAGAGCATGGCCGGTAGGATCATATTCTCGAAATGTCCTTAACCCCGGAACTCCTGCGTGGGCAGATGGTGGAATTTCTGGAAATGTTATTACCCTTACTTCCCCATACTCCGGTCCTGCTAAGCCTGCTGGAACATCAGTTTCTAATGCTACTTCTGGTGGATCGTACATGTATATGCCTTCCGCAACAAGCGTAGTGGTTCCTGAAACTTGGACAACTTATTCCGATGTATTTACTGCGGGAACAATGTCCTCTGCTTCTCAGGCTACTTCTGCTGGTGGTGGAGCAACGTGGGCATTGGGTGTTCCTCCCGGCACGGCAAAGGTGCGTGTGGGATGGCTTCTCAACTACCCTGCCGGTGGTACCGGAAAGCATGCCATTGCAGCAGTTTCATTCTCTACAGCCGGTGCCGCTCAGGATACCGCAGACACAGCATATGCAACAGCAAATGGAAAGAACAAGATTATCCGTTCTACCTCTGCTGCTTCTGGTACAACTGGATATGTTGCCGGTGACCTATGGTGGCAGATCGACGGTAGCGGAAACGCTATTGCTCAATGGAAGTACAGTGGAACCGCATGGGTATCCGAGCAGTTGGCTAGCGGTGTGTTTGCTAATGTTGATGCAAACAAGATCACTGCTGGAACAGGTTTCATCAACACTCTAAACATTGGTACTGGCGGTGCAATTCAGTCTGCTGGTTATACTGCTGGTACATCTGGATTCAAGTTGTCAACCTCTGGTCTTGTCATTGAAGGCTCTGGAAACACGGTTAGCGCTTCTGTCCTAAAGGGTGGAACTGTAACTGCAACTACGCTTACCATCGGGGCCGGTGGTCTATTGGTCGTAGATTCAACCGCTGCTATTCGTTCTAACAACTATGCAATTGGATCGACGGGGTACCGAATGGACTCCTCTGGTCTTGAAGTTAATGACGGAACCATTGATGCAAAGACTCTAAAGACCGGCTCGGCAGTCATCGGTGATCTTGTAATTGGTCGATCTGCTGACTCTCTGGGTACTGTTAGATCATTTGACTATGTGGCCGGTACAACAGGATGGAAGATCGGTAAGGGTCTATTTGAAGTTAACCAAGGTGTCATCAAGGCTCCTGCGTTGCAGATTCAGTCTGGTGCTTCGAACCTAGAGCGTCCAGAGTACTCGGCATTTGAGTTCACATCAACCTTCTACAATGGAAAGTTTGGTCCATCAAACGGAACTACGTCTATTCAGACAGTCGGTGGAGTTCAGGGCTCACAGTTCCTAAGGCTTTCAACTACAACTGCTGCCGCCTCAACATTCTATCTAGGTGATTCTGCAACTGACTATCACATCTCTGTTGAGGCTGGAAAGACCTACATTGTTTCAGCATGGATGAAGGCTTCAACGGCAACTGCTGTAAGCGCAGCACTTAGATTCAAGTACAATGACGGTACGTCATCTGCTGTACCAACGCCAGTGACTCTCACCTCAGGTGGATCATTTACTCGTTACTCATGGGCAATTACTGTTCCTGCTGGAATTACTAATGCATTGGTCGAGGTTGACAATAACACAGCAACAGCCGGTGTTGGCATCGACATTGACGGTGTAATGGTCGAGCAGCAGGTCGGTGGACTAACCACTCCTTCTACCTATGTAATGCCGGGTATGACAAGTGTTGACGGAGCAATTGTTCGTACCGGTCAGATGGTCTCAAATGCCACCGTAACTGTTAACGGTGTCTCTCAGCCTGCATGGTCAATCAACATGGCCGGTGGTGCGCAGTTTGGTGATGCTGCTATTCGTGGTTCTCTAGTTGTCGGTCCAACAACTCCAACAGAATATGCCACGAATGGAAATATGGAGTCAACTAGCCTTTCAGCATTTACTCTATATGCAAATCCATACATGAGCACAACCTCTATGGTTCGGACTACAACCGCTGGTGAAGTAATCAACGGAACTGGATCGCTAAAGTTTACCGGAACCGACACCGCTGACTCATTCAGTTCTATGGGATTTGAGGTAGCGCTTGGATCAGGTATTCCAGACAGCAACTCAATCAACTTCACATTCAAGTTGCGCTACCTATCAACAACCACTGTTGACGAGCAGTGCTATGCCCTCGTCCAGTTGATTGACAGCGGCGGTATTGTCATCAAGAGCAAGCCTGTTGTATTCACAGATAACACTAACTTCATCGTTCAGGGCAATACAAAGACTGCTTCACAGGCTATTACCGTTCCTATCGGATACACTGCTGCAAAGATGCGTATTGTTGCAATGCCTCGTATCGCTGGTACCCACCGATTCATCTTTGATGACATTAGCATTAATGCTTCTGCTGATCTTGGAGCATCATCGATTTCCTCTGGTAACTACATCCAGAACGGTGCCGGATGGAGACTAAACTCCTCTGGTGTTGGTGATTTTAATGATATTACTATCCGAGGTATTATCGGAACCGGTAGCGCAGGTAAGCGTCTAGTTCTTGGAGACAAGTTCGATACCGGTGGTATCTACATGTACTCTGGAAATGCCTACGAGTGGTCTAATGGCTTCCTTAATGTTGCAGATGATGCAAGTATTACTCTATATGCTGGATACATTGGAAACACCGTTCCTGCTACTCCTACCGGCTCTGGCGCTGGTGGTGCTGGTGGTATTGGTTCTTCATACTCAATGGGTACTATGACCATTGGTAAGATTCCTAACAATACCACTTACTATGGATTCCAGTTTGCACAGACAAAGGCATTCATGGTGGATGCAGATAACACCGCTTACATGAGCGGTTATGACGGTATCTTCTATATCTCTAATGTGGCATATGCAAGTTCTGACGTTTCTAGCGCCGGTACGTTGCTACAGGGTACCTCTGCTGGTCCAATGAAGATCACTCAGGATAACCAGACAATGACTCTGCTATTTACAGAGACAGCAACCTCGGCGGTACAGAATAAGGTAGTCCTTGATACCAATGGTGTTACTCTGAATGCAGAAGCACTAACCCTACAGAATGACTGGACACCTAACAGTGCATTGGCAAACCTAAAGGGTAACGTTGCAGATCAGATGACATGGGTTTCTCGATCTGTTGACATGCTTAGTGGTGGCGGTGTAATCAGTGTTGATGCCTCATACAATATCAAGTGGACTCAGCGATTCATGGCAGTTGCTCTTGGAAATCACACCAACACATTCACCAATGGATATCTTGCTATTACAATGCCAGCAGTTGGTGCAACAATTCCGGGGTATGGTGGAGCACCTGCAAGCACTACTGTTACCTCCTCTGGAATTGCTCTCGCTTCATGGTGTGTCCTGTACTACGAACCAACCTTCGGAGGCTCTGGGGCAACCTCAGACGACTCAGCATTTAGAATGGTCAGTTACACGTCCACATTTACTGTGCCTGCACACTGGATTCCTATTGCTCTTAGGAACACCGACCTTGGCATGGTTTACTTCGGAAACGGTATCGGCTACACTCCATGGACGGACATTCCTTTGTCTGGTTCATGGGCAGCGTTTGACACCATCGGCTCTGGACACCGTAACCCACAATATCGAAAGACCTCTTTCAACGAGGTTCAGTGCCGTGGTTTGATCAAGCACGCAACTACCACAACGACCGGTACGTTTGCAACTCTTCCTACGGGCTTCCGCCCAACAGAAACAGAAATGTTCCTTGCCAACGCAAACGCCGGGGTAGCAAGAATTGACGTTTTGAATACTGGTGTCATGAGCCTTAACTCATACATCGCATCAGGCAACGCAGGCTTCGTCAGCCTAGCACAAGTTAAGTTCTTCGCAGACTGATCTTGACAACTTGACAGACGACCTGTAGAATTTTATCAACAAGAGAGGATTGTAAGTAGTGGAAGATGTTCAGAAGTTGCAGTTAAAGATTCAAGCACTTGGAGAATCTTTTAGTAATAAAGCAGTTCAGTATGAAAGCCAAATTGCTGATCTTAGGGTTGAATTGACAATTGCTGTTAACCAACTTGAAGAGGCAAATCGGAGAATCGCAGACTATGAAGCGAGGGAAAGTGCTCCTGAGGAAGCGTCGAAAGACTGATCTAGAACCACCGAAGACATTTCCAAGCGGTGTTTGTGTAAGAACTGAAATTGGACACTACTACATCAATGGAAACTTTAGGCATCGACTAGGGTCTAAGAGAATCTTTGAGTCTTGGGCATTCCCTTTTGTTGTACAGACCTCTGAGGCTGCTTTGAAGAACTACCGGCGCGGTAAGCGTTTGGGATTCAGAGACGGAAGCCTTGTAAGAAGAATTTCAGACGGAAATCTATACTTCATCTCAAAGCGCCAGCGCAGACTTGTGAAGAGTGTAGACTTTCTACTCGCTCTAGGTCTTGACCCGAAGGATGCTGTTTGGGCATCAGACTTCGAACTTGAATATACATCGGAAGGAGAGATTCTAGAGTGACATTGCCATATAAGGCTCTAATGTGGGCAGACAACGAAGACCTTGACGTTGACAAGTTGAATGCCATGACAAACAATGACCAGTGGCTATTTGAGAACATGCCACGTGCCCGCTACGCCGGTAACGTGTCAAAGGACTCCGGTGTTAAGATTCTTGGTACCAGAGCAGTAATTGGACCAAATACTTCTTCATCTGGTGGTGCAAGAATTTACTTCGGTAACACGTTCTCTACCGGTTGCACGCCAATCGTAGTAGCATCCGTTATTCCTACCAACTGGCAGCGTAGATTCCATTGCGTTGTCAATGGTCTAGGAAAGAACATTTTCCCAGATCATAATGGATGCCTAATCACTGTTTCATCTGCTGAGGTAAACCCAAAGAACATGAAGATGGCTTCCAACGTTTATGTTCAAGTAGTTGCCATCGGCTGGTGATATAATTGGTTCATGAGTCCAAGGCTAATCACAGTTTGTCAGGGTTGTTTGGAAACCTTTGCGGTTCCAGTTGATTACGACAATGTGAGATTTTGCTCGGACTTCTGTAGAAAGGCTTTTATGAGAAACAAGCCTTGCACCGGAGATATCCCAAAGAACTTCTACTCAAAGAAACGAAGAAGAGAATATAGACGCGGTGACAAGATCGATCGTTATGAAGTATTCGAACATCATGGATGGATTTGCAACATCTGTGGATGCAAGATTGATAAGTCACTAAAGTTTCCCAACAAGCGTGCCGCTACGCTAGACCACCTGATCCCCCTTTCACGAGGCGGGCGGCATGTTTGGGAAAATGTTGCACCGGCTCATGCCGATTGTAACGAAGGTAAGGGCAGTGGTTGACTCTTAAAGAGTCGTCCTGTAAACTTGGTGTATGAAGACTGTCCGTATCAGCAAAAAGGCAATTGCTCTGATTGGAACTATCCTGTTGGCAGCGATTGCCTTTTTTGCATCTATGATCCCGTCCTCAACTCACGCGTCAGCAGAGACGCAGCCTTCCCTACTGCCTACCGCCACTGTAGGCGTGGTAACTTTGCCACCCATCACTGTGACCCTACCGCCAATTGTTAAGACCGTTACGAAGGCTGTCAGGAGCATCGTGGTGGAGACAAGAGTCTTGCCAAGGCAGACGGAGACTGTTAGACTACCCGGAACAGTCAGGACAGTAGTTCGTGCTCTACCAGCACGGACGGTAACGGTAAAGTCTCCTCCTAGAACGTCAGTACGGACGGTAGTGGTGACCGAGACTAGACAGGCACCGCCGACCACTGTTACACTACCACCTGTCACACAGACAACACACATCACAGGCACACCTTCACCAGCAGTCACAACTACTGCCATGGTAACGGTAGAAAAAGAAAAGCCTGTGATTATTACTCGTACCCAAGCGCTTCTGTCTGCCTTTGGTTTGGCAATCTTGGGTGCGGCTATTGGAATCCTCGTTCTGGGAGCGTACAGGCTTGGATGGTTTAGAGGCGATGCAGGTAATCGAGAGTTCATCGAAGATACCTTGGACGACCTCAAATACAACAAGTAAGGACGAAATGAGTAAGACATTCAAATGGGCATTTGTCGGTGACTTGCAAATTCCATACGAGGACAAGAGAGCAGTAGCACTCTGGTTCAAAGTTATGAAGGCGTGGAAGCCCGATGCCATTGATTTTGTCGGAGACATTGACGACCAGTTGGAGTATTCATCTTTTTCTGATGGAACGACTGATGAGTTTTTCGCACGGTTGAAGAAGGAAGAAGACCCTTCTCCACTGGCTTTCGTCAAGAAGAACGCCGATGGAGCAAAGCAGTTTTACACTGAGACACGAAGACAGCATCCGGACTGTGACATGGAGTCACGATTAGGGAATCACGACATTCGTATCTTTAAGTATATTGATCGCAAGTCACCAGCATATAATGACGCTATTACACCTAACGTTCTATGGGGACTTGATGATCTTGGTATTAAGTGGACTATGTACAATACCCCGCCAACCGAGAGGTTCGCCGGTATTCATACACACCACGGAGATACAACGACCACCACTGGTCTAGCCGTAAAGAACGATATTGAGAACTATAACATTTCTCTAGTTCGCGGGCACGATCACAGGGGCGGTGTAGTGTACAAGACTTTCCCAATGTCCAAGAAGGTACTACAGGGAATGGGTACAGGACACCTATGTGATCCAAACGCTTACGGTTTGCAGTATACCAATAACCCATCATGGGAGTTGGGATTCGGAATTGCACACGTAGTCGATAATTACGCACACTTGCAGTTCGTGCCGATTACGCCAGAATATACGTGTGTTGTTGACGGGAAGGTATTCCTCGGATGAACAGAGTGGTAGAGGTTATCAACGAGCGGGAATGGAAGATCAAGGGTCTTCATGATTCACGAGTGTTAGTCATTGACAAACTGAATCAAATCTGGGTGTGCACGCCGGTGTATCATATGAACGGATACACGAATGTCATGCCCTTGTTTAAGTACTACGGATGATATAATAGAAGCATCTTACGAGCGAAGGAGGTAAAGATATATGGTTGCTGGTGCAATTATTCTAGGTCTAGTTGTTGCGGTTGTCCTTGTGACTTCCCTATTCAAGACCGTCAATATGAGTGCTAAGACAAAGAACCTTATCGCTACGATTCTTTCGGTAGTTGGTGGAGTCGTGACTGACCTCGCCGCAAAGGGCTTCGACGTATCACAGTACGCTGGCGTTGATATCCTAACTGCTGCCCTAGTTATCTATGGTGGTTCTCAGGTTATTTACAACTTCTTGCTAAAGGGCAGTGCTCTTGATGCAAAGTTGGAAGACTCTCTGATTACAAGCACCCCGGCAGATGATGCCGCAGACTCCCCACGCGAAGGTTACTGATCGTGGCTGGTCAAAAGAAGAAGCGCCGCGCACGTTATTTCTTTTGGAATAACAAACTCCACAAGGTTCTAAGGATTGTGTATCCTGCGAATCTTGTGGAGGCGTGGTGTTTCAGTGAATGTCAGACAGTATCTATGCTGTATACAGATTACAGAAGGAATTCTGGGCTGGCACTAAGAACTGGCTCGGTAGCAAAACTGCTCCGATGTAATCCTATTACCATTGAGCGAGCAATCGACAATGAGGAAATCAGAAAGCCAGAGTTCTCTTATACTCTGGATGATAGAATGAAGACCACCTATATGTGGTGGTCTGAGAAAGACGTGCTAGAGTTGCACGAGGCGTTGTTGAGCCACCATCGAGGAAGACCTCGCAAGGATGGTAAGATTACCCCGAGACGCACTCTGCCCACGCGGGCAGAGGTAAGAGCCTATTTCAGAAATGAAAATACGCTCTATATCAGGTCTGAGGACGGGGCGATGATCCCTGTCTTTGACCATTAATGGTAGGAGGCCATATATTGAGCAAGCCAAAGGAAGCAAAGTACAAGCCAACAAAGAATTATATTGGCATGGACACAGGCTTCATTCAAGCAGCACAGATGTTAGACGTAGCAGCACAGAATGCAATTGCTACGAAGAACATCGAGGCGATGGTCGATGTTGCAGATAGTTGGGTGAATATGTCACTTGCTATGAAGACTGTACTTGATCCGCCTGAGGAGTCAGACGATGAGGATGATGAATCCGGTAGTCGTCACGAAAGAGGAGCGCCGGTAGGCTTCGGAGTCACAGCAAAGGATATTAAGGATTATAATGCCAACAAGAAATGATCGCGTAGAGATTGCCTATGATTTCACTGTCAACCTTGGAAACTTTGAGAATGTCAAGGTCCATGTTGGTTATGCCAGTGACGTAAAGGAAAATGAGACGCCAGAAGAAGCGTATGCACGAGTAGATGATTTTGTCTCTGAGAAGATTTCCAAGGAAGTTGAAGAGGCTCGCAAGGCGGCGAAGTAATGGCAAAGGTTACACAGCAGCAAATCCATGCTCTGATTAGCCTTTACTTGAAGAACTATAAGTCGAAGTATGGGCGTGACCCGCTCAACTTTAACCGTTATCGTGACAAGTGGGGTTTTCAGGGTATGATCGAAGACCTCGGAGTTGAGCGAGCGAAGGAAGTTATCGATTGGTACTTCTCGGCCCGCAGCGCAGGGCACTCAACGAACTATCTACTAAACAATTACGATAAGATCAATACAAGAATGCGTGAGCGCGAGGAAGACGAGATTGATCGTCAGAAGTTGCTAGAGGAATCACGCAAGAGGGTTGAGGAATGGAGAGCAGCACGTGGCGAGTAAGGAAGCGGCGGTACTAAGTGCCGTAATCGAAAACAGGGATATTCACGTAATTCTAGGCGAGAGCCCTGACCTATTTGGCAACTATGGAGATGCGTTCTCTTGGGCCAAGAACTATTATGTTAGGCACAAGTCGGTTCCTTCTCGTGACCTGTTCCATTCAGAGTTCCCAGACATTGAACTACCCGAGCCGGATGCTCCTACGAAGTACTGCCTTGATTCTCTAAAGGAACAGTACGTCAGCAATCGCATGGAAGAAATCATGGTGAAGGCTGCTTCTTCCAAGGGGACTATGAGTGCTGCTGAGCGTCTAGGAAAAATGCAGACTGCTCTAGCACGTCTGGGGCAATATACTACAAGCGCACGCGACCTCAACCTTCTGGATATGGAAGACGCAGCGAATCACTTCCTAAGGGTGCGCGAGGTAGCAGAGGCTAAGGGTGGAGTTCCCGGTATCTCATTTGGTCTGGATGCTATCGACTCATGTTACACAACCGGTATGGCTGCTGGTAACTCCATTATTCTGATGGGTTACACCGGGCGCGGTAAGTCAATGTTCTCTGGTCACCTTGCAGTAAATGCTTGGCGTCAGGGATACAAGGTAATGGTTATCTCTCTGGAAATGTCGCCGGAAGAGTACCGAGAGCGTATCTATGCAGATATGTCTAACGGTAAGTTCAAGATTTCTGATCTTGCTCGCGGTGATGTGGATGACGACGAGTTCCGTTCATGGGCTACCAAGGGCTTTGCGGATTCATCTGACTTCATTGTTGTTTCCAACGAAGGTAACGCAAACATCACCCCTAACTTGATTCAGGCCAAGATTGACACACACCGTCCTGACCTAGTAATCTTGGACTACTTGCAGTTGATGCAGGACAACGCCAAGACTCAGGCTATGACTCCGAGAATGATGAATCTCTCTCGTGAGATTAAGTTGCTGGCCGTGAGCAACGCAATTCCGATTATCTCCATCACCGCTGTTACCGATGAGGATAACGACAAGCGCGATGGTCCTCCGATGTTGAGCCAGATTTCATGGTCTAGCGCCATCGAGTATGATGCTAACCTAGTTATGGCTGTGCACCGACACGATGACACGAACCGTGTTGAGGTAGTTTGCAGAAAGAACCGACATGGAGATATGTTCTGTGTTTACTTCGATGTTGACTTCAACGCCGGTAAGTGGGAGGAAGCGTTTGAGTAAATGGGTGCACATGATGGCGTAAAGAAGTTCCAGATGAAGTCCCAGATTGGGGATGATTCGTCATTCATCCGTCAAAGAGAAATGCAAGAAAAACTCTTGACGGAACAGATGCGCGGCGGCGGGTATATACCTATTCTCGATCTGGGACCATTCTGGTCAACCTCCATGCTGCGAGAGCCTGACGATATAGGGCAGTATGATACTGTAAAGTATGAGTCAACGCTTACGATGTATGGAACATATGTGGGAAAGAGGAAGGCATGCCAGTTTCTAGGAATGGACGGAACGGGTCGGTACTACCCGATCAGTACACAGAAAAGCAAATCGAGTCAGTCCTAACAAAGTGTGGCGTCACTGTTGACGGAGAAACTTTCAACGACTATACTTGCTTCTGCCCCTTCCATGGCAACAGGCACACGCCCTCCATGTCCGTATCGAAGACAAATGGCAAGTTCATCTGCTTCAACGCTTCGTGCGGAACAACGGGTAGCATTCAGGATTTGGTCAAGGCAATGCTTAAGACCAATGAATTCCAGACTGCTCGTATCATTGCTAACGCAAAGGAGGACAGCACAGAGTCCTTCCTTGATGTGCTCCAAAAGGCATTGACGCCGGTAGAGTTTACAGAGTGGGCTTTCGCAAGAACTATCCCAAGTATGGAACAAAAACTCTTTGACTCTCCACGAGCATATAAGTACATGGTAGAAACACGCGGGTTTGACGAATCCATTCTCCGCGAATACCATATCGGTTACAACTATAAGCGCGACCTAATCTGTGTACCAATGTATTCAGCCAAGGGTATCCCTCTTGGTGTCATTGGAAGATCGCCTAGCATTACGGATAAGCAGTTTAAGAACTCACCCGGCCTGCCGACCTCAAAGTCTCTGTGGAATATCCATAAGGCAAAGCGCACTGGCGATACAGTGATCGTGTGTGAAGCATCATTCGACGCAATGCGAATTGCGCAGGCCGGGTATCCGAATGTCGTTGCCTGTCTCGGTGGTAACTTTAGTGATTATCATGAAGAGCAACTAGGCATGTACTTTTCAAATATCGTCATCATGACTGACTTCGATGATAGCGAGAAGCATCGTTACGCATCATGCCGCAAGTGCATGCAGAAGGGTTTGGATCGTTGTATCGGCCATAATCCGGGGCGTGCATTGGGTCAGAAAATTGCTGACAAGATGAAGGGCAAGAGCATTAAATGGGCAGCCACAGACTACGGTCTAGTGTACCCAGAAGGTTGCAAGGATGCTGGCGACATGAGCATGGACCAGATCATTCACGCAATCAAGAACGCAGTAAGTAACATGGAATATCAGTCATGGGGAATTGCCTCGTAAGGGTTGAAACTTCACCTACTGACTGGTATAATAGATGGTACGGCCATAAAGAACAACGGCCAAATAAACTAGGAGATATACAAAACAAATGGGTATTCAGAAGGGCCTTGCAGCGATCAAGGCATATAACGAAGAGCAGGAGCGCCGTAAGGAAGCAGGCGCAAACAAGGTTGAGTGGCTAAACATTCCCGATGGTGAGACTTATGAGATTCGCTTCCTACAGGAGTTGGACGAGAGCGGCGCAGGTTATGTTGCCGATAACGGTCTAGGCTTTTTCGCCACCGAGCACTCCAATCCTGACGATTTCCGCAAGAAGGCTGTTTGCACGGCTG